AAGACAAATGGAAGTGCAATTAGAATTATTAAAATTCCAACAAAATAAAACTATTGTGGGACCAATTGCAGAACCAATAGTAGAGTTAATAGAACCCACATTTGATTGTATTTATAAGCGTTTCATACATGAATGTATAAAAAAAACAGATAATGAGAGTGATAAATTGTTCCATTCTGTAATGTATTCTGCATTCGAAAAATGGTTTGTTTTATGTTTTCCAGACAAAGAAGTACCCAGTGATAAAGCTTTTAGTAAAAATATTACTAAATATATTTATATTGAAGCAAGTATACGAATTGGATTAAAAGTTCAACGGGGGTGCAGAGGATACCAATTAATTTAGTTATCGTTATTACATTTTAGTAAAATGTAATAATATAAACACATTTTGTCACTATTGATATATTTTATATGTTTGTATTACTTTTAAATGAATGTACAAAAGTATTTATATCGACAAATATATATAAAAAAAGAGTCAAATTTGTATTCGATTGCAAATGAATTGTATGACGAAAACGCCATTTGTAGGTATATTGTATGTGCTTTTTTTTAAAAAAAAGTATTTATAGAGAAACATTTTTTTATTTTTGTAGTAGATTATTATAGAAATTTAAGGTAAGTCTCCTATAGGAATTTTAAAAAAACTTTTTTTACTACCCATGTCTATAGGAGGTATACTTTGGTAAAAACATAAAAAAACTACTACAAATTTAATAATATGTTTCTCTATAAATACTTTTTTTTAAAAAAAAGCACATACAATATACCTACAAAACACCCATTTGTAACTACATATTGGCACATATGATTCTTTTTAAAATAATACATATAATATTGTCACATATAATTCTTTTTATAATTTTATTATAAAAAAACAAAATACATTTTATAAAATTTATTTATGGAATGATAATAATTGGTATCCTCTGCATCCCCGTTGAACTTTTAATCCAATTCGTATACTTGCTTCAATATAAATATATTTAGTAATATTTTTACTAAAAGCTTTATCGCTGGGTACTTCTTTGTCTGGAAAACATAAAATGAACCATTTTTCGAATGCAGAATACATTACAGAATGGAACAATTTATCACTCTCATTATCTGTTTTTTTTATACATTCATGTATGAAACGTTCATATAAACACTCAAATGTTAATTCAATTGTTTCAACAGTTGTTTCTTTTAATGGTTCCGTAATGGTTCCAATAGTAATTCCTTTATTAATTTTTAGCGCTTCTAAATTGATTTCAGCCAATCGAACTTGTAATCGTAGTTTTTCGATGTCATTTGAATCATTTGCTACACCATTTTGTGATATTAAATTATATACAAATAATTGCACTTGTGATATATTGTTTGATGTAAATAATTCAGTGCAATTGCTAATTTTGCATTGTAAATTATGCGTCTTAACATATTCTCTAATGCTATTTTCAATATTAGTTTCATCTAACGTTTTGTATACAGAAAGCATAATAAATTGTTCACCATATTCTTTTTTATGTTGTGCAAGCCTATCCAAGATATTATTGGTTTTACCAAATTTGAATAATGGAATATTATTATGTATTCCAACGACTCCAATATATATTGTTGGAGTATTATCATAACCAATTGTATTATGCGTATCGAAAAATGATATGAATTTAGATGTGTCTTTGATGTAATCATCGTTGATGCTATATGAGCCATTCTTGCGAAGATTTGGGAGAAGATCATGCGTAACAAATTTTTTGAATTCGATAGCTTCTTCTTTTTTACTTCCAAATATTAACTGATATAATCCTGCTTCTGTTATGTAAATTGTATTCAGTGGATTTTCTAAACCCCCCGTCGAATCGACGGGGGGTTGTAGTTTTTTTAAAATTTCTCCAAAAGTAATTCGATCTTCAGTATCAGTATAACCCAAAAATTCAGCAATATCTTTTGCTCTGAAATACCATATGTCTCCAACTTGTATGCATTTAAAATCTTTGTTGCAAAATGAAAATACTTTGAGAGCAAATTGTAATGCTTTTCCTTTTAATCCTATTAAAGGTACATTGTTATTGATAGTTTCTTTTTTATATATATTTTAAAAAAACGCACTGGACATAAAAAAATATAAAATATTATAATTTAATATGAGCGAAAAAAAAATATATGAATGTGAAAAATGTAATTTTGAAACAAATGTGAAACAAGCATATAAAAATCATTTGGAAACTGAAAAACACAAAACAGGAAAAATAAAAACAAGATCGGATAAATTATATCCAGAAAAGTGTGAATTGTGTAATTATAAACCATATAGTTGTGCTGGATATGTGCAACATAAATTGCAAATACATGCATCAATAGAAGAAAAAAAAACACAATTTAAATTTTATTGTGAACAATGCAATTTTGGAACATACAATGAATTATTTTTTAATAAACATATATCGACAAAAAAACATAAAATGATGATGGGTGCATAATAAAATTTTGATATCAATGATATCTATCTGTATGCTCGTTTCAATATTTTTAATAGATGTTTTATCGTTGGGTATTTATTTGTTTGGAAAATATAAAATAAACCATTTTTTGAATGCACAAAATATTATCATCGAGCCATTTGAGAATGATGAAAAAAGAATAATTTAATTATATTTTCAATATTGTTTTCATCGAATGTTTTGTATACAAAAAGCATAATAAATTGTTCACTATATTTCCTTTTTATGTTATACAAGTCTATCGATAACAATGAAAAAATTGAAAAATGCATTATATTACAAAAATCATAATACATATACAAAAACAAATAAAAAGGAAAAACATAATACTTGTTCCACTATGTCCCGTCAACTTATTTATCCAAGCCTTACAAAGATTGCATCCAAAGGAAATGATGCGAATGAAGAAATTACAAAAGTTGTAATGAAAGCATTAATTGACAATGATATCGTAATGTTCAAGGACATTACAGAAAAGGAAGAATTGACATTTCCCCGAGAAATTTACTGTGATATCATAAAACACAAAGCTTTGCGAATTTTCTTTTATCTCTTTGTTGAATCAAGAACACAACAAGAAGATAAAAACTTAAAAGAATGTTATAACAATATTCAAGATCCGAGAGATGCTGGGATGTGTGGTAAGCGCAGTGCGAACGCTAAACCAATGATAAAAACATTTAATATGGAAGATTATTGCAATGTTCCACAATCAGTGTTTAATATTGCTTCGCAACATGATGACAAGCGTATTTTGCAATTTGTAATAGCTTGTGGTGTTCCAATTGATATTGAAACATACAACCTTTCACGCCGATCAAGTAATGGATGGTGTTCTTCTCTTGCGATGTCAATGACTCATGGATGCCGTTTCAATGAAAAGAAAGCTAAAAATTTGTCGTATACATAATTTTTTTATTGATCGATAGTAACACGAACTTGTGGATAATATAATTCGTATACTACAAATATTAAAACAATTGCTGGTAAAATTTTGACTTTATCGTAAAATTCTAATTCATTATTTGGTATATATTGCAATGACAAGTATACAGCCACTGCAAATATCAATATTCTAAGTATTTTTTCAATAATATTATATTGTACAAACATTATATATTTAACATTATATTTTTAATTTTATTGAAAATATAATGTTAAATATGTATCGTTTTTATCATAATTTTCATACAAAAATAAAATAAATAATAAAAAAAGCAAAATATCAAATATTCATTCGTTTTTTGTTTTTGTATGGATCAGGATTTGGATCAGAATCATCAGTAATTGATACTGTGCTAGTGATCATACCAATACCATGAATATCCCCTGAACGAATAAGAAAGATTGTATATGGTTCACAATATTCAGGATTCATTTTAAATTTTAAAGTGATAAATGCGAAATTGCAATTTTGTTGTCCTTGTTTAAAACCAATTTTTTCTTGTCCATCATTTTCTGCTGGATCAAGAATAATTCTTGCGGATTGACAAACATTGTTAAAATGAATAACTGGTGTTGTACCATTTTGAATTGTGGCTGATTTTGAAAAGAATGTTATGATGGCTTTGAATCTAAAACAAATTTTGATTGGGGTTGATGTCAAAATGGATCCTTTATGAATGTTAGATCGTTTAACGAATTCTTTTGCGGATGGGGGTATTGCGATAGCGATGGACCCACGAGTATGTTCGTCGATTTCATATAATGGTTCGCGAATATTGTTATGAATACTTTTGATTCTCACTGTGTAAAACAATTTACCAATGAGAATATACATAGAATCATTCAATTTAACAGTGTTACCCCTCATAATTCCAGATACAACTAGTCCAATTCCAGGAGGGTTATAGCAATCTGTGATGTAAAACAAGCTATTATTCTCTGGTATATATTCATCTCCCAATTTCCATTTTTTTGTTTCCATAGCTTTGACAAAAAATTTAACAATTTTATTTTCGAGATATGATGTGTCTCTAGTGATCCATAATTTACGAGGTTTAAGATTTCGTAGGATATGATGAGCGACATCAACAAAATATCCTGTTTTATTTGAGATTGTGAGTACTGGAAATTGTTGTTGTTTACCGTTATTGATGTTTGTATTAAAATATGATACAATATGATTTTTTATTTTTTCTTTTTTGGCATTTATTTCAGCTTCACACATAGAAATTTCGGCATCAGTATTGAGAAAAATTGTTTTTGCGTCAGCACCATAAAATTTTTTAATCATATTTCCAATATTTTTTAGCGTTTGCATGTATACATCATGGGGTGTAATATCAATTCGTGTAACAATGATGATAACAGGAATCCCCAATGACATAAGAACACGTAAATGTTGTTCTGTCATATTTTTTGGTTGTTTTTTACCAATTCGTTCGAGGGCTTCATTTTTGTCTTCATCAATATCCTTATTAGCTCCAATAATCAAACATGCATAATCAGGGAAATATGATGCAAGACCATAAGTAGTAGTACCAAAATATTTTTCATGTCCACAAAGATCAATGAGCGTTAAAGCACTATTGGTCTCTGGTATATCAATAATACGAGTAGAAATATCCGATGTTTTTCCTGTATCAATTTCATGCTGATGCTTGGCAACAAGTTGTCGCGCCAATCCTTTACCGTCATCACACTTGCCTGAAATAAAACATCCAATGAAGGTACTTTTACCAGCGTCAACATTGCCTGCGACGACAATACCACAGCGAGTTTCACGTGTTGTTGGCAAAACTGCTGGAAATGTTTGAGCTCGTGCTGATTCGGATGCAGTATTATTAGATGATGTTATTGGTGTTTTTGCAATGGCTGCGAGTGTCGTATTATTATAATCAGAATCAATGTCTGTCATTATAAAGCTTTTTGAATAATGCTTTTGTGTTTTGTTGAGTATATTGCATTATTCCATATAACTAATAGAAATTTCAATTTTTTATAAAAACAATTAAATCGCAAAAAATTGAATAGTTTTTTTGTGAAATATATAAAAATAAATAAATGATATAACATTTATTCATGGCTGACATTTTTGATATGTTTAATATTGAAGAAAATAAACGAGGAAAATCGGCAGAAAAATCAAATTCAAATGATCATCATGATCATTATGATGATTATGAGTCAGAAAAAGAAACGAAGAGTAAGATAAATACTATTCTTGAAAAAATAGGAAAAAAATCAATAACAAAATCCACAAAAATAGAAAATATCGTAATTGACACAATGACACCTATAAAAGCAATATTTGAATATCCAAAATTTAATTTCAAGTATACAAGACCAACCAGTATAAAATTGCGTCCATATACTGATTCTTGGTATCATGATGCAGAACAAACAGATGATATATTGTCATCAGAAAATAAAAAAATGGAAAAAATAGTATGTAAATTATTGCAAATCGAATATCCAGCACAACGTTCACCTAAATGGTTTGAATTGCGCGAGGGAAGCATAACTGCAAGTGATAGTGGATGTGTTTTGGGTGATAACTCCCACGAACCACCATATAAAATTTACATAAAGAAATTACTGAAACCACCATTTGAAGCGAGTTTGGCATGTTATCATGGAACAAAATTAGAACAAATTGCTACTATGGTGTATGAATATCGCATGAATGTAAAGTTGGAAGAATTTGGTTTAGTGAAGCATCCAAAATATAATTTTTTAGCGGCAAGTCCGGATGGTATTATTGGATTGTATAAATTAAATGGAATTAACAAAACAAATTGTGTCGGACGTATGTTGGAGATTAAATGTCCTGCAATGCGAAAAATAAAAGATGATGATCCATTTTGTGGAATTCAATATTATTGGGATCAAGTTCAATTGCAATTGGAATGTTGTGATTTGGAGGAATGTGATTTTTGGCAAAATACAATAACACAATATACATCAAGACAAGACTTTATTGATGATACAGATACAACAGAACCATTTAGATCAAAAACAACAGGTATGGAAAAAGGATGTTTGATTCAATTATTGCCAAAAAATAAATTAGAACGAGCATTTGAGGAATATGACAATATTGTATGTGAATTTTCTAAATTTATATATCCGCCAAGAATTGATATGTCGCCATTGGATACTGATTTATGGATATCTGAAACATTATCGAATCTTGAAAATGTTCTTGTGAATAATGTCATGATGAAATATCAAAATGAGCATGAAATGATAGTTAATGCTATAAAAAATAATAATTTTTTGCAATATATGGATGAAGAATTACAAAAAGAAATAGAAAGTAAAATTCATGATGCAGAATGGCGTTTTAAAGGAAAAAATGATGCATATATTAATACTGTAAAGAAAAATATACGAATAGAAACAACAGAGAAATTTAAAAAAATGTATACAAGTGATTACCCAAAATTTTTGATGTTGCCTGAAAAAAACAAAAAATTTATTATGTTTCTTCTTGGATCTATAATAAAAAAGAACAGCGAAAAAATAACAAAAGATGATGAATGTATAAAAAAAATGTTGAATTTGAATGATTATCCTGAATTTTATAAATTGATAGATACAAATTCAGAATATAAATTTGTATGCAAAATATCACAAATGTTAAAGGATCTTGAATTTCCAAAAAATTATACGTTTGATAGAATATATTATTGGAGATTCGAAAAGACTTTGTGCACAACAATAAAACGTGATAGAGAATGGTTTGCAAAATCATTACCAAAATTTGAAAAAACGTGGAAGAATATTGAATTTCTCCGTGCAAATAAGGATTGTGCTGATATATTATTCAAGTTTATTGATGATTTACCAGCAAAAGAAATACAACATGGAAAAGAACTAAAAGATAATGATATAGTCGAAGAATTTGTAAACATGTTATGCAACAAAAAAACAGTCAATTATGAAAAAAAAATAAAGGAAATGATTACAAAATATTGTAAAAAAATGATAAAATGATAAATTAAGAATTATAAATTGTATAGCTGAAAATATTATTTTTTTGTGTATATCTTCCTGCCTCCTTTAACAGTTGATTCAATAGTTTTCCATCATTGCTTCTGTAGTAAACAATATTATCAATAAAAATTTTTGTGTACACATTGTCCAAATAAATATTTTGGATCTTTTCTATTTTTGTTGTGTTAAGAATATCAGAAATAATTTCTTCTTTTTTTTTTTTAAAATTGGGGATATATTTTTTTCCTAATTGCTCAATTGTGTTTATTTTTTCGAGCATTTTATTTTTTTCATCTGCATCATTTTTTTCTTTCTTAGTATCTTTATTATCATCATTTACACTAATGTTTTTAATGTCGATTTTTTTATCAGTTTTTTTTTTTTTTGGGATTAATGGATTATCAACAGAATCATTAATGATTTTTACTTCCGCATTGATTTCATCATAAATATCGTTGATATTTTCGGATTTTAATATTGTCGCATTCTTTTTATGTCTTCCCATGGAGTATTTATATATAAAGTACTTTAATTTCTTTATATATAAAAAAAATTTCATTATTTTGTGAGCTCAAGCTTAATATTGTAAGTGTATGAACAATAATAAAAATATTTGTATATTTTATTATGTTTAGCTTGCGAATAATAATTATAATGTTAATGGTGTTATTGGCATTATATTTGATAATAAGAGGATATAAAAATAAATCGTATGATTATAATGAATTATACAGTAAAAGTCAAGCAAGGATATATGATAGAGTTATAGAAAGCAAAGACAACGTAAATAATGAATATGAAAAAAATGTATACGTGCACAAAAAAAAATTCAGAATAAAAATTTTGTATGAGTATGAGGTTAATAATCAATTATACACAAGCTATTTTTACAATGATGGTAAAGGAGATGGATATTTAGATCAAAATAAATTTTCAAATATATCAAAAAAATACAATAATATTAAATACATAACTGTATACTATAAAAATGATAATCATAAAAAAAGTTGCATATCATTCGATGCAGTATCAAATTTTTATGTGTATGCATATTATGTGTTTGCAATTATAATATTTATTGCAATACCATTTGTAATGTTTATTCAATATTGAGTACAATTTACAATAATGTAAAGAATAATAATAGCACTTACGATATGCGGTTTATTATGAATAAAATTATTCATCATACTATACAATAATACTATAAAAAGCGAAATATATTTCTAATCACATAATATAATGGCAGATTGTGTATATAGTATATCAACGGAAGACATAAAACCAAATGAAAAAGATACACGTTGTGCACCTGATAAAAAGTTTGAGGCAGGATCATGTATACGTTTAGAAATATTGGTATTATTTACGAAAGCATATAATGAGGAATATCCAGATAATAAAATAAAATTGGATTCAAATATGGAAGTATTGCATCCGCATAAATATAAAAAATATTTGGTGAATGAATTCAAAAAACGATTAGAAGAAAAATGCACAACGCAAAAATGTTGGACACGACAATCTTTTGTAAAACGCATGCCAGAATTTGCAAAAGAAGAAATAGCAAAGTATACATTTAGACCAGAAGGACCCGATAATAGTACAGAATGGCTTAACACTGATAATATAAATCAAACATTAAAGCAATATGAAAAAAAATATTCTGATTTTAAATTTTTTGGTGCTGTGCCCAGAGATTTTCAAAATCATGTGGAAACATCAGTAACTGATGAAATGCTATTTGAAGCAGTGGAAGAAGGTAAAACTCGCTTTGGAATTGTGTTTAATACAGATCCGATTGGTAAGCCTGGAGAGCATTGGAATGCATTATTTTGTGATGTTGAGAAGGGTGAAATTAGGTTTTTTGATTCATTTGGTATTCAAGGGAATAAAGAGGTGATTTCATTTATGAAACAATTGGCGATATTTATAAAAAATCGAAAAGATTCTATTGCAAATGTTAATAGAAATAAAACAAATTTTATGATAAAAGCAGATCACAATAAAATACGATGTCAACGTAAGGGGTATAATTGTGGTATGTATAGCATTAATTTTATTCTACGCATGCTTCGAGGCGATTCCTTTGAGAAAATTTGTGAATCAAAAATACACGACGATGTTGTACAAAAATGTCGAAAACACTATTTTTCAGGATCTTCTTTTAATGAATGAAGTGAATTTGTTTTTTATGAAAAATTGATATATTTTTTGTTTTATATAAAGATAAAAAATATATGATTATTGAAAAATGGTTTATATTGTAAAAAACATAAAAAAGAAAATATGATAAATGTAAAAAGCAAACGTTGTATACACAATAAAATTCATTCACAACGTGAGGTTATAATGGTTGTATTAATTTCATCCTACGCACTGATGATAATGCTTAAAAAAATAATTAAAAATTGTTCGATATGTGAATTCTTTTTGGTTTGTCTTTCTATAAAATAAGTTCCTATATTGTTCATTTGTGACGATTAAAAATATAAAATAATATGATAGATATGATCGCATACTATAAAAAAATTAATTTTTTTTATGTGAATAAAAGATGGATTATAATTTTAGCTGTAAAAATATTGAACCAATAAATTATTTGGCTTCGCACCGTTTGGTTTTTATATTCCAAGAACATTGTTTATCGCTTCCGAAATAGCATGATCTTGGATCTTTAAAATTACCGACGGGACAAACCATTGTATCCATTCTTATTTTTTCTAGTTCATCATCTTTTTGTTTTTGCAAAGTTTCCAAATATGCGATTTTTTTTAATTCTTCCTCATCATCATTTTTTTTAATTATGTAATAAGCAAAAACAAATATAGAAATCAAAATAATACTAATTATGTAAACATAGTGTATCATGTTATGTTATATATTATTTTGCGATAATAATTTTTAAATTTTTAATCTTATTATCATATTTTTTACATTTGTGTTTGTAATAATCACCACCGAACTGACCGCGATTTATTTCATTAAAACAAATAAATTTACCATATGTAGCTCGATATGATCCATTCATACACGGACATAATGATGATGGTTGTTTGCAATGAATACAAGAGTTTATAGCGGTTGATCCAACGGATCTAAAAATATGAACTCTTGTAGAACACGTCTGTCCATTTCGACATGTTTTACAACAATATTCTCCAATCATACCATTCCATGAATCGCATTGACATCCATATCGAAAATTAGCACATTTAGTCATTTATTCTTGTTTATTATTGATAAATAATTTTTTTCCCTTGGTTGTCATTTTGTATCCATCAATTTCTATTTTGTTATTATGAATATTATCATGACAAACATTGCATAATGGAACAATATTTGCATCGCAATCTTTTTTAATATGTGGTTTTGTTTTGCAAAAATTATTTTCATCAAAATCTTTTTGCGGAATGATATGGTGACTTTCTAATGGAATCATATCGCCTGAAATTTTCTTTTTGCAAATAAAGCATTCATTCATATATATTTTGCTATTAAAATTAGATGTTTTTGATGTCAATAAGGTGTTATTTTGCTTTAATAATTCATTGCGTATTTTAATAGAATTATTAATCAATAAATCATTTTTGAATACATATCTTGCGATTTCAATACCATAAATACTTTCACCATTACCTTTTTTTAATGTTCTATCATAAATTAAAACTTCCGATTTTTCGTCATACTTAACAGATAAATGATATGGCTTAACATTTTTAATGGATGTAACTTCTTTGATGTTCATCAATCCGTGAATATGAGTTGTCATGATAAATGTTGATTTGAGTTTTGCTAATTCCATAATTAAGCCTGATATCAGCGATATTGCTGAAATATGTTCTGTGGATGATAATAATTCATCAGAAACAACCAATGTTTTTTCATTTGAACGTCGAATAATGGTATTCATTTCAACTAATTCAACCATATAAGATGATTGTTGTTTGTAAATATTATCACCGCCTGTTAATCTTGTGTATAACATATTATAAGGGCTATATGTGAATTTATTCGCGGGTACGTATAATCCTGATTGTGCACAAATAATGGATATGGCAACACTTTTTATGATACTTGATTTACCACTACAATTCATACCATATAAAATCATACCTTTAAAATCATCATGTCCAATAGTGATATTATGAGGAATATATTCCGTTGAAATTAATCTTTCAATAATCGGATGTCTCAATCCATCAGTTTCAACATATCCATATTCTTTATCATTAATTGTTGGTTTGCAATAGTTAAATTCTTTTGCTAATTTTGCACCACTTTGCAAATAATCGATATATGATATCATGTTGTTACATTGATTAAATAAATTAGAAAATTTGTTATAAATTATATCAATATCTTCTAAGTAATGTTGTTTATATAATTGAGATATTTCATCAGCATATTCTTCCAATGAATCTGTGTGAACATCCAATGATGGAATTGTAATTTTTGCTGTTTTTTTGTTGTAAGAAAATTCTAAAGTCGAGGTTTTTATTTTGTTGCCGTTAATATCAATTTCTGTAATTTCCTTTAATTTATCTTGCAATAATTTTGCATTTTTATCAGTAAGTGACAAATAATATCCATCTTTATCATTATGTTTAACAAGAACTTTGCCTCCATTCTCAATTTTTGATTTTGATTTTGTTTTTGGAAACAATAAAAATAGTTCATTTCGCAATAATTTGATCAAATCAGTACCGGAATTAATATTATTATTTAATTTATCAATATCTTTGTGAATACCATCGTTATAAATCTCTATTTTTTTATCAAAACACAAATCTGTACATAGTGCTAATTTTTCAATATTAAAAATTTTATTTGTATACTGCAAAAAGTCAGTGATTTCTTTTTTATCAATTTTAATTAAATCATCAAAAACTTTTTCTTTTGATAGCACAATAATAATGTTTATAATATTTTCATAACTGGAAATAAACATGCAAATTTCGTATGGATTTAAAATTTTTAATTGCATTTTGCGCGCCAATCTTTCTATATCACGAATGCTATTTAAATAATCTTCAAGCTTGACAGGTATATTATTTTTTATCATATTTTCAGTCAAATCGTAAATTTTATTTAATTTTTTGATAGATGTTATAGGACTGCTCATAATATTTCTCAAATAACGTTCACCAAGACTTGTTTTCGTGAAATTGACAACATCAAAGACTGATTTGTATTTAATTTTATAAATAGAATTTTGCCGGTTTTCAAAAACATCTAATTGCTGTAGAGCATTGTTTCCCAATATTAAATGTTTATTGTTGCAACAAAATTCTGGTTCCTTTATACATTTTAATAATGATGGAATTTTATCGTACACGAAATCACAAATGCAACATAATGAAACAACAATATTTGATTCTTTTTCCAAATCCAATTGTTCAATTGGAGATATCATTGAATCACAATCCGGATAAACTTTTTTGAGAAATTCATTTTGATAATTAATTTTTTTGTATTTTGGATCAATAATATCATAATAATGATATTTAATAGTTTCAACATCCAATATCCCCAAAAAATATTCCTTTTGTGCAATTTTATTTTTTTCTATTTTTGTTTGATCATCATAATAAATTAATATTTCAGATGGATTCATATTATTGATAAATCGTTTTGCTTCATCCAAAGCAATATTTTCATCGTTAATGTTGGAATATGCACTATGAACATATGTTTTTCCTGTTGATAAATCAATAGATGTACATCCAATAGAAATTAATGGTTTTGATTTACGTTGTGGTTCATCGATGATGTACAAGCATATTAAATAATTATTTGAATTTTTTTTGAGATTACATATAAATGTTGATTTTGTGTAAATTCCAGATTGTTTTCTTTCGATAACTTTTTTATTATTGACAATTGTTGTCTCTTGATCAAAAACAACGACATTGTAATCATTATTGACAAGAATTTCAATAAATTTTTCCAAAGAATTCATTTGAAAACCAACAACAGCAGGATTTCCTATTGATTCAGGTTTGCTTTTATCTCTTCGGGTATGCGCAATATTTAGTAATTTTGATATTGATATCAAATCAGGAGATTCATATTCTTTAACACTATACATTTCATAGAATGATCCAACCATCATTAAAATTATTGTATTTTCATCGTATTGTTTAATAAATTTTTTATGCAAATTTAAATATTCCACAATAAGTGACATATTATTATTAAAAAATGATATTGATATTTTTTTATATGAGTTATGATTATAAAAAAAATTGAATGTAATTTTTATGCATGTGTGCAAAAAATCCAGAAGAAAATATATATTTTTTTTGTTTTTTATTGTATACATATTCAAAAATATCCAAGTTTTAATTTTTTGTGTTCAATTTATTTTTCTTTTTCCAAATTTCCGAATGTTTTGACTTAAGCCAAATATTCGCATCATTTGTGTTTAACCATAATTTTCCTTTTTCTGAATTTAACCAGTCAAATCCTTTTTTTGTATTTAGCCATTTATGTGCTTCATCATGCTTTAACCATTTTTTTCCATTTGGTTCTGACAACCAATTTTCACCATATATTTCTATCACACTTGCACCTCCTGTTATATTTTTGATAGCATATTTTAAATACTTATCAATGTTGCTCATTATAAATTTATTCAACAAAATATATAAAATTATTAATTTTATATATTTTTAATCTAAAATCCATGTATTACTGTTTCTGCACCTTGATATGCAGCATAACCTTTATATGTATTTGATAAATAATAATTTAACCATGCACTTGATATTATCAATACGGACACACCACACAGCACAAATCCGATTGTTCTATAACGCATTTGCCGTGCTGTTACTAAATTTGGATTAGTATTATCATAAGTTATATCGACAGTACTGTTTTCTGCATGTGGTTGACTATCATTTGTTGATATATTGCCAGAATATTGTTGATTATTGACATTATATTTTATTCCTAATGTGCAATTATGTGTTGTTGATTTATTATTTGTAACCAATGTGCATGTTGATGTTGATACAATAGCTGTAGAATCAACAAGATTATTTTGTGTTTTTGTTATTAAATAAATTCCAATAACAATCATTACTATTCCGATTATTGTTCCAATGACAACGTTTGTTATACTCTTCGCGCGACCAATTGTCGCAGTGGTGTCATACACGTTATTGAGTGTTTTTTCCATTTTTATATTATTATATATTAAACACATAAAAATTGCTTTACACCATTGATTGTATTTGTATACAATGTATTAATAATGCATGATTTTTTATACAGAAGATCGTTTTTTATGAAAAAATAATATACTGTACAATTTTCCATTGTTGAGCAAATACAAAAAAAAAATTATTTAAGATAAAATAATATACTGTACAATTTTCCATTGTTGAGCAAATACAAAAAAAAAATTATTTAAGATAAAAGCAATAATAAAAAGGATCAAATAATGATAAATATTTAGTGCAACTCAAAAACTGTGCAAAAAACATACTGCATAAAGTTTTACCAGAATAAATTTGTATTTGATTGTCATTATTATCATCAAAATAAGTATCAAAAATTATAATGGTATAATCATTTTCAGTAAGAATATTGATAGTTTTATCAAACGACTCAATTGAAAATTTGCATGTCAAAATATTGGTATTATTATTTTTAATGACGGAAGGAGTAATTTGTAATAAATTTGCAATTTCTATTAAATTTTCTCTGCCGTCGATGTCAAAACAATAGGCTTCAAAAAAGCTTCCAATAAGTTGAAATATCATTGTTTTGTTGCCATAAATATTGGTGTATTTTTGGTACAATTCATTGTATTTTTGATAATGTTGCATATAGTTTGTTTTCAATTGTGGAATTATTATTTATTATTGTGTGTTTTTTTTCAATTTTTTTTGATGTTGTAATATAAAGATGGATTTTTTATGGAAAATATTGTATTATCCCTTGTTGTGGACAAATGCATTTATGCTGTATTTTTTAAAAAGTAGCGCGAAAGAAAAATTGGAAGAACCAGAAGAAATTGAAGAATTACAAACATCAAAGACAAATGATGCTTTGGAGGAATATAAAAAGTTAATAAATGCAACAAAAGAAGAGTTTATCGAACAAATAAAAATAGAGGATAATGTGAATTAACTGCAACATAAAATCTTATATTTTTTCCCGTAATTGCTTTTTAAGGTATCTGTGTACAGCACCTACAATTGTTTTTTCATAACGCGGTAAACTGTACCATTTATAATTCAATTCATCAATGATTTTGATTAATATTTTTCTCATTTGTTCTTCGCTCAAATATTCTTTCTCAATAAAATCAACTTTTTTTTGTGCAATATTATCATCATCTTTGGAGATATCATTTGTTTTATATTCATTTTCAGATTTAACAACTGTAACATTGCCGCCACTCACTTTTATAAATTTAAATAGATCATTCATTTCATCAGTATACATCCATTTATCAAGAATGCGATATAATAAATATTTTACCATTTGTTTTTGAGTAAATCTATTATCATTATGTTCAGAATCCACAACGGCAGATACATAAGATGGATATAAAACATTGGCAACATATTTGCGCGCATATACAGGGGAAACTGAAAGTGTAGACACTGGACTATATGATATTGATGAAAGGGAATCACTTGATAATGACCACATTTATATTATATATTGTTATTATATTTTTTATACCATTAGTTATATCATTTTATCAATTTGTTTTTTGATATATATTATAAAATCATTCATCATAACAAATAAATTATCATCATACTGATATAATTTGTGCTTGTTATTGATGAAATATTTTATAATAAAGCTTTTTATATTGTCAATTGAAAAAAATTTGTGTGACATAAAATTGATCCTTTCGGTGACATATTCATTTTTTTTTAACCCCGAACTTTTAACAATTGTTATTGTGTCTCCTTGTTTTCCCAAATGTTCATGTATACCATCGAACACATTGTAGGCGTATTTATTTAGATATTTTAAAAAGAATAAGGAAAATCTATTATCAATCAATTCAACATCTTCACCATAAACAGCAATAGTAGCATTGACATTTCTTATTATTGTATTTATTGACAAATGCTGATTATTATCAATCCAATCAAATGCTTTTTCAAATGAATTAATACCATAATAAAAACCAAGAAAAGCCAATTTTGTGAAAGCTGATTTTGGTGTTAAAAGTAATTTTGATGAAAATTCATCCTCTGTATATTTTGGATTTGCACAACGCCCAATGTTGACTATTTCTTTTTTACCACTAATATAATTTTCTACTGCTTGTTGCTCAATTGGACAAAAGTCAAAATTTGCTGATATAGTGCTATAGAGAGTCGGATGTGTGATTATTGTGTTTTTTTTATAGCATGGACCAATGCATTGTAGATTGTCCAATGTTTTTTGATATTTTTCTCTATTTGTCATTTATAATACACAAATATAAAAAAATGAAAAAAAAAATGAAAAAAATATATTATGGTATATATTTACCAAATGAAATCGACTAAAGAGGTGCATATATTGTGATATTTTAATATCGCAATAGTCTTGATTGATTACTTTATGATAAATAGAGTAATCAAACGGGACATGGGCAAGGACGGATCTCAATTCCCGCTGGTACTTCCAATACCACCCTTTACCACAGGAACGGTTAAACTTCCCGTTGAAGTTTGTATACTAGTGCTTTCATTTAATGGTTGATTGTTATTTTTTTTAATTTTGTTTTCTTGTCTTCTATTTCTTTTGATTTTGTGTTTAGATGGTTGGTCAATATTTTTTTGAAGTTTATGAATCATTACCAAATTTTTGTGCTTTTCACTTCTTTCCTTTTTTTGTTGTTTTTTAATTTCGTATTTATCTTTTTCAATTTCAATAAATTTCAAATAATCCATGATATCACCTCTATGATGTGGATGATTTGTATAAATATTCTGCAAGTGTGATGGTTGTTGATATTTAAAGATTTCTTTCATACATTCATCAGCTTCATTTTTAATAACATCATATTTAGTTTTCCATTCATTTAACGAAAGATTAATATTTGTCATTGATCTCATATTTTTACAGTTTGTCCATATTTTTTTCAATTTCGCGAAAAAAATACGTTTATCAGAAGAGTGAATATATGAATGAATTGCTCTTATAGCATTTGTTTCTTCTCTAATACATCGTTCAATCCAGCGCTGTCTTTCTATTTCTTCTGGTGTTGTTAATTCTGGTGGTAATAAAATATAATTATAATCTTGTTCTTGTATGTGATCACTTTTTTGTAATAATGATATTAAGTGTGTATCATTTTTGTAATGTATGTCAAACCAATGATCTTTATAATTTTTTCTTTGTATACCGTCACATGGTAAATTTAATTCACCACATATTTTACATTTTACAATTTCATTTGGATCCAACGATTTGAATGCTATTTCATTTAATGCAATAATGTTCATGATACTTTCTGGTGAATTATTTTCTAATTTATATTTTGTTCTATCGAGCGGACATTCGCTATAATCATTTTGTCGTGACAATTGAAAATTGCATCTGATATATTCGTATAAACATTCCAAACAAAAAATATGTTTCGTTATGCACGATGTTTTTTCTTGTGAAAAACAAAAAGGAACACTAGGAATTTCCAGACAAATTACACAAACAATATCGTCGGAATTCATAATAATTATTGGCGTTTTTTTTATGTATTTGACTATTATATTGTTGTAAATAATAAAAAATCATTTTTTATTTTGCGTGCTAAATAATATGATGGACAGGCAAACACAACTTTTGAAATATATATTGAAACATATAGATAAAGATGGAGGAGTTGGATTGGGAACAGGACAACAGCAACAACCATTTAGAAAAAAACAACGATTGCAATCACCAAAGTCACAACATGCACAATCGACACAAGTTCAGCCAGCACAATCGACACAAGTTCAGCCAGCACAAACACAAATTGTAAATTATGTAAATAAGCCTGAACTAAGAAAACTTGTTGGAGAAGGAGCTGAGCAAATTATAGTCATGTTGAATGAAATGTATTCGGGAAATTTTATTTTATGTAAAAGAACGAAAGAAGCATTGTTGTTCATTTATTCAAGAGATCAACAAGCTGAAAAAATGGATTATCATGTCTCGCTATTTATGAGTAAAGATTGTCATGTAACATATAATAGTTTTTGGAAATCCAAAGAACTTGACGACTGGACATGCTTTCATATAAAAATTTCATACGGTGTGAAAAACGGAATACTGACTGAGGATATATCTTTTAAAAAAAATAATGTTATAAATGAAAAAAAACATGAGTATGTGAAAAAGTTTCAAAATCAAATACATCATGTAAAAACAAATTTAAAAATTTTATATGACAGAATACAAGCATTTATAAATCCATACATTGAAACTTTTAAATTATTGTATTCTCTTTTGCGTGAAGGACCAACTCCTTCAATATATTCAGACGCAAAGATACAAGAAAAAATAATCAATTGGAATAAATTACAAACTTATACCACTGCCACACCAAAAACTAAGTGCGCTCTTGGATTAGATGAAGGGGTAAATAGTGATGAAGTATTTAAAGTCACATTCAATTAAGCATCTGTAATATCCATAATACTCGGATCAATTTTATCATAATCAAGAAAATTGTTGAGAAATTTTATTTTTTCCTTGAGTTTTTCGCATATTAACTTTTCTGTTTTTTCATCACAGAAAATGATTTTTTGCTCAACAATCGATTTGACGCCAGTTCTATAAATTCTTCCCAATGCTTGACATAAATCTTTTCCTGAAAATGATGGTAAAATAAGTGATACACGAGGAGATGTGCCAAATACATCATGTAGTGAAATTGATTCAGAACCAGCAGCTATTGTACATATTATTAATTTAATTTTATTTTCTTGAAATTGATCAACAGCATTTGTTCTTTCCTCAATGGTTTGACTGCCAGAAATATATACACAATCGATATGTTTTTTGACAAAATATTTAATAAGATCGGACATGGTGGATAAATAATTTACAAAAATAACAACAGATTTACCAATATCTAAATATTTTTCTGCTAAATCAATTACTATTGGTATTTTTAATAATTCTATCCTTTGTCTCGAATTGGAAATGGCTTCCAATGCTGATTTGTCATTTTTAATTTTTTTATATTCTTTTTCGATTTCTTTTACGTATACTTCATCAATACTGTAGCACTGAGTAGAAATATTATTGGTTGATAATTTTTTGCTCATATCACTGAATGACATTCTTGATCCTTTTATTGGGTAAATATAAGATGCTAATTGAGTTTCATCTTTGGAAGTAAATTTATATTTTTCTTCTCGTAATATTCCTTCTATCCATTTTTTTCCATTTTTTATTTGTTTATAAAAATTAAGCATATATCCGAATAACAAAAAGTCTTCGTATTTTTGTGCAATTGTTGCACTGAGCAAAAGTATACGGCATGTATCTTTGGCAGATAACAATAATTTTCCATTAAGTGTTTTATGATTTTTACAACGATGTGCTTCATCAAAAATTATGATATTTTTATTTTTGTTGATATTTTTCCATATAATTTTGTCATCAATAATTTCAACAATAGTTGATTTTATTTTTGTCATATCATCATTTAATTCTTTGCCTTTTTTTAAAGATTCATAATTGATGATTGTTTTCGGCACAACACCAAATAATTCACAAATATCTTTCCAATAGCATATTACACTTTTCGGGCATATTATTATTGGTTCATAATCCAATTGTCCGCACAAAGCTATTGTTGTATACGTTTTACCAGTTCCGGTTGAGGAAAAATCAACGGCACAACATGTGTTACTTTTTTTAAAAATACTTATGAGATTCAGAATATGCAACGTTTGATAATCTAATATTTTTTTTTCAATATGTTCCTTAAAATTTACATTGACAAAATCAACGTCAAAATTTTTTTTCTTAAAATCTTTGATTCTATTCATAAAAATTATTCTCTGTAAATTGATTATTTTCATATTTGTAAAATATGAAATAATCAATTTTTAGAGAATAATTTTTTGTATACATGTATACAAAAAAATTTGTGAAAAAATATATAATATTTTTTTTGTCTGCAATTTTATTGATTGTATCCTCAGTTTTTTGGTGAGACATTAGATGTTGTTTCATTTTTCCAAGGCATTGTAAAATTAAAGAAATTTTGACACAAGAATTTGACTGGAACATCATACATGAATGGCAAAAATGGAACAATTGATAAACCACAAATTGTGCCCCCATATCTCAGAGCCCATTTATGATTGCGCATAAAATTGAGAGACATGAATTTGGATCCTTCAAAAAACATTTTTTTATTGGTAATGCGAACAATTTCGTGAATAGTTATAGCGGGTAAAAGCATAGTGGCGAGCGCTTGAAAAACAGATCTTTCAATAAACACGCGATATAAATCATGTCCTTGTACACCTTCACGATGATAATGATAAGTGGTATATCCAACATCACCACAAACATAAATCCATGATACACAATATAATGATTTAACAACCCAGGGTTTAGCTAAAGGGCGGAATGACTCACCAAAATCACTAGCATATCCGGAATATCGAATCATTGGTCGTGCCAAACTAACTAATGGCTGAGTTGATTTGGCGACACCAAGAGTAATACTTCTCAACATACCGAAATATTGCGTATTAGAGTTTTCAAAATCAGTTTCAATTGCCTTTTCGAGTGGAGTTACTGGATTTTTTATTATATAATGAAAATCGTGATGAATGATATTATCAGATACCGATGACATAAGTGGATGTTGAAATTAAGTTTGAGTTTGGAATTGCTGAATGTGTATTTGAGTGTTATATATTTACAAGCAAATGGATTTGAAATAAATAAAAAATCAATTTTTTACACAATTATTTGAAAAATAAATATAATCGTATTATAATATGGCAATTATAGACATTAGCCTAAAAAATATTGTTCACCAAATGTTTCCGAGTTTAAATGAGAATGATAAAAATACGTTGGAAAATTACATAATTCGTTTGATAAATGTTATTGCTATATTTTTTAACTATGATGTTTCATCAAAAGAAAAACAAGATGTATACATGAATCAATATATTCAGAATAATTATAGAGATATACGCATATTAATCAATCACTTTTTACCATTTATAAATACAAGTGCTGATATGAGTAAATTAACATCATTTAATGATATTTATACAAAAAAAATAAATGATATTGATGTGAATAATGCAGAGCCCAAATATTTATTCTCTAATTTGCAGTATAATAAATGTATACGAGATAATGGAAAATGTGTGGAGAGACAATTTGATATTGTTGATTTTGATCAATCATTTTATTTAATGTTTGAAACGATAAGAACAGTGTCCAATAGATTATATCCGAATTGGCTAAACATTGTTCCGTATACATTGGTCAATTACAAATCATCAAAATTATATATTGACACAATAAATCAATTTGCACAGAGAAGAATGAAATATTTTGATCCATGCAAATCAAGAGATAATTTACTTTCTGTGGATCTTGACAATATGTGTCAAATTGTATTAAATGATAATAGGGGTTTGTATATAGGACATATATATGAAGAAATTGCTGATATTTTTTATTCGGTGAGAGATATCAAATGGATTTTATATGGCTTATCGAGTTCAGAAAAAGTAAATGATGATAAATCGGTCATTGATTTTTTGAGAGAAAATTTTGATGAAAAATCGAAATTATTATGTTCAAATGTGTTTTTTGAAGAATTGAACAAAGATGACAAGGATTTTGTTATGGAAAAATTCAATATAATATATAATAATTCAAAAGAATCGGCGATATATTTGCGCATATTATCATTTATGTTGTATTTTATACAAGGCTATGATAAATCTCTCATGTCAAAAAATAATGATAATTATATACCTTTAAAAGAAATGGATGATGAATTTAATGAAAATAATGATGATAATGAAGATGAAATTGATGAAAATGAAAAAAGAAAGAAGTTGAGATTAAAGGTAGCGAAACTATTGAATGATATTGAAAAAAATAAAAAAAAAATAAGTGAGAGTTTTTACTCAATTGGACACGAGGATTTTTATAATTATATAGTCGATACAATTGATAAATTAAAAGGTACAATATTTGGTTTGTTATTATTTAATGATGATAAAACGGATTTTTTAGATGAACTACAAATTGTATACAAGCTTGAAGATTTATCATTATCAAGCCAAAAAAGAATAAATAAAATAAATATTCCGGAATTGAATAATGATGAAATACGATTATATCAAGGAAATGAATCGCGTGGAAGACAATATGTAAATTATTTGGGCAACATCAATGTGTTAAATAAAATATTAATTGATAATGTATCAAAAACATCAATACCAATGCAATATAAATTGATATATAATTTTGCGGAAAGTTTTTGTCATTTTACTGGCAATAATATTTTTTATGCTTTACCGCGAAATTGGTCATCATTATCAACAACAGAAAAACATCATATATGCAACAGATTAAACGGTACAAATAACAGAGGTGAATTGGTCAATCCATTGGTATGGTTTAATATTGGACTAAATATTAGAAGGATGCATTTGCATATACCGAATGAGCATAAAGATTATAAACATAATTTAAGAAAAATATACAACGATTTGAATATAAATACGGATAATAGTTATCATGAAGCAATACAAGTAAAAATTATGAATTTGTATTTGTATGTATATTTAAAAAAAATAATAATTAATATTGTTTTTCAATCATTGATCCATAAAGGACAATTAACACGATTTGTTCCAAATCCAAAAAAGACAGATATGTCACAATTACCACCAGGAGAATTAAATGAACTTGTGGAAAAAAAACACATAAAAATGAATGATGTGTTTGATATATCGGATGATAATGATTATTGGACATCATCATTTGATTATTTAACAATGTTGCGTTATAAATCAATGGAAAAATTTGCATTGAAAAAAAATTCCCCAAAGATAGATTATTTTACATACTGTAATAATTTTTCGCAATGGTATACAGCAGGAGCATACGATTGGGTTTCACAATTGGGATTGTGCCACAAATTTATAAATAATCGGATAATTTTTCTCACTGCAGACACGGGTATTGGAAAATCAACAGAAATGCCAAAATTATTAATGTATTATTCAAAAGTTATAGATTGTAACAATTCACCTATTATAGCATGTACACAGCCAAGAAAAAAACCTGTTCAAAATGTGGATTTTGTCAGTACAACGGCTGGTCTGCCAATATTTCAATGGGAAAATGGAAAAATAGTACATACGAAAAATAATTATTTTCAATATAAACATGGTGAAGATGATAAAAAAGATGACAATGATAGTGAAGGATCAAAAGGAAGTAGTCATCCAAAGCGTAACGATAATAATATAGAAATAAGGAATGATTATGGCAATCATCCAATATTACGATTTATGACTGGTGATATGTTATACAACCAAATACAAGAACCAACATTTAAAAAAATAAATAGATTGGGCATGTATACAAGAAATATATATGATATTGTAATTGTTGATGAATCACATGAACACGTAACATACATGGATTTAATGATGACATTTATGAAAAATTCATTGACATTAAATAACTCGTTGAGATTAATAATTGTGACAGCTACTATCGATGATGATGAATATCGATACAGGCGTTTTTACAGAGATATAAATGATAATAAAAAGTTTCCGCTAAGTACTTTTATATCTGAAAATAACTTAGATAGAATAAATATTGATAGACGATGTCATGTGTCTATTAAAAAGGGCACAAGATTTGCAATTGTTGAACATTATAAACCGTTGCCGGATACAAAAAAAGAAACAGAAAATAAAATAATAAAACAAATAATAGATGAAATAATGATGAAACCGAAGGGAAATATATTAATCTTTGAACCTGGTAAAAAGGAAATTGATGATACTGTAATGTTTTTAAATCAGAATACAAATAAGAATGTAATAGCATTGCAATTTTACCGTGAATTATCTGAAGAAAGGCAAAATGTGATAACAAATATTGATAAAAAGGGGGGAGAGATTAAATTAAACAAATTATTAAATTTTGCTGATGAAAAAAATAATTACAGGAACGGTACAAATTCATATGATATATTCATAATTGTGGCTACAAATATAGCTGAAGCATCGATAACAATCCCTGGTCTAAAATATGTTATTGATACTGGAACAACAAAAAAAAATACATTTGATTACAAACAAAAATGCAGTGTTTTAAAAATGGAAAATATATCGGAATCAAGTCGATTGCAACGGAAGGGGCGTGTTGGTAGAACATCTCCTGGTGAAGTTTATTATTTATATGAAAAAGACAAGATGAAAGACAATAAAATAAAATACGAATTTTCTGAATCTGATATACACGAACGCTTATTTAAATTCTTGCGAAAAGATACAAAACAAAGCAATAATTTGATATATGTAAATAATTTAGAAGATCCAAAATTTAGGATTGAAATGATTGATGATGAAAAAATGAAAATTATAAAACAAAAATATAAATATTTGAAGGAGCAATATTTCAATGGGAATAATTTTTATGAATATTTTGGTAACCCAATGTCTTATGATTATCACAATTACAAACCACCGTCACAATATTATGATACTGGATATGATGGAAAAACATTGCATGATTCTTCAGGATTGTTTTATATGATTCATCCGGAAGAGCTGAATTTAAAAAGAAATTTAAACGGTGATATTATTGGTTTAAGACAAATTGATGACAAAGATGAAATACAATTTGTAAAATGTGATAATATAAGGGGAATAATTAAATCAAAAAAAATGGTATCATTTTGGAAATTACTATTTGATTATGCATATATAGCTCTTGATGGTAATGAAATAATTAGAACTGATTTGTGCGATTTGTTTGTTAGATTGAGAATGGATAAAATGTTATTATTATTAGAACCAAATCTGTGTAGATCATTACTTTTTGCAATAATAAATAATTGCGTGAATGATATGTGTGGATTGATAAGTTTGATGAAGTCAAAATTTGATAAAAAAGACACAAAAAAAGAAATAATTTTTGATCCTGATCAAAATGAATTTGATTTTAAAAATAATATGAGTGGTACGAATGTATCGTCAGATATTGATGTGATAGTGAATGATGTTCACAATATGAAAAAAAAAATTGTTTCATTATATCACAAAAATACGCATAAAAATGATGAAGAAATAGATGATTTATTTAGTAAATTAATTATGTTTGATATTGAGGATTTAAAAAGAAATACTGATAGTGCTGGCGAAAAATGGATTTTACAGCGTGGTGAAGAAATACGCAGATGGATAAAAATAAAAAAAAGCGTGAATGAATTTTTAAAAAAAAACAATGGTGAAAATTTATATTTGGTGAATCAAATTATTAACAGAAAAAAACTAAATGAAATTATGATGCCAAAACAATCAAGTTTCCAAAAAATAAAAATAGCGTTGATGCTTGGTTTTCCGCATAATTTTGCGAAACGCATAATAAAAACACCATATTTTATGTCATTGTATTCACCGTTATATCAAAATATTTTTAAAATAGATCAAGAAAATGGGATAAACAGATCATTTGTGGATCCAATATATTTATCGAATTATATATTTTATGTGAAATATGATTGTATGAAATCGACAATATTAATAGTTACACACATATCACCAAATGATATATTACTATATTTGTCCCATATATATTTCAATAATTTGACATATGATTCAAAAAAAAAAGAATTTATATATGGACAAATAAAAAAATACGAAAATTATGCTGGATCCAATCCAAATCCAGAAATAAATAATTTTTTTAAAAAAATGAATATTGATGGTGATATAAATGCAACGATTGTCAATCACATGAAAAATTTAATGGAAATTCAAAACGATTTTTGCAACGAAAAAGATATAAAAACTGTCATACAATCAAACAAAAATATGATAATATTTGAGCCCAAAATGAAACAATATTTTGATAATTTAATGCAACAAAATATAAATAAAATAATGGAAAAGGGTCGTTTTGATGATTGTGCAGACCAAAAAATTGAATAACTAAATACAATATTGATATTATTTTAAAAATAATAAAATACTATTCATTACGATAAAAATGAATTGTTTGGTCGTTTCGGAAGGATATGTGAAAGATATGGATTTTTGGAATGAATTTAATGGTGAAATATGTAATACAATAGAAAATAGCATAAGCGATATTGCTAAAAAAACTTATTGTATAAACACGGGCAATGGTTCTGTAATAAAATTGCACAATGAAATTTATGTTCTCACCTGTTATCATATACTTTTAGATAATGAAAAAACGTATGTCGTAATAAATGATAAAAAAAAGACACCAATAAAATTTAAAATGAAAGTGAAATTGTGTATTGAATTTTTGGATATTGTTCTTTTGGAATTTTGCGATGTATCGCAAGATTTGTATTTTACAAACTTAAAAATATATTCAATCGAGGATTTTCTTGTAAAAATATCAAAAATTGATACAATAGCAAAAAATGATAAATTCACAATTAATTTTATGAATGAACATTTGGAGTCGTATACTTTAAATTTTGATTTTGTGTGTGTAGAGGAAATAAATTTTATTTCGGATTTTATCACCGGATACAAAATTCCATTTTATAAATTTGCGTTGTATGAAAACGAAATAAAATTAAATGGTTTAAGTGGATCATTGATCACAAATACGCAAAATGTGGTTGGGATGATTTGCATATCAAAAGAATCAAAATATGTGTTCGCGTTTCCATCAATTTTATTAATAAAATGTGTGTGTTCATGTTTATTGTATAATAATTGTTTACCAAGATTGTTGTTTATAAATTGCAATGTTGTTGCGGATGTTGATGATGAAGGAAACATAAAAAAGTATGGAATGATGATCACAAAAACTTTTGATATTGAATATTCAACAACAACAAAAAAAAAATTTGTATTTAAAAAAAATGATATAATATTGAGCATAAATAATAACAAAATTACAAAAGTGGGAAATATATATGATGAAGAATGTGGAGTAAGTATGTCAATATGTACATTTGCAATGTTTAAAAATATTTTTGATAATGTATTGAATATCGATTATATTCGAGAAGAAAAGGAATGTGCGATTGCTATATTTGGTGTGGATCCGGAAATATATTCAGCTTTTAATTTTATACAACGAAAGATGAAAGAAAAATTTATATTTTGTGATGGATTTGTTTTCGTTGAACTCACGGAAAGTATATTAAAATATTTTAGGGATAAAAATATATATATTGACGAATCAAATTTATGTAATATTATGAATTGTGATGGTAAAAAAAAAAAATTTGTCATTCTTGTATACATTGATTATAATTATTTATCAAAACATAATAAGGAATCATACAAATTTTTAAAAGCAAATGGATATCCGTATAAGGATAATAAATTAAGAATATTAAAAAAAGTAGCAAATGAAGAAATTACAGGGTTAAATTCATTAAAAAGAATTTTAACTGTTAATAAAGCGAATAAAAAAAAAACGTATACTTTTGATTAATCATTTTTGCGCAATATTTTTACGTATACAATTATTATTGCCATAATTAATATCAAAATTGCGATGGTTATAATTTCTACTGTATATGTTTTTTTTTCATATATTGGATATTCATTTATGACATCTTCATATGTCCATATTTTTTTATTGCTCCATGAGTTGACTTCGTTGTGTATATCTTTTAGCCAATTTATCAAATTTGTTCTATTTGAAAGGACGATATCTGACAAAGGATATTTTTGCAAATTTTGCGCGAAATGATTTCGACACATTTGACATGGTATTATTTTGCTTGTCGCTATAAAAAAATTTTTAATGTTTTGTTTATCTTCTTCTGTTGGATGATCAGGGTATGCGATTGTTAAATAATGCATTGCTGACCAAAAATGTGGTCCCCAATTTGTTGGAATTATATTATTAAGCATTATTTTTATATTAAAGTGTGAGATATTTTGTTTTGTTTATAAAATTTTAATTGGCAAATAATATGAAAAAAACGAATATAAGCAAAAACTAATACGTTTTACCAGTGCATTGATTGTTTATCGACATAAATAAAGGAAAAGTATTGTTGTGTGCGTAAATTTAATAGCGAAACGTTTGCATTTGTGGTGTTGGTGGAATGGATCCTGTTATATCGGTAAAATATATATTGTCTGCATATGAACATTTTGAAAAAACATATAATTGATTTATACATCCGATTGATAAATATTAAATTCATCGATTTTTGTTTTTTTAATTTTATCATTGGTAAAATGATAAACTAACATACTGACAGCGATTATTATTAAACTAATAATAATATATTTTGTTAATGGTTCTGTGGAATTGGCTGGAAGATTTGGAATTGAAAAGAACAAGCAAGAAATGGGAACGGCAACTATATTTGCCGCCCATTGATATGATGCAGATCCTTGTTTGCAAAGAATAACAGCACAAACTCCAGCAACAAACGTTCCGAGAGAATATAAAAATTCATACAAAAACGCTCCAAAATCACACCCAGGATATCGTCCAAAAAAGCAATCAATACCGTCAATGAGAGTTAGTTGAGCGAGTTGATTTGCTGGAATTCCACCAAAGATTTCAACAATTTGAATTGGCCAATATATAAATGTAATAGGGACCATATAAATTGCATTCCAAACATTCAAATGCACAGCGGAACAACCGATATCAAAAAGGCGCTCTTTCAGCAACCAACTGATTGTACTAACGACAAATGCTGAGGAAAATACAAAAACACTGACAGAATTGTATTGATTATTATTTCCAATATTTGGTATGATACCAATTACAATACCAAATATCAACAGAAACGAACTAGTGACATAACAAAAGAAAGTAAATTTTGAATTTTTGTATACATGAATAATTTTTTTCCTGAAATCTTTGAAAACAAAAGGTGACAGAATAACAGTAAATGGAAATGTCAATTGCGAAAGAATTGTTTGCCAATCACCAGGCGTTCCATTTCCTCCAATGCCCATTGCATAACATGCCCAAGCATCGAGAATACCTGTAATAAGATAAGTCCAATGATTAGACCATTTACGATGTTCCATTGGAATTCCCCATTTTGAATTTGGATTATAAGATCCGATGTATTGCATTGGTACCATCATTACAACTCCAAAAATAATGTAAAAAATATTCATAAATTGAGTTTGAAAGAATGCCATTTGTTCATTATAATAGTTTGTTGTGATTTTGAGTGATAAATTTGTCATAACTTGTGCAACAAGAAATGTTAAAAGAACACCAACAAAAGCAAATTTCCCCCATTTTTTGTTATATTCATGATGCAAATTTGATGAATCAGAATTCAGCAGATATGTATCCATGTAGTAAAATATAACGGTTCGTAATAGTTGTTGATTTAATTTGTTTTTATAAATGATACAATAAATATATTTTTCACTTTTTTTGCATAAAAATTGAAAAAAAATATAAAAATAATATAAATATAAAAAAGAACAAAAAAAATCACAATGACACTCGATGAACGATACAATTTAATAACGCGAGATTTACAAGAAGTAATTCGTGGTGAAGCATTAAAAAAAATTTTGAATGAAAGAGATCCAACTGTGTATTGGGGTACTGCTCCCACAGGCAGTCCCAGTGTTGGATATATTATTCCTGCATTAAAATTACGCGACATTGTGAACGCAGGATGCAACTTAATAATATTGATTGCTGATATTCATGCATTTTTAGATAATTTGAAAACGCCATTTGAAAAGATAAAACAAAGAACACAATTTTATATTTTATTATTGAAATCATTGTTGAATACACTTGGGGTGGATCTGTCAAAAGTGAAATTTGTAATTGGATCGGATTATCAACTAAATCCAGAAGTAACAATGGAATTATTCAAATTATGCAGCATAACATCAACATCACAAGCTATAAAAGCAGGAACGGAAGTTGTTAAACAAGCAAAAGATCCAAATGTTACATCATTGATTTATCCAATGTTACAAGCATTAGATGAGCATTTTCTAAATGTTGATGCTACTATTGGTGGAATTGATCAAAAAAAGATATATGGATATAGCATTGATAATATGTCAAAAATTGGTTTTGACGAAAAAATAACATATTTAATGAATCCGATGGTTCCTGGATTGTCAATAAAACCATCAAATACAGAAACAAATAAAATGAGCTCATCCGATCCAAATACAAAAATTGATTTGTTGGATACTGCCGAAGTAATAAAAAAAAAAATATCAAAAGCATATTGTTTGGAAAAAGATATCAATGACAATAGTGTTTTAAGTTTATTCAAAAATTTAGTGTTCAAGATAAAAAGCGAATTTGATTTGAAACGGGAAGAAAAATACGGAGGAAATAAACATTATGCATCATATATAGAACTTGAATTGGATTATGCCAATGGCAATATTGGTCCAGCTGATTTAAAAAATAATCTAGCATTATTTTTAATTGCTTTTTTGGAACCAATAAGGCGTGATTTTAGCCAGGAAGAAAATAAAAAAGTTTTTGACGATGCTTACAAATAGTTTTTTATGAAATGGTACTTTTATTCATTATTGAATGTTTCGTGATTTAATTTTTTATGTTAAAAATTGATTTTTTGTTTTTTTGCTTCAAATATTATAATTGTGGAAATTCAAAATCAAATTTTAACATAAGAATAATGAAGACAAGGATTATAAAATTAGCACAAAAACTTGCGTTCGCTGTTGCATTGGCGTTGATGTTTGATACAATAATGTTTTGTGTTGTGTGCATAATATATATATTTATGATGAATGAAACGATGTGTAGTGATGTGAATAAAATAATGGATATATATAATTGTGGAGTGCAAAAGGCTGTATATATAAAAAAAAATGCAAAGAAATATGTTGTGCCACTGTATATTTATGGCATAATGAATTTTCCGCATTTATCATTTTATGTGTATTTGAATAATTATGGATCAATAGCGATTTGTATTAGTTACATTGTGCAAATGTATATTACATTTTATATTGTTAAATTTATTTGTGATATATTAGGAGAGATATTTGAAAAAGAAATAGTAAATATGTTGTAGATTATGATGTTTTATGTTGATAATAATATTTATAATAATAATTTTGCATTTTTTAATACATCAAAATATTGCTCATTATTGTAATTTTTATTGATCCAGTCATTGATGTCAATATTTGATTTTTTTAATAAATCATCACGTATACTTATGATGTCGGCAGAATAATTTCTGATGAGATTTTTGAATGATAAATTTGATTTTTTTATAATTGATATTAAAATTTTCACAAGTTTATCACGAGGTATTTGATAATATGATAATCTCATATCAATATACCATATACTCCATAATGCGCAAAATCCAATAGGATCGCCTATTCTTTTATGTTGTTTATCAATAATGTCAAGCAATTGAAATCCTATTTTTGGTAAAAAGTCGGCTGGTTTGATATATTTGATATCGTTATCAATATTTTTAAATTTAGCTTCCAAAAGTGAATCCAATAATTCAGGGTTGTAATATGTTCCGTACAATGTGTTTCCACCACCATACGTTTCAAATCTTTCCAATTCTTTTTTTTTAACATCGTATAAAATATATCCAGCATGACTTCCTTCTTTTATTTCAATACCTAGTGGAATTATAATGAATTTTTTTTTTTCGCAACATGCGATGAAATTTGTTTGAAAATTTTGATGGAACGATAATTTTTTGTTTGCCCATATTATTTCGAAATTTAATAATTCACATTTTTCCCTATCAAATGATTCTTTATCGCAAAATTTATCATGCTGTGTATTTTCGGATATGATATTGCAGACAAAATTATGTTTTTTTGTGAGAAAAATTACACCTATTAAAATATCAAGAACACTACCGGTGAATGTTCCATGAGTTACATATTGTCCTTCATCGATATTGACAAAAATTTCTGGCTCAATGAATGGATATGATTTTTTTTTATTTATTTGCAAATCTGTATCATTGATCAGTCCAATAATTTTTTTTTTTATTAAATTTTTGCAATCGTATGAAACATTTTGCTTTGAGCATTGTATATCTATTTTATCAACCCATTTTTTAGTTTTATATTTCAAATTATACAAATAGCTATCGATAACTATATCCAAAAATAAATCATAATTTTTTTTGCTGATGATATCAATAATTGTTTTGTTTTCTTTATTTTTAATGAAAATATCAAGTTTTTTTTTTCTTAAAATATCAGCAAAAGGAATAAACAAATTGGACATTGCAATATATGATAATGCGGACATACCCTGTTTGTCTTGTATATTTAGATCGCTATTTATTATCAGTAATTCGAGTATATTTTTAATATTGTCATTATTTTCGATTGTGTTTATGATTTCATTATCATTTTTTAGAAAGATATGAAGCGGTAATTCACCCTCAATATTCCATAAATTAAAATTTAGTTCTTTTTTTTTGATAAAAGAATAAAAAATTCCGTATGATTTTTGTGTCATTATATAATGCATGGATGTGTTGCCATACACATCTTGTATATTTATATCTGCATTGGCATTTAGTAATAAATTGGTCAAATCAGTATTATTTACCAATACAGAATAATGCAATGGAGATAATTCATTGTTGATATCAATTGTATTGATTTCAATTTTTTGATCAATTAATAATTTTGATATTTGTATTAATTGTAAACTACATGATACATGCAATGCGTTTTCACCAGCAAACGATTTGGCATTTATGTTTGGTGCTTTTGCTAAAATTAATTCAACAATTTCAACAGAACGCGATTTAACAGCGTAAAATAACGCATTGTAACCGTCTTTATCAACAATATTTACATTTGAATTATACTTAAGAAGAATATTGATAGCTTCAATACTGGCTTTTTCAATAGCATGATGCAATGGAATTTTATTGTTTCTATCGCGAAAATTAACGAGTGAAATACCGAATTGTGTTTTATCTGCTTCCAATAAAATTTCGAGCATATCAATATAACCATAATGAATTGGTATCGTTAGGATTGATAATTCATCATTTTCAATATCAATTCTTGCATTGTTTTTCAAAAGAAATTTTACAATTTCAATATTATTTGATATTATAGCATAATTTAAAAAATATTTACCATAATTATCTCTCACATTAATATCAAAAGCAAGTTCATCATGCTTCAAAACTTCATTTATAAATAATTTATTATTATTGTTTTTAATGTTATCAAAAAGATCATTATAAATTTGTTTATAATCCATAATAAAATATGTTAATATAAAAATTGATTTATATACATTGCAAAACAATTAAAAACGCCATGGTAAATATTGACGTTTTTATTGCATTGACTGAAATGAAAATATTGAATTATAAATATAATACATAAAAAATATAATATATAACAGAATTAATGCAGACAAAACGTGAATCAAAAAATGTGGTGAATCCATATAGCCCATATTTCAATACAATATTTACAACGACAATTGGACTGCGCTCTCAACAAATGAGAAAAGAAATCTATGAAAATTTAAAAAATAATTTAATAGCAAAATATCAAGATAAATGTTTTGAGTCATATGGATACATATCAAAAATACATAAAATTTTGTCAAAAAAAGGAGGATTAATACCTGCAGAAAATCCATTAGCATCGGCATTATATAAGGTCGAATTTTTATGCAAAGTTTGCAGACCACTAAAGGGTAGCATTATTATTTGTAAAGTTATGTCAATTAATAAATCGATCATATATTTAACAAACGGTCCAATTCATGTTGTAATTTATAGCAATGATGAACAAATAAATAAAAAAAATTTTATTTATGATGGTGAACATGATGTTCTTGTCGGAGTAATAGGGGAAAATCAAGGAGTGAAAATAGTGAAGGGATCGTATGTTCGTGTGAGGTGTATTGATATTCGTATCGAAAAGGGAACGAATAGAATTATTATATGGGGAATAATGGATAGTGTGGCAAATGAAGAAGATATAAAAAGAGCAAATGATGAAATGGAATCGGATTCAATAGAACAAAAAAATTATGAAGAACATATTAAAAATGATGCTGCTGATGCATCAGATGAAATGTTAAATAAATATATTAATGGTGAAGATAGTGATGAAAGGTTAAATGATGATTCGGATGAAAATTATGAGTCTGAACGAGAATCAAGTGAAGATTAATGTCCATTTGTTCCATTAATGCTATTATTGTTACCGTTTCCGTTGGAATTTCGGTTTAGATTGGAAACAAAATCAGTAAGTTCGGGAATATTATAATTGGGAAGCACGTATTGAATTTTGTATGATTTCAATATTTCATTAATTTTTATAATTCTTTGATTATTATTGTTGTTAATAACTTTGATAGCAATGACAACGCCAGGAACGGCAATACTAAAAATGACAGATATAAAATCAAGATTTATATTTGGATATTTTATGTTTGCGGAAATCAAGGCTGTGACTGCGATTGATAAAACGATATTTAAATATGTTAATAAATTTTGGCACCATTGTGCAAAACTAATTTCTCTACGATATTTTTCTATTATGTCCTTATTTTCTTGAAATAACATATCTCTAAGTTCAACGATTGCTTGCGGGCTCAATAATTGTTGAGAGGCATTGGAATCGTTATTTGGTGGTTGTGTTGTCATTGGAATATTATTTGATGATACTGGTAGTACGTTTTGGATGGGCTCGTTGTTCATGTGCTTTTAGTGTAAATTTTTATTTTGTCTATTGTGTTTATTTTTGTTTTTATTTATAAAATATTTTTCAATTTTTATGTGACTATATAAAAAAATAAATATAATACATCATTAGGGTAAAGCATTAAAAAATGCAAAATTTATATAAAAAAAATATACCATGTCTTAACTGTAATAAATATGGACATGAACAAAAATTTTGTGATGAACCAATAACAAGTTTTGGGGTAATATTGGTAAAAACAAATGATGAAATATCAAAACATTTTAATATTGATTTGCGAAAATATGATAATATTGATGGTTTCCAAATAATGAATAAATCTGATCTCATGACGATATCTAAATGTATGCAATCAACAAAATTTTTGTTGGTAAGGCGAAAACATTCATTGGGATTTGCTGAATTTATTCGGGGCAAATATGTTGTTGGAAATATTATGGGAATACGTGCATTATTCAATCAAATGGTTCAAGAAGAACTTGATATGATTCGTGATCATAATTTCGATGAATTATGGGAATATTTTTGGGGAAAGAATGATATAAAGCGTGATTATAATGATTCGAAAGAAAAATTTGATAAATTAAAATCAAAATGTTCTGTCGAATGTGATTTAGATTTTTATGTCGATAATGCAAATCCGAATTATAAATTTCCGGAATGGGGGTTCCCAAAGGGGCGAAAAAAACGTGGCGAGACTGATTTGGAATGTGCATTGAGAGAATTTGTTGAGGAAACGGAAATAGATTTGAATGATATTAAAATATTGGAAAATGTGAAGCCAATCATTGAAGATTTGACTGGTACAAATGGAATTAAGTACAGGCATGTATATTTTTTAGCGGAAATGACGAAAAATGTTGAATTTACTCTTGATGTTAATAATAAACAATCTGAAATCGGTGATATTAATTTTTTTTTATATGATGAGTGTATAAATTTATTGCGAGATTACCACATTGAAAAAAAGAATATATTGCGCAAAGTATTAAACTATTATATTGAAATAAGCAGGACAGAACAAAAAAAGATTACAGTTTTGGAATGGAAAGTATGAGTTTTATTCCTTGATACCAAAAGCATCTAATAATAATTCTCTGTTACTTTTTTTGGATGATTTGCTTGAATTTGTATCTAAACATTCAATTGTGAATTCGACTGGTGCTGTTTTAAGTAATTTTTCCATTGAATTTGGTTTTTTTTCGCTGTACATTTCACATTCTGAACTCCCGGATAATGAGATGTATTCTTTTGGTGATATAATTTCATTGTCATGAATATAATAATAGTTCATAATATAATCGTTTTTTTTATAAAAATTTTCTCTCACAATGGCTTGTGATTTAAACACGGAAAAATCATCAACAATGTCAATAATCAAAGGTCTAATATCACCTTCTTTTAATATTTTACGTAAAACTCTTCCAACGGCTTGTACAACATCTTTTTTGGGTGTTGCAAAAATAACTGTGTTTAGTCTTTCAATATCAAGTCCTTCTTGTGCCATTTCATATGTCGCAAACAATATATCTGCATTTTTTTCTGCTTCAATTCTATCTTTTCGTTTTGTATTGCCTGTATAAAAACATGTTATGCATTCATCTTTTATTATTTTACCATCAATAATATCTTTTTTTATTGCATTATCAACGGCATTTTTTAATAATGGTAAATGTGATTCTTTTCTACCACTTAAGATCAATATTTTTCTATTTGGATCTTTTCTTAATTCGTTTATAACATTAATGATCATTTGATTTCTTGATTCTATTTCAACTAAATTATTTATCATTGATACACAATCTGGCAATGCTTGTCCTTTAAATTGTCGTGATATATCAATAAAGCGCTTTTTATCGGACGAAATATATGTGAGTGTTTTGACACAAACTTGATTGTTCGATTTCATTTTTTCTTTATATGCAACATCGCCCAAATACCAATATGCTACCTTTATCATGCCATCATTACGATATAATGTTGCTGATAATCCTAAAGTATACGCTAATCCAGAAATTTTTGCAATAGCTTGCGAAAACCATGATGATGCATAATGATGACATTCATCACAAATAATTAAACCAAAATCTTTATAAATATTTCCATAATCTCTACTTCCAATACTTTGAATCATACCAACAACAAAATGTTGGTTTGTTTCAACTTTATCTTGCCTAATAATACCAGATTCAAGTCCAGTAAATTGTTTGATTCGTTCGATCCATTGATCTTGTAAAAATGATTTATTGACAATAATTAATGTTTTTAAGCCTAATTTATGAGCAATATAAATTGCCATAACTGTTTTACCACGTCCACACGGAACAGATAATTGACATCCTCCGTGTTGCAAAATATGATCAATACATTTGTTAGTGATTGGTATTTGATAATCTCGTAATTCTGGTAAAAAATTAATATGTACCTTTTTTCCCTCCTTTTTTCTTTTCAACACTCCAAATTTTTTATATCCAAAAAATTTTGGTATAATAATTTCTTCATCATTTACCTTATACTGTTTGTATACAATTTCTTCCTTATCATACATATTATTAACAGGTTTAACTTTTAATTCTTTTTTAAGGTTGGTATATTCCGAATCTGTAAAATAATCTTTGTTTATGTGATATCCATCTTGGTCCAAATACATAATATGTTTGATAAGATTTATTTTTTATACCTTCAATATAAAAAAAATCAATTTTAACGAAATTTATTTGTATACAACAAAAATATCATATTGTTCATATCTTGATTCATTGTTTTCTATAACAATACACGCATATTTATTTCCATAATTATAAAATCCCATATCATTTCTGACAGCAATATATGCTGAACAATGAAACTTTTTTTTATTTCGATCAATATGTAAATTTTCAAAAAAGTTCCACTTTTCTTCATTATTAAAATAATTATTTATATCACGTACATCATATAGTGCTTCATTTTCATCATTATGATTGAGGTTCATTCTTATTTTGATAAATTCATTCAAAATATTATCAAGCTGGATTTTCAATTCATTTATGGATGTAATATTTTTTTTTGGCGTGACTTTAAATATTTGAAAATGACTTTTGTATATTTCAAGGAGGGAACATGTGCTAATATAAATATTCAAATCAATAATTTCCCTTTCTTTTTTATAAGCATCATATTTTTTTTTGCGTCGATCATCTAATTTTGATTCGTGTATTTTTTTTGCAATAACCCCATTTATATTTTTACCATTTTCTTTTGCTCTTGCAATAAATTCAATATTTTCATTTAAAATTTTACTCCTCAATGGATTTATTTTGTTGCCTGTCCATATTGAAATGTTTTTTTTAGTGATAAACATGTCTATCGTAAATCCAAGTTCCTTCACAAGTAATTCATTTTCTTGAGGAATGGAAATTCCTGTTGATTGTTGCATTTCGTGTATAGCAATTACTTTTTTTGCTGAAATTTTCATGATTATTTCTCTTGCATTTTTATCAAGAACAATATCAAAATCCAATAACGGAACCATATCGCATATAGTCATGATATATGAGAATATATCATATGACATATTTTCATATATTTTTTCGTTATCAATAATTTTTTCAAGATTGAAAATTGTTTTTGCGTTCAATAACCCCATTTTTTTTAAATAAATAATGATATCATTTTTAAATAACAATATCTTTGAATATCCCAAATTAACCAACCATTTTATCATTTCTTTTAGTTTTTGTCGCTCTTTCCATAATTCCCATTTTGACGAACTCATAAAATACGAGTGTATTTCATATTCGGTAATCTGTACCGTTGATAATTTTTTACCACAAACAAGAACCATCATATGTGGATCTGTTGCGTATTTATGTTTTTGCATACACAATCCACAAAAGTTCTTTTTGCATCTTGGATTGGCGCATGTCAATGCCAAACAACCACTAAAATCATAAAATGGAGCGCGACAATATGGACACGAAACACTTGTCGTTAAAATGTTATTCATCGAATTTATTACTTTTTCTTTTGTATCCAACACAGTAGTATTGTTTGATATTTCATGACTGCATGCTTGATTAAGTGATATTATGAATTTTTCAAAAATCGGCATTTCATATTCATTGAGTAATTTTTGAATACTTTCTATTGTAAAAAATCCCGTGCATTTTTGATCACACATGCATTTAATCAATCTATTATCAGCATAATACAAATAAATTGCATCACTTGGTTCCGTTATTTCAGAGTTGAAAAAATCCGTTAAGCATCCGGAACACAAAATATGCATTTCGTCACATACACATTTTATTGATCTTATTGTATTATCGATTATATCAGTGCATATAAAACACGCCATAAATTCTACAAAATGTACTTTTTTGTTTTTTGGTATTTTATGAATAAAATAAATATATCAATAAATTTCAAATTCAATTTTTATGTATACACATTTATTTTTTCTGTATACATGATGTCAAAAAGTTTTTCATACTCATCTGGAAAATTTTCTTGTAATATTTTAATTAATGATTTTTGATCATTGAATGTTATAATCATACTTTCATTTGATTTTTTTTTATAATACACGCTGTACTCTTCATGTTTATGAGATTCCCTTGAATCAAAACTTGCGCAACTATTGTATGTTCCGATAATAATTCCTCCTTCCTCCAAAAAATATGCCATATTTTTGTAGCATTGTTTGTAATCATTGTCATCATAAATCAATGATGTTGCGTTATGTTCTTTTTTTGTGAAAATACATCCTTCAGTCACAATAATTTTAAATTTACCTTTTAATTCGAGCAAATATTCATCATTGACACGCATGTTTGAATCATAAACATTTATTACAACATCTGGCAAACAACCAATATTGCAATCAAGTGTAAAAATATTATTATGGTTATGTGCTAGTGTATATTGTTCATCTAATACATGATGATGTCCGCAACCCACTATCATAATGTTGGATAATATGCGCTCATAATATTTGTTAGTTCTAAATAATATGCAATCTCCAGCTATACTAATATGTTTTTGAATATCACTTTCAATGATATCAGCATTGCAATAGATATCATTTATCATTTTAATAATATGCGCTATGTTATATACATTAATAATTTTTATTGCAATATGCAATATCAATTTAATATTGTCTGGAATATTGAATCGGTGCACATTTCGTAATATTATTTTTGTTTGTTCATTCAAGTGTTCAATTTCAAATATAGAATCATCGATTTTTAATACGCTTTTTCCGAGCGTTGTCATTTTACAATATCTATCATCGTTACCATCATTATAATAGTCAAAAAAATTGCGCAAATTGAATAGTGACATAATTAAAAAAACACAATTATTGATATTGCGTATTGTTAACATAATGATAATTATAAATATCAACACAAGATAATATTCAATTTTTTTTTTTACAAAAGATTATTCTTGTTTCTCACTATCTTCATGTTCAACATGTTCAAATTCATGCTCACATGATTTTCTGTTGCAACGAAATGTGTTTGATGATGGGGTATCTTGAAGTTTTTCATCAGAATTTTTTTCATTATTTACGAATTCTTGTGTTGTTTCTTCTGTTGTTTCTTCTGTTGTTTCTTCTGTTGTTTCTTCTGTTGTTTCTTCTGTTGTTTCTTCTGTTGTTTCTTCTGTTGTTTCTTCTGTTGTTTCTTCTGTTGTTTCTTCTGTTGTTTTTTCTGTTGTTTCTTCTGTTGTTTCTTCTGTTGGCAACGCAATTTTTGTGCTTTGAACAATTTCTTCAAATGCATCTGTGTGTTTTGTATTTTGCGTATATTTTTTGTATTTATTTATACCATATAAAATAGCAACATTTGTGACAAATGCTGACACAACTTTATACACCAATGGCATATTCGGTTCATATTTGTTTGAACAGAATATGCCATTTGTGACAAATGCTAACACAACTTTATACACCAATGGCATATTCGGTTCAAACAAATATGATAGTGAAAAAACGGTCAATGTGCCAAGGATATGTGATGTCATATTTTTGATAAAGATCATGTATATTGTATGTTTTGATAAATATCTATATTTAATAATCATTGATATTTAATTTCAATTTTTTACAATAAAAAAATTAAAATGAAAAATGAGCAATAAGATTAAAAACACCGTAAAACTTATAGTGTGAATTTTTTGAGTTAATAAATATTGTGCTTTTGTGCTTGAAATAATAATTTCTTGCACAAAATTGCCCGGAATAGTTTTTTGAGTTGATTGAATAATGGTATTGGTTATGATATCTTTTTCTAATATCTTGATCAAAAAATATTGTCCATCAATAAATCCGTGTTTGTTACGATAATATTCTTTAACACCATCTCCGGCTATAACAGCTACTTTTGTATAATTGAATTCTTTGCAAATCTCAAAAGCCCTTTCAATAAGCATTTTGCCAAGTCCACGATGTTGACAACTGTTATCAGTGGTCAATTGATTAGTTCGTACAATTTCACCATACACATGTAATTCGCGAATTAGAGCACAATCTTTGAGCTCATCAAAGACAAGTTCATCATCAATTTGATAGTTAATTCTTAAACGTATAAATCCGTACAAAAATTTACGATCATAGCTTTCGTATGAGATAAAATATTCAAATCCTTGGGATGCTTTATATGATGTGACAAAAAGTTTAATATCATTTTCATCAAAATTTGTATTTTTCGGTTCACGGCACCGAATACATTTGCAAAAATCACCATTTTTTTTCATGTTATCTTCAATATATTGCCTTTTGTTTTCGATGGTATTACCACCAAGAATATAACTTGCAGGAATATCCCTAACCATTCTATTGACGCGAATCCAAATGGGAACATTTTTGCTCACAGTATACAATAATTCATCAAGCTTCGATACTCCTGATTTTAAAAATTCATTTGCGTAACTTTTGTGCAATCCATTCTTAAATTCTTCTTCCATTTTTGACCATGGTACAACACTGAATGGATATATTTTCCATTGATCAGCCTGAAAATTTTCTCCAGTAATAATTTCATGAAACATTTCGTGATCTCTTTTGTACATATCATATTCCCAATCGATATCATCGATTTTTGGATCAATGGAAGGATCCAAATCCGGATCTGTTCCTTTAACATATGGTTTTGGCAAATCTGGCATTATATGAATATCAACTTTAAAACAATTGTTTTTTAACATGCGAATTGCATTTATTGTTTTTTGAGTTGGACATTCACGATTAACGCGCTTGAGAACATGGTCATCAATGTGTTGTACGCCCAATTGAACGCGCGTAACACCCATATTTCTAAACTTAATTAGTTCTCTTTTGCAAATTGTATCTGGACGTGTTTCTATTGTCAATCCTATAATTCTAACTTTTGATGTTTCATTGATTTTGCGTTCTTCTGCAAGGGATTTTATTTCTCTATTATTTTTATCGTCATTGTTGAGAGAAGAATTAAAGCAATTTGCAGCATAAAACAATTTGGTTATAAAATCAAATTGATATGACTCTTCATAACTACAAAATGTACCACCAAGAACAATGAGTTCGAGTTTATCAATAGTGTGCCCATTGGTTTTGTAAGAGTTCAATCTGTTGTTCATTTGTAGAATTGGATCAAAATTATTGTCGTTGGCACGCGCTACTCCTGGTTCTTTTTTAAGATAACTTCGCGGTTGTCCCGGTTCTTGTGGGCAATATTTGCAATTGAATGCACATGTAAATGCTTTTCCATTTGGAAAAGCAGCCATTACAACTGCGACAGGCATGACGCCGGAATGAGTGCGACATGGGCGCTTTCTCAATAATGCTTCATATTTTTCGTCATATTCAAGTTTGCCAGCAGTATACATATTTTTGTAAGTTTGCAAAATATCATTTAATGCAGGAACAAGTTTATAAATTTTACGAAATTGAGATATTGTGTCTTTTATTGATTCGTATGTTGGATTTGTTAAATTCAATATGTCCCAAACCATATTTTCAAGAGTATCAATAGGAATATTTAATTTATTATACTTCATAATTTTTTTATTTTTTTGATGATGATTATTTTCATCGATGATAATGTCTTCGATGTCTGTCATCATAAATAAAAAACAGTAAGGGAGATATATCTTTGTTATTTTTGAAAAAATATTAATGATTGAATCAATACAAAAACAATTTCAATTTTTATTGATGATATAAATTTCAAAACAATGAAAAGCGAAAGAGTGATAACAAAAAATTGATTTTTAATGTTTTGAACATTATAAATACAAATAAACAATAAAGCAATTGAAAAAGCCGAATGACTATAATTAATAATATTCATATTGATGAACAGCAAAAAATAAAAAATAAAACATCCCAAGCAATTATCAATAATGATCCAATTGACAATACACTTCATGTTGTCACAATGATTTCAAATCCGTGTATGTATGGGAGACGATACTTACTTGCGAAACAATTTATTGAACGAATGGAAAACACAGAGAATGTCAAATTATACGTTGTTGAAATTTTGTATAAAGGTCAGGATAAATTTATGGTTACCAAAAATAATAATCCTCAACATCTGCAATTGCGCGTTGACATTCCTCTCTGGCATAAGGAAAATGCTTTGAATATTGGGATACAAAAATTGTTTCCTTCAAATTGGAAAGCATGTGCATGGATAGATGCAGATATAGAGTTCGACAATTCTCATTGGGCATTGGACACATTGAAAGTTTTGAATGGAATGTATGATATTGTTCAATTGTTTTCACATGTTGAGGATATGGATAAGCACGAAATACCGATGTCAGTATTTCATGGTTTTTGTTATCAATTTACAATGGGACGTCCTCATGTATCATCTGGGCTCAATTATTGGCATCCAGGATATGCGTGGGCTTGCACACACAAAGCATATGATAGAATGAAAGGAATTTATGAATTGAGTATTCTTGGATCTGGTGATTACAATATGGCTTGTTCATTTGTAAATCGTGGTGCTGCAAGTGTAAGCAAGCAAGTTCATCCAAATTATGTCAAAAGCATAGTTGAATATGAACACCGAATTAAAAATTTGCGTATTGGATATACTCCTGGAATTATTAGGCATTTTTTTCACGGAAGTAAAAAAAATAGAAAGTATATGGAACGTTGGAAAATTTTGGTAGAAAATCAATATGATCCAGAAGAGCATATCGCGAAAAATTCGGATGGATTATTGATACCAACTTCAAAATGTCCTCAAAAATTAATTGAAGGGATCATGTGTTATTTTGTTGAAAGGAATGAGGATGAAGGATATTTGGAAAATTAAATCTCAAAATACATATTTGCATTTTTTTGCTCCATATCTTTTTGACTATTGAGCTTATTGATACTGTGCTTACCATTTATAATATCTTTTCTCATTGTAACATTCATATTTTTTAGAAACATATTGATTCCAATTGCTAATTTCATTGGTTTTGATGCGAAACATTCGATGCCTGGTTTTCCAGAAAATACAATTGCTTTATCAGCAATATTTACACCAAGAGTAAAATCATGTTCAACAATAAATATATTTTTTTTGTAGTTGTATACAAATTGCTTTAATATTTTTGATAATTTACACCTGTCCTCTACATCAATAAAAGCAGATGGTTCGTCCAATAGATATATTGTTGCATTTATTCCTAGACAAACACATATTGATAATTTTTGCATTTGTCCACCTGATAATGTATTTACGTTATTTTCATACAAATTATCAATTCCGAGACCTTTAACAACATTCATAATAAATAATGGATCCGATAAAGAATTGTTTATTTTTGATTCCAAATACGAAAGCACTGTACCATCATAATTTATGTATGGATCTTGTGCTTTTATGCTTGATATAAAATTTTTGTTTAGTGATAAATATTTAATAAAACTTGTTTTTCCTGTGCCATTTTCACCTATCAAGAGTGTTATTTCACACATTTTAATCTCTCCGCAATCAATACTCAGTGAAAAATTTTGATAAATTATTTTGTGTGATTGGTAAGTGTATAGTACAGTATCATTATATGATGAATCTTCTATAAAAGTTTTATGAAAATTGATACTTTCATTCCTGAATTTAACATTTTCTTTTGAAAAATAACCATCCAAATAGTTATTTATTCCATTTTTTACACTATAAACACTTGTGGTTACTCCATAACATCCCGGTACACCATATAAACACATTATGTAATCACATATATAATCGAGAATACATAAATCATGTTCTACGCATATTAAATATTTATCATCATCACAACATTTATTCATAATGATATTTGATATTGTGATTCTTTGTTTAATATCCAAATATGCACTGGGTTCGTCAAAAATATATGAATTTGCATTTTGTGAGCATGTGTATGCAATTAAAAATCTTTGTAATTCTCCGCCTGATAAACAATTAATTTTTCTATCGATCAAATGTGATAAATTAAAATCATCAATATAATTCGCAAATGTATTGTTAGTGCTCAATAAATCAAAAATAGTTAGTTGTGTCATTGATGTATGCATATTATTGATATCTTGTGGTTTATATGCGATTTTTATTTTTGATTTGTTTAATAATGACATATATTTATACATTTCATCACCTATAAACATTTTTCCATTTACTTTAATATCTCCCGACAAAATTTTTAATATTGTCGATTTGCCGAGTCCGTTTGATCCCAATATACCGATACTATATCCTTTTTTTATTGATGGATATTTATAAATTCGGAATGAATTTTCACCGTATGTATACAATAATTTTTCTTTTTCTAATTCCACTGGTAAATTTACTATTGTTATGGCAGAATATGGACATTTTTTGACACATAATCCACACCCAATACATAAATTATTTGAGATTGATGTGTTTTTATATTTTTTTTTTGTTTCCATATCTTCAATATCCATTATTGTTATACATTGTTTTCCTTGTTTGTTTGGTGGACAAATAACACCACATTCGAACTTACATTTGGTTGGCTTACATTTATTATTATCTATGATTGCTATGCGCGACATTTTTATAATATTTGATATTTTCGATATGATAATTATTTTTATTTCACAAAAAAATAAATCAATTTTTTTTGTATTTTTAATAAAAAATATTCATATAATATATAATGAATCCAATTAAGTTTATTAATGATAGTGCCGACTATGCTGAAAAATTCGTCGATGAAAAAATAGATGCGCTTGGTATTGAAAGTTATGCTACTGTTGCCATTATTGCGATTATTATATATTATTTGTTTTATATTGGCAAATTCAATGAAATATCTTTAATGAAAAGTCCGATTGTCAAGGCAATCGCATTTTTGGTAATTATTTATGCTTCGCATCATAATGTTGCTCTTGCATTGGTATTGACAATTGTGTTGTTAACTGTAATGTTTAAAAGCGCAAATCCATCGATGGAATTGTTTAGTGATAAATGCAATTCTTGCTCTGGTTGCACACAAAACATTGAATTTGATGATATTTGGGAAGATGAAATTAAAGGAGAAGAAGAAAAACAACACAAAGATGTTATTGCTGATTTGAATGAAGAAGTGATGAGGGATTTGGAACGTGAAATTACTGATGATGATGCCAAAGCGGACAGATTAGTACATTATTCAAAACACACACATGAACCTCGTGGTGTTGATACATTTGATAGTGATTATGCTAAATTTTAATAATATGTTGTGGTTTTAATTTTTTGTGTAAAATTAAAATTTATTTTGTAGTATACTACGAAAATTTATATGATAATAATTATGTTTATACATAAAAACATTTTCAATGCATAAAATATAATGAATTATCAAGATCTAATAATAATAATAATAATTTTTGTATTGATAGCAATAGCCATAATTATTAATGTGAAAAAGATGTTTAATGACAAATTATCTCATGTTGAAATAAAGGTTCCGGAAATAGAAATACCACAGTCAAATATTATTGTCAAGGTACAAAGGGAATGTAGTAGTGATAATTTTGATGTTCATATTGAAAAGGAACCAATAAAATCAATAGCAAATAAAGCTAAATTGTCGCCAAATAATTACACAAAAATGGAAAATATTGAAGAATTTGAATCAACACCTCAACCACCAACACAATCAATTTCAGAACAAGAAGAAAAAAAACATGAAATTGAACAAGAGCAAAAATATAATAAAAAACATGTGCAATACACATGTATTCCAACGAAAGATGTATTCAGTGGAGATTACGATCCAAGAAATGTGAGAAGATATAATATTGATATTGTAAATGAAATAATAGATAAAGATAAAATATATGATGGTGATACATCAAATTATAAAACGAGGCAATATTTTCTCAAATTGAACAGATATGCATCTGTATCATATGATAATGATATTGTGAAAGGAGGTAACATATTGGATTGTGATGGTTTCGCTGGAGTTAATGATATTGGTATCATTGATATAAACAACGCAACTACTTATCCAAAACCTAAGAATTATTAATTTTTATTCTCCTTTTTTTGCTTTGCTATTGGCTTTTATCTTGTCAATAATTTCTTGTTGCTTTGCTTTGGATTCTTTTTCTAATTTACCAGATTTAACTTGTTCAATAGCATCTTTTTTAGCAGCTGATACATCTCCACCATTATTTTTTAAAATTTTTCCCAAAATTGTGCGAAGTCCTGGACCATCTTTTAAGTCTTTTTGTTCTGATTTGACGGCGTTTGCCATCTCGCCAATTTTTTCAAAATATTCATTTTTACCTCCCTTTTGTTTAGATGAACGTTTGGAAGCGCGTTTGGATGTGCGTTTGGAAGCGCGTTTAGATGTACCTTTTGCTTTTCGTGATTTTTTACCACCAGTCATAACATCAATTCCGGCGTTGTCATTGCATTGATTAACATTATTCAGTGCTTTGTATTCTGATCCAAATGCGGATGTGGCTGAAAACGCATCATACTTGTTGGATTTTGAGTTTTTTGTGAATACTGACATTCTTTATATTATATTCGATAGAATTTATATTTTTTGTAAAAAAAATATTTTTGTTTTTATATGGAAATAATTGAAAATTATTCTTTATATATAAAAACAAATCAATAATACTGTATTAAAAATGGGATTACCTGGTGCATTTTCATGGATATTGAAACGATATGCGAAAAATATATTAAAAAATAAATTATCCAAAAGACCAAAATATTTGTATATTGATGGGAATTGTTTATTACATCCTGAATGTTTTGCTGTGTTGGATGCGTGCCCAAAAGATGGTTTGTACGATTTAAAACAAAAAATGTTTAAAAGAATTGTAAATGCTTTGGATTATATTGAATCATTTGTGGATCCGACTGATATGATGTATATTGCGATCGATGGCATTGCTCCGTTGGCAAAAATAATACAACAACGCAAGCGACGTTATAAATCTGAATTAGATAAAGAGATGAAAAATGAACTAAAACAAAAGTTTGGATTGGAAACACAAACACAATGGAGCAATACATGCATTACACCAGGAACAGAATTCATGGAAGAGTTGCATGAATATATTAAAAATCATTATGCCACAAAGAAATCGCGAATAAAGTATATTTATTCATCATTTCATACTGCTGGTGAAGGAGAACATAAAATAATGGAGCATATAAAAAATGAGACAAGAAAGGATGATGATATTGTTGTATATGGATTGGATGCAGATTTGATATTTTTATCAATGGCATCAATGAGAGATAATATTTATTTGATTAGAGAAAAAATGGAATTTAAAAAGGAACACACGCGTCATCATGAAGAAAATATGGAAAAGAAAATGGACGAAGCAATGGACATCGAAAAAAATACAAATATAAACAAATCACAAACAATAATATCAAAAAATGTAACTGACAATGTAGAAAGGGAATTTGTGTATGTTTCAATTCAAAACATGAAGAATTCATATAACAATGAAATACATGAAATAATAGAATATAGACAAAAAAATACTGGATATACAACAAAATTAAATGGCATTGATTTTTCTGATGATTTGATATTTTTGTGTTTTTTACTTGGCAATGATTTTTTGCCACATTTTCCTTCGGTTGATATTCATACTGGTGGATTGGATGAATTGATAAGTTCTTACGTTGATTTGTTATTTAAGGTTGGTGAACAATTAATAAAAGTTAATGATAGAAATGTAATAATTAATTCGCAATTTTTTGCATTAATTTGTTTAGATATGGGAAAAAAAGAGCAACATTATTTTTACACTGTGCAATATAATTCTGAACAACGAAATGCAAAAAAAACATGCAAAGAAGAAGATGAATATAAAAAACAATTATGGGAAATGGACAATTTAAAATCAAAGGAAAAAGATGTGTTGTTACTTGGCGTGGGTGAAAATGATGTGTGGAAATATCGATATTATGAGCATTATTTTTATACGTTTGGATCACAAGAGCAAATGATAAATAATTTATGCGAAGAATATGTATTTGGAATTATGTGGATGACTAAATATTATTTCGATAAATGTCCAGATTGGCAATGGTGCTATATTCCGCATTATGCGCCGTTTATTTCGGATGTTGCGCAATATTTAAATGAAAAAAAAATAAATTTAAATGACATAAAAATAACAAATAATAATCATATTCCTATGATGTCTCAATTGGTTTCAGTATTGCCTCCATCATGTAATTATTTGCTACCAGAATCATATAAATATTTAACTGTTGATTTTAAGTCGGATATTATTGATATGTTTCCAAACAAGATAAAGATCGATACATTGTACAAAAACCAATTGTGGCAATGTATACCAAGAATTCCATATTTGGATATTGATAGAATATTGGTAACGACTAAAGATTTAAAATTAACGAAGGCAGAAAAAAAACGAGATGCTGTATTGGAATGTTTTATTTATTGAAAAAAATGAATATTTAAGTATTTGTGCATTTTATATATTTTTATCCTTAATTTTATAAAATAAGGATATTATGTCAAATTATAATATTGTTGATATTGAATGTAATATCAGCACAATAGAAAAAAGAACACTCGAAATAAAACAAGAAAACAAAAAGGATGAATGCATTGAAATTAATAAAATTATAAAGGAAACAAAACAAGGATTAAATATAGTGCGTGCAGAAATAAAAAAGCAAAGTCCATTACATAATAAAGCATATCTAGATAGAATAGAAAAATGCGCACAAAAACTCAAGGATTGTGAAATAAAAATGCGTGAATTAATGTATTCAAAAAAAGAAACGAATATTGAAAAAGAAGAGGTGACAGATTGTGAATTTCAAAACGCACAACAAGTTTTGTCAAAAGGTATTGATATCAATGATGAAATTCTGAAATCATTGAAACGTTCCGAACGAATTGCAAATATAACAGAAGATATCGGACAAGAAACTATAAAAACAATACGAACACAAACAGAAAGAATCGTTCAAATTGATAATGAATTGTCACGCAATGAAAGTCAAATTGAAAGAGCCAAAAGAGATATAAAGTGGTTTTATAGACAAATGGCAGGTAATAAATTTTGTTTGACAATATTTGGTATTATTGTTATTGGATTGGCTCTTGTAGTTTTTTTAATGGTCAGAAAAAAACGATAATAAAATTGATTATAAATAATAAATTGCGTTTATCGTTCATTAAAATATAAATTTGATTAATATAATGAATTTTAATGAAAAAAATGATAATAAAATTGCGGACACAATACATTCGCGAATAAACTTTATAACGAATTTACTGCAAGGAAAAAGTATAGAACCAATTGTTGATTTTTACAATACTGCCACTGAAAATTTTGTTGGAAAACAAGAAAAAGATGAAAATGATAGTGGATGTAGTTATGACACGCGCATTGTTTTGCAAAAAAAATACCACGATTTTACAAAAATTATTATGCAAATAAGCAATGGTGAAGAAGAACAATTAGAATATATAAAATCTGGCACATCTGGACATACATTCCATGGTGTATCGAGAATAGACGCCAACAACATATTTGAATATGGTGTTAAAGTTGTCGCATATCCTAAAAAGGAACAATATGGTGATATGTATGATGTCAGAAGACCAGAAAATGCGGAATTAAACATGATAAAACTATTGAGTTATTTTGTTGTGAGAAAACAAACGCCTCATATTGTATTACCAATGGGTACATTTGATACAAATATAGAAACATTTACTTCATCCAATTTGATCGATGTGGTATGTGAATTAGATGAAAATGGTAAAAGAAAACCAAATGAGAAATATGATGAATTTATAGAAAAATACAAAAATGGTGATTATTATGACAAAGTGAGTGTATTGATTAGTGAATGGGCGAACAGGGGTGATTTATTGGATTTTTTAAGAAAATATCATGCATCCCCTAATTTTACATTGGGTCATTGGAAATCAATATTTTTTCAATTATTATCTGTTTTAGCAGTAATTCAAAGCAAATATCCATCATTCAGACACAATGATTTAAAAGCGAATAATTTATTGGTGCATAAAATCACAAAACCGGATGTATACTTTAAATATCAAATAGCCAAAAAAAAATACAGGGTTAATAATATTGGATATCAAATAAAAATGTGGGATTTTGATTTTGCGTGTATTCCCGGTGTTGTCGATAATAAAAAAGTAGAGCTTGAATGGACAAGAATAATAAATGTGACACCTGAACAAAATCAGTATTATGATGTTCATTATTTTTTCAATACTTTGATTAAAAAAGGATTTGTATCGGGTATAATGACAAACAAAAATGTTCCACAAGAAGTAAGAGATTTTATAAATAGAATTTTACCCGAAAAATATCGCAATAATCCTTTGATGAATGAATTAAAATTGTTTATTGATAAAAATATGCCTGATAAATACAAAGATAATCAATATGGTTCAAAATATATAAATGGTTATCCAATCAATCCGTCAATAAAAAAATATATTGACAACATGATTCCTGACAAATTTAAGGGCATGAAAACAGGTGTTGTGCATGAAAAAGGAAGATTATTGGTCAATGATGAATATTTAACACCATTGCAAATTTTAGAAAATGATCCATTTTTTGCAGAATACAGAGTTGAAGACAAAATGATTGAATTGGTTCCAAGAGAACAAAAAATAGTGGAAAATTATGATGGAAGGAATAATGGAATAATTGGAGGAAATTATGCTGATCCAACAATATTAAATATAATGTCATCAAGAGATATTGATATTGATAAAATATTGGGAGGGAATAAACAAAAAATAAAAAAAGTATCAAAACGGTCAAATTCAAATTCAAAAAAAAAGAAAAACTCTAAACGTAGCAAATAAATTTATTTATCTATACATTTTGCGTAAAATTTAGCATAATCATATTTATAATACATAAAAAAATTATTTGCGATGGCAATGACAAGCAGTATTATTAATATTATTGTGTAATCTCTCATGTTATCTTTCTAATATATATTATGATATATTAAAAAAATTCAATATAATTTTTGTAGTTATTATATATTATGACAGAATATGACAATATTGATTTCCGTATAAATTTGATGTATGATAGTGTGTATGGTAGAAACAATACGGATTGTTATGAATTTGTTCCAATTATAAAAAAAAACATTGATATTATTGATATAAAAGAACCAAATGAATTTAATCAAACAAATGTGCTGAAACAAAAAGTTAAATTGATGCATAAAACAGATGATAATAAATTTTATTTGAAATGTGAAGGAAATATTTATCCGTGCACTGCTGTAATAAGTTCACATACCAATAAATATTATAATGACATTGAAAAAAACGAATATATGTATAATGCATTATTACATTATGTTTTTAGCGATTTAGTAATAAATTCACGATGTAATTTTATTTTATTACCATTGATGTGTTTTGATACAACAATCGATAAAATAAAAAAAGAAAATGAACAAATGTATGATATAATAAAAACGGACATTTCGTCATCAATGATGATAAATGTTTTTGTACATGAACATTATTTTAAACAAGAAACTTTATATAATTTTTTGAAAAATAATGAAATGAGTGAAATGCAATGGAAAATTTTATTTTTTCAAGTATTGTATACTTTATTAAAAATAACTGAAATGCATGGTAAATTTAGACATAATGAATTATCATTGGACAATATATTGGTATACAAAAAAACAGAAAACTTAAAAGATAAAACAAGATATAAAATAAACAATGTTGATTTTGATTTACCAAATGGTGGATTTGAAATCAAAATTACAAATTTTCACAAGAGTTGTTTGAATGGTTATGAAAATAAAACGACAACAAAAACGAAAGAAATGCCATATTATGATGTTCATTATTTTGCATCATCTGTCATGATATTTATGCTTAAAAATGGAAAAAAAATGGATAAAAATTTTCATTTGTTTTTAAATGATATTGTGCATGAAAAATATAGACCACATGAAAACACGAAAAACAATAAATTCTCAGGTTTAGATGAAACAAAATTTGATAATGATTCATCATTCATGCTTACACCACAATCAATTTTGCTGAAAAATAATTTTTTTTCTGAATTATTATTAAATATGGATCTGTCTGCTTCATCCGTACAAAATGAACGTATAAAAATAGACAAAATAAATGATAAAAATATAAATATAAGTTATTCACCGATAGAAAATGGATTTGGATTAAAAAAATCCACGCAAAAAAAAAAATCCAAACAATATAATAATATGAATAAAAACAAAAAATCAATTACTGGTACCCGGCGAATGATTGCTGGTAGTGATGCCATTTCCGATTCTGGTGTTTTTAAAAAATCAGAAAAGAAACATAAATCAAAATTATCGGGCGGTAGCAGTGATATGTCTGACACATCTGAACAACGTAAATCATCTTCGTCTTCATCTTCATCTTCATTATCTGAAAAACAAGAAGGAAAAAGTTCTTCAAAATCTTCTTCAAAATCATCTTCAAAATCATCTTCAAAATCATCTTCAAAATCATCTTCATTATCATTTTCATCAGTATCTGGTAAAAAAGGATCCAACAATGTAGCAAATAATGTATCTCAAGGACAAAATCATATGTCACAAGAAGGAATGTATAATATGTCGCAACTTCGTGGTATTGATAACAAATTTGCCGATAAATTATCACGGGTTTCAAAAAATTATACAGGCGAAGTACCTGAACATATTCGCCATCAATTGGAATCAGGTGAAGGATTTGGTGGTATGAATAATGGAATGGAAATGCCAATGGGAATGCCCAATGGTATGGGTATGCCAAATGGTATGGGTATGCCAGGTGGTATGGGTATGCCAAATGGTATGGGTATGCCAGGTGGTATGGGTATGCCAGGTGGCATGGGTATGCCAGGTGGTATGGGTATGCCAGGTGGTATGGGTATGCCAGGTGGTATGGGTATGCCAGGTGGTATGGGTATGCCAATGGAAATGTCTTCTGGTATGGGGGGAATGCCAGGTGGTATGGGAGGAATTCCATTAATGAACAATATGATGTCTGGTGGTGGCAATAAACAACCAAAATATGTATTTGTTCGTGAAGATAACAAACGTGATAATTTTTTTTTTTAAAAAAAAATCAAATTATCGATAAAAAAATGACAGGTGGAGCTGCAAAAGTTATACCGGCATATCAACAAACAACAATGATACCCAATATTCCAAACGAACAAAAACAATTTTTTGCCGAAAAAATGCAAAACAAACCATTGCAACAAGAACAAAAACCAACATTCAGTATGGAATATTATCAACCTCAACCAAAACCAAAAATAAATAATATGGACCAAAATGTAGCAAAAATGTTTCAATATTTACCAATGGTGGCACCTGATATTAATGCACCATATAATTTTTTGAATTGGGCATATCCATGGATGTCACCAATCGCACAGGGATATATGCAACCAACAGTTGTAAAAAATTACACAATAAACACTGATGGTATAACAGGCGATCATCAACGCATTGCCACAATATATGAAGATGTTATGCCACAGCGCAAATTTTCACCAAGTTATACAACGCTTGGAGAAAGAATAAATGACTATTCATTTATTCGCGCAATGATTCTCGATAATACTGATGGAAAAGATATTGATTTGCACGGAATGAGTCACAACAGTATAAATAGTCATATTAAAATTGATGTTGCAGGTGTTAATCCGTATAATACATATAGACATTCGCCAAATCCGTATAAAGGATTACCATTTGGATTTTTATTATTTAGATCGTGTTATCCAATTAAACATTTGGAAAAGGGAGGGAGTGTTGGATGTGCAAAAGATTCAACCGCATTAAATATTCGGTTATATAGGATGATAGAAGGATCATATTATGTTGACAAAATAAAAAAAAATAATAAAAATATAACTCATTTTCATTTTGATGAATGGCGCGAAGTGGCATTTTATGAATATATCAGAGAAAATATACTAAAGAAAAAAATATGCCCAAACTTTCCATTTATGTTTGGTTATTTTATTTCGGAACATTCAATGATTGATTATACAAAAATGCAATTATGCGAAAAATCAAGTGCATCAAACAATGTTACAAATTATCCAATGCACATGACCGACATACCAATTGCAAACCCTGTGAATTTGAGTGTGCAAACAAATGTATTACAAAAACAAAAAGGTGGTGTAGTTGAAATTGTTGGTTCAAAAAAAGGAGAAGAATTTGTTAAATTTTGTGCTGAGAATAATGATGATGCAAGGGATGTAATAGCTGCTATAAATGATACAAAATTATTAGAAAAACAACGACAAATGAGAGATATGAAAAATTATGTAAATCCAATTCCAACTGCTAATTATGTATCATTGGATAATAAAACGTCCGCACAAGTTAAATTAAATGATCAAGGATTATTCGTAGCAATGGAAAAAACACCATATGGAATGGTAATGGAAAATAATGGACTGATATCATCAATGGATAGTTATAAAAAAATTGTTCAAGTGAAGCCAGATGCATATTTAGGGAAATCAATGGTTATATTGACAGAATCGCCAACATATTCGATTTTTACATGGGCAAGTAAAATTTATCAAGCACATGCAAATGTCAATGAAATGATAAATAGAGGATATCATCAGGAACATGAATGGATGAATGTTTTATTTCAAATGACTGTCGCGTTGTATGTAATGCAAATAAATAATATATATATTGATAAATTTGCGATTGATAAAAATGTATTTGTAAAGGATTTACCATTGAGAGGAACGCAAACAGAATTTTGGAAGTACAAAATTGATGGAATTGATTATTATTTGCCGAATTTTGGATATTTGGTAATGATTGATTCAAATTTTAGAGATTTGAATATAACAAATGATAATAAGTTCATACAAAATAATAAAGAATACAAGCTCAATGGAGAGTTTTATGGCATTATAAATCAACAACAAAATCAAAATCAATCTTTTCAACAACAATCAATAAACTATAAATTAAAAGCATTCGAAATGTTTAAATCGTGCTTTGATGTCAATATATTTGGTAGAGATTTTGAACGCGGAGGAGGTGTTAAACCTCCAGATTCAATTATCACACTGATAACAACAATTATGCAAGAAATTTCAATTGATAGAAATTTTGATATATCACCATATATTCTTAAATATTTTAAAAGATATATAAATAACAGAATTGGTACAATCTTGAAAGAATCAGAACATCCACATGTTTTGAAATCCATTGGTACTGGCGATTTAAAACAAGGCAATATTGTAATTTTGCAAGATGGAAATGCTAAATACAAATTTGTGCTGTATTTAGGGACAAATAATGGTATTGCCACAATTGTTTCGCGTGATAACCCATTAAATAATAACAATGTTAATACTAACGTTGATAAAATATACAAAGAGCAAAATGTTCCTGTGTCTTCATTGAGAGGATATAATGAAGCAGAGACAATACAACAAATATATAAATTCAATGATGAAAATTTGTCAGAAGATGGACTATTGGAAGTATACATTATAAATAAAAATATTTGATTACTTTTTTAATGGAAAAATAATTGCGTTTTTTTCATTTTGCATTTCCTTTTGTATTTTGTTCTGTATCATCTTTCGCTTGTTTATGCGCATATTCCAGTGCTCCTATATGTCCTTTTCCTTCAATAATAGCATCCATATATTCATCATAATAATATACATTATTAATATGTGGAATACTGTAATGAAAACTTTTTTTATCAATGTTGTGCTCTCTTTTAAACTTGTCGCAATAAATATCGATGAGATTTCCAATGTGCATGCGCCAATGACCATATCCAGAACACATATAATTTTCCCTAAATTCAACACATTCAAAAACAAGAATGTCTAAATCATTGCAAAATTTGCGCTCGTTTATATTTATCGACTTTTGACAAATTACTTCATTATCCTCTGATTCTGTACTTTGATGTTCGTAATTGTCAGTTTCACCAGAATAATCTGAACAATCTGAACAATCTGAATCACTGTACATTTTATTGCGCAATATTATACTAGTTGATTATTATACTGATTAAGAGTTTTATTATTGATTGTATATATTTTCGAAATAAATATGAATTCAATTTTTATTGCAAGCGCATTTCCGTTATTTTACAATACAAAAATTGCTTTTATAATTTTGAAGATTTTTGCGCTCTGTATACTTGCGAATAAAATTCATGTATACAAACACAATAAAAAGTTGATTTTTATTGGTAATGATTTTGAATAATAAATATTATGTAACAATAATATAGAGCAAAATGTATAATTATTTGAGGAGCTGGTTGTATAATGAGGTTGAAAAAGAAGAAAGAACAATTTATGAAGAGCCATTTTATGATATTCTTGTTAGACGCAGAGATAAAATATTATCAACATACAACATAATAAATACATTCTCCAATAATACAAAAAAACGAATGGATGATATTATGCTTGATAAATCATTCTTGACAAAAACATTTAATAAAATGAAAAATATTAATGGAGTAGTGTGTTATTATTATTGCAAGGGAAATAAGCTATATCAAATGTTTGAATATAGTTTAACACCATCAATACGCAAATCATTTACAGAAAATGATGTACATATTAATGATATTATTGATTCACAATTTGCTTTGGATATTACGATTGATGTAGTGAGGGATTCACTAATTTTTCCAAAAAAATATATTGAATTTGATCCGAAAAAAAATAAAATTGGCGAGTTATCCATTATTGAGGAATTAATATTGCACAGTGAAGATAAATTGCTCATTGAATTGATTGAAAAACATAAAATTCGAGTGAGTAATAATATGTCTGATTGTGGTGGAAAGTATGTGGATCTCGTAAATTTGGCAATACGAATGAATAATGGTAATGTTGTGAATATATTAAATAAATGTTTTTACGAACCACAAATTACAAACTCGGAAAAAATAACTCTTGATTTGGTCATCACTGAAGATACAGAGATGGTAAAAAAATACAAAAAATACAAAAAAATGGCTGAAGAAATAGCGCCATTATTATATGTCGGCGCCGTACCTTTTATTTTATACAATGCAATATATGTTTCTTTTTGTTGATTTGGAAAAATTGAAAATTCATAAATTTATAAAATTGTAAAATATACAAACAATTACAAAATAAGCAAATAAAAACAACAAATAATGGATGGTGATAGCAATAAATTTCAAGGTGCATTTTTTGTGTTATCATTGTTGTATATATATTTATTGTCTGATTTATTTGTGATAATAAACAATGGTGTATCGATGAATTTAGTGATGAAAATATGTATTCCGATATGGGGAAAAATATTTGTTGTGTTATTCAATCTTTTGTCAGAATACAGTGAAGATTTTAAGGATTGGTGGATGCGTTCTGTTTCAGTAAATATAATAATATCATATATTTTTAAAGCACTAAAACTATTACATAAAAGTAATCTTCATATGAAATGGGAAGATTTTTTGAAAAAAGGAATTGATTATTATTTCATTTTTATATTGTCAAAAATATTTTATAATTATATTTTTAATTTTGGGTTCAGTTTATATTATTTAATATTTTCATGTTTATGTGCGTACAGCATATATATCAAATTTAGAACATCAAATACTGCATTTATTACATTATCAGGAAAATTTATTGAGATGGGTTCAAGCATGGTGATATCTGATAATTTATATCGTTTGGAAGACTATAAAGATTATTGTATTAAAAACAAGGATAGTTGGTTGAGCTACACAATAAAATTAATAATTGGATATCATTATGAAATTGATATTGATGGCGAATTAATGGCAAAGGAATCTGCTGATTTCTTTGGAACAATTCCAAAAGATTGCAATGATATGTATAAATCAAGTTTAATACGAAAAGTGACATCTGTAGTAGAAACAACAAGAAATGTATATAACAAAATAACAACAAGCTTTTATGGTGCTGATAAATTAGAAGATGATTTTGTAATAAATAAAAATAATACAAGTGAAAAAGCGACAGAAAATACAAATGAAAAAACTACAGAAAATACAAATGAAAAAACGATGGAAAATATTGATGTTGCTGAAATAAATTTGAGACAATTTAGAAAAAATCCATAAAAAATATTATTGTAAATTTTGGGTGTTGGCACATACAGTGCAAACAATTAATTTGTTGGCAGCTTCATCAGCTGATCGGAATTGCACATATTCGACAGTGCATTTCCGTTCTTTACAATTTGGACATTCATATTCATCGGTTGTTTCAATATTATACATTGCATCATCTTCTCTTATTTTTTTTTCTGTTATTGGTTCCCATAATTTTGGATGTAATTGATGAGGATATAAAAATGCAATTGTTCGTGGTTTAATCTTATTGTTTAGAACAGCTGGTAACAATGTTTTGTTTTCAATATGTGGGTTATTTGTATCAAGATTGATACATATAATATGTAATTTTATAGCATAGGTCGTTGATACTCTAGTATATTCTAATTTTTTTTCAAGAACATGCAACAAAGATGCTTCAAACAATCCATTCTCAATATCGACCGATATTATTTCGTTTTGAACATAATCATTTATGCGATAAATAGCCTCGGTTCTATCGATTGTGCGCTCTGCTTCTCTTAAAAGATTAAAACTAATATCACAACTGTTTTTCATATAAAATTTATATCTGTTTCGATGCTCATTTTCAAGAGTAATTTTATCTATTTTTAATGGGATTGGTTCATTACGTTCTCGTTTCATTAAATAGTGTGTATTGTAGTTTCTTTTATATGTATTATGAGCTTTTTATTATTTTTTTCAAAATTTTTTATAATAAAAAAATAAAAATACATAAAAATAATAATCATACATTATTAATATATAATGCTATACACAGAAAGTGATATTGAATTATTAAAAAGCAAATCGGACGCTATAAGGGAAAAACTTGAATTGATAAAACAAACAAATTCTGAACCATCACAAGAGGATCTAAAAAAAGCGCATGAAATCGTCAAGGATTTTGTCAAAACAAAAAAGCGCAAATTGTATGGCGGATTCGCATTGCACTTGTTGATGATAAATAAAAACAAAGATAAGGGGATTTATTCATCATCAAAAATACCTGATATTGATACATATTCAACAGAACCAATGGATGATATGCAAAAATTATGTAATATATTGCACAATGACGGATTTAAGGAGATTCAAGGTATAGAAGCAATGCATGCAGAAACATATTCAATAAAATATTACAACGAAACATTATGTGATTTTTCATATGTGCCAAAAAATATTTTTAATAGAATGCCGTTTGTTGAAGTTGAAGGTTTCCGTTGTATACATCCAAATTTTATGACGATTGATTATTTGAGAATGTTATCAAATCCAATGGACAGTTATTGGCGTTTTTTTGATTGTGGATCAGATTTAAAAGCATTTTCGCGATTTAGAATGTTGCTGAGTGAATATTCTATTCCATATAATGAAAAATCATTAAGCATTATGAAATCATCCCCAAAAGTGAATGATCTTAAAAATGTTATATTTAATTATTTGATTGAAAAAAAAACAATTGTTGTTGTTGGTTTTTATGCTTATAATTATTTTTGCAAAATTGGTGGGTACGATACTGTTGATATTCCTTATTATGAATTCATATCTGTTGATTATAAAAAAGATGCATTGGAATTGATCGATGTATTAAAAAAAGTAAATAATGAGATTTCATATGATGAGTATTCACCATTTTTTCAATTTACAGATTATTCAGTTGAAATTTATATTAAGGATGATATTGTGTGCAGAATTTATAATCATTTAAATAAATGTGTACCATATCAGGATGTGGAAGCGCAAAATTTCGATGATAAAAAATTAAAAAGAATGGTAGGAGGATATAATGGAAAAATTCGCATTGGATCATTTATTTTATGTTTATTGTATACATATATCAATGCTCAAAGAGCAAGAGTGAATGAAAATCAAAATACAGAAAAATTATTTTACAATGCTGCCTCACATTTGATTCATGTGAGAAACGAATATTTAAAAAAAATAAAGAAAACATTTTTGGACGAAACAATTTTTGCTGATTTTACACTTGCATGTATTGGTGAAGAAATAACATCGGAAAAAGCAAAACGATTAAAAGTAGCGAAACGCAAAGCGAAAAAAAAGCCAATTATATATCGCTATATACCAGCAGATGAATATAGAGAAACAACTCCAAAATATATATATGGTAATACGTCAGGAAATAAAATATTAAACTCAAATACAAAAAAATTAAAACTAGGAAAAGATTCAATTGATGATGAAGAAACTGATATTGAGGAAAATGAAAACGATGAGATTGAAATAAAAGAAAATGACAATGGAAAGAAAAAAAAACAAAGTAGAGTAAGCAATGAAAATATCAAATTGCACGTAAGTCAGCCATATTTTGATGAAATAAAAAATGGTGAAAAAACATTTGAAGGAAGATTGTTCAAATCGAAATTCAAGGATATACATGTTAATGACATTGTTATATGGGAAAATGATAAGGATACATTCTCTACAAAAATAAAGTCGGTAAGATTGTTTGATACATTTTTTGATGCTATTGAATCCGTTGGATTAAAAAATGTGTTACCATCACAATATAAAAAATATAAAAATGAATCCGTTGAAACAATAAAAAAATCAATCGAAGAAGTGTATCGTCAATGGTATTCAATGGATGACGAAAATGAATATGGCGTTGTATTATTTGAGTTATCGAAAAATTGAATATATTTTTAGCAAAAATATTATGTTTTGTATTTATTATTTGTTGATCAAATAATGAATATTGGAATCGTTACTGAAAATGAATTAATTATTATGTCTTTAGTGACAGAAATGTATGTTTCGAATAAAAATTTTGCAAAATTTTCACAAAGTGATATTGCGAACAGTTATAAATCATTGAAAAACAATATCAAATACAGATTAAATAATGGAGATGATGCAGATAATATAAAAAGTAAATTAACCATGATGAATTTATGGACGAGAGAAACATTACCGTATACATTGGTAGATATGGATTATAGCAACGTTATAAGACAAGAATATATTGATAAAAGAAAAAAAGTTATCGAACAAAAAAAAAAAGAAAATACATAATGATTTCATTTGTGCTGAATATTGTAATGCTGATGTGTTTGAAAGATTTAACCAATAAAAATAATTTTTTTACGAAAATTATTTTGATCATGATTATTATAATGGAATTGCATATAAAAGGCAAATTACACAAAGAATATAATCGTCCATTTCCACCCACAATTGATTCAGTTGTGTTAATGAATCATCCTCAACATAATGATAATTTATTTTTGGGCTTTGTTTATAAATATTTATGGGAAAATCAAGCTTGTCTAATTATATTGTTAAATAATTTGGATCATAATGAACCAAAATTAATTAAACACAAAATGGTTGACAATGAAGAATCTTCAAAGGGTGTTTACATTTTATTGAAATCTCACGCATGGAAATATGTGAATATGGCAAAACTCGCAAAAGAAATGAACAAAAGTGAGACTGATATAACAAATCATATACTGAAGCGAAGAACAGAATTTGAAATGAAAACAATTTTACACGATTATCCAATTACACGTTTGGATTTAATGTCATATGGAATTTATAAAAATAAAGCAAAACAGGATAAAAATGATTGTGAAATGGATGATGGTATAAAGGACGAAAGTTTGCTGACGACTAATGGCGAATTGCAATTGGAACATTTATTTCGAGAACGAGATTTAAAAATGTTCGATCCAAATGAAGAATTTAAAGAAGTTGATGATGATATAAAATTACATCTTAAAAAAAAATTAAGGCTTGCTGAGCGTATCAGTGATAATGAAGTAAAAATTGTAGTTAATAAAAATATAGCAATTCGTAATATCATCGAAACTGTGGATGATGAGATAAATGAGGGTAATAAAATAATTGCATGGATAAAACAACATATGGCAAACGTTGTCACTGACAACATTAAAATATTTGGCGATTTGAAATTTGCAATTCACAATGGATATGTGCATATTGGACGAAAAGGTATTAATGTATCCGATACAATTACACCACAATTGGTCGGGAAATTACACTATTTAAAATGGCAATATAATATTCCGATCGATTATGATACATTAAAATATATTCTTTTTCAAAATAATTATCAAAAAAAACTAATAAATGATAATGCTCAACGCTTAGAAGTTGAGAAAATTTTATCACAAGAATTTTTGATGATAATGCAACCACAGTCAAAATATTTAATGTATGCATTAAAACGATTAATAATGACGTGGTATTGTGATGATTTATTGACAAAACATATTCGTAAAATAAAAATATTAATTAATCAATGGAGAGCGAAAAGCGATGAGAGATTCAATCAACAATATGGAGTTATGCCCATGATTGTAATATATCCTCGATATGGAAAAGACAGTGCACGAATTTGTATGACAAAAATTGCAGATTATTTTTTGCTATATAATAATATTGCATGGGAATGTTCAGAACCATCGTATGCAATAAAAGTGAATGATTTATTATATTACACAAATGGTCATTTAGATTTGAAATTATATTTCCGTCGTGTGGTAAAAGATTACGCGGGAACCGTAAAAAACGAAAGTTTTGACGATGAAATGAAAAAAATGATTGGATCAGAAAATTTATTGTATCCATATGCAACAAACGATGTATAAATAACAATATTATGCAATGTTATACAATATGCATAATTCATTGAAAAATTTCGCGCCAAATTGCGAATCGCAATAATCAGCAATATTGTTCTCTTGTTTCAAATGATTTAATGCTCCCACAACATCAAAATAATGAGCAAAATTATGTTTAGCAAGAATTTGAATTAGTGTCAATGAATTATTTTTATCATATTCATCTCTAATTACTTGTGTTGTCAACTTCCAAAGAAGATTGTACAAAACAACCATTGGATGAAAATTTTTTCGCAGTGTTTTTTTCACATATTCAACAATATATGAAAATTCAGTATTGCCGGCAATATCAATCTCGCCTTGTACATAATCAAACTCAAAAACAATATTTCTTAAATCATACATAACAGAAAAGCAACATTCAAGTTCATTTATCAATAAATGCATTTTGGCGAAATTAAAGTGTGGTGATTAGCATGGGTTACAAAATTTTATTATAATTATATCAATAAAAAAATAAATCAATTTTTATTCATCATATTCAAAATAATCATCATTATCAACTTCACCATAAAAATTGTTATCTTTTATTTTTTCATTAACATTTAATTTTGTTAAAGCATCCAAAGCTGCATTTTGTTCTGCTTTCAATTTGGTATTTCCTTCTCCTATCCCAAAAATATCGCCTTTTTGGTTTGTTACACAAACTGAAAAAATTTTTTGTTCAGAATCAGCGCAAATATCTGAATATTTGGGATCCTTCCATCCAAGTTTATGAAAATGTTGCATAATTTTTTCTTTAAAATTATCATCAGTTCCCAACAAATCAGCAAAGTCTAAAACTTTTTCTATTAGTGTTATGAAAAAAGTTTCACAAACACTAAAATCAGCTTCAAGTGATAATGTTCCAATAAATGATTCAAACAAACTTTTTATCAAATTCACATCATTTTCTCTTGCTCCAGATAATTCCATATTTCTTGCTATTATTGCGTATTTATGCAAACCAATATATTTTGTTAGTATTGATAATGTTTCAGCTCTTTCTATTTTTGTCCTTAATTTTGTCAAAAATCCTTGATCTTTTTGCGAATATCTTTTTGATAAGTATTGCGTTAAAATTAAATGAATAACTGCATTTCCCAAATGAGATAATCTACTATAATCTTTTTTTTGTAATTTAATTGCATTGTTTTTTTTATTTTGGTCTATTGGAGGAATATCTTTCAATAATTGTGCAGTTTTTTCTCTCAATATATCTTTTTCAAGATACGATATATGAACAGTTCCAATCAAATAATTTTTAATATTTTTAATTTTATGATCGATATTCAAATTTTCGAATATTTTATTGATATAATTTTCTTCAATCAGTGTATTTACTTCATTTAAAATATGATTATTAAAATCGTTGTCGTAAAACCATCCAGAATATTCATCTTTGTCATCATCCGATACATAATCATAAATATCATTGGTTTTGGTTTCATTATCACCAAAAAATGATTCAGCTTCATCTTTATCTTTAATTAATTTTAAATTGATCAAAGCGTTATGAGCGGCATTTTGCTCGGCACGAGTTTTTGTGTTTCCATACCCAATACCAATAATATCAGCATTATCGGTTTGAACGTAAATAACATATGTCTGATTCAATATATCAACACTATTTTTTTGCGACAATGAACTTTCAATATATTTGGGATCTTTCCACTTCATTTTATGAAAGTGTTGCATGATTTTTTCTTTGTAATTGTCATCAAAATTTATCAAATCCGCAAAATCAATTTCTTTTTCAAGTAAATTAATCAAGAATCTATTGCATATATCGTATGAGGATTCGATATATAAAGCACACATAAATGATTCAAATATATCTTCTGTCAAATGAACATCGTGTTTTCTTGCTTCGTTTAATTCCATGTTTTTTGCAATAACGACATATTTATCAAATCCAACAATTTTTGATAATATGGATAATGTGTCAGCTTTTTCGATTTTTGTTCTTAATTTTGTCAAAAATCCAATGTCACCACTTGGATATCGTTTGTATAAATATTGTGTCAAAATCAAATGAATGATGGAATCTCCTTGATATTCAAATGTATTATAATCTCTACATTGCAAAGGCATACAAATGGCTTTTTTTTCATTACTTATTGGTGGTATATCTTTTAATAATTGTGCTGTTTTTTCTTTGATAGCACTTTTTTTTAAATAAGAGACATGCGTCATGGCAATTTGAAAATTTGATAGACACTTAATTCTATAGTCAACATTGTATTTTTTAAAAATGTTGTTTAAAAATGTTTCCGTAATTGGAATGTTAAATTCATTTAGTATATGATTTTTAAAATCTCCATCTTTAAAAATTTGCTTGTTATCACTATTAAACATTATATTTTTATAATTGTTTTATTTGTTTATGTATTATTTTCAATTTTTGCAGTGCAAAAAAACAATAAAAATAATATTTTTATCGTTTGTATACATGAATATCATTCGCAAGTATACGAAATAAAAAATATTATTTTATAAATGTACTTGTGAAGCTCCTGTAAGTTTCTTTGGGTTTTGAAAACCATGATGGTTTGTTCGTTGGTTCACTGACCTTAAAAACGCTATTGAATTGTTCAGGATATTCTTCACGTGATCGTTTTCGTGTTTGATTTTGTTTATTAATTAAATCAATCAATGTAATAAATGCTTTTTCGATATTTCCTTCTTCTGCACCCATTCTTGCGGAAGTAAAAAATATGCGCGAATTTGTGAAAGTGTGCAAAAGTGATACATTTTCAAAATTGTTAAAATCATTATCGCTTTTTATTTTATCTGATTTGTTATTGAGAAGAATGATTGGAATTGTTGTAGTATACTTTTTGATAAAATCAAAATATTTCATGGAATTCATTTGCGAATTTGGTTCTGTCAAATCACAAACCACAACAATACCATCAATATTATATGTTTCCAATTCATGACCTAACCACCCAAATTTATCTTCATTATATTTATGTTGACCTCCGGTATCCAATAATTTTATTGTGCTTGATTGAATGGTTACAATTTTATCATATACAATTGCCTTTTCTGTTGTTTTCATATCCTTAATTTCTTTTGAGCACGATGATTTATTTTCATGAGCAATTAGTGATTGAATGATTGAACTTTTACCAACTCCACTATTCCCCAAAATTACTATATTGTGCATGATTTATTTGTTTATTTGTTTGTTTGTGTTTATCGTATTATATTGATTCTATTTTATATTTTATTATTCAATTTTTATAAAAATTGAATAATAAAATATAAAATGGAATCAGTACAATATAATAATAAAAACCGGAAAAATATATAATTATGGAATGCGATGGAACTTTCTATACATATCCTGAAACAACAGGAGTAACGATGGTATTGATAAAAAAATCAAACAACCTTGAATGTCAATTCAAGAAAGATAATATTATTATTCATGAAGAAACAATTATAAATTATAAAAGACCTGTATTCAAGGATAATAGTTTTTATCTTTATGGAAAAAAATATTTCACATGCGAAACGGAATCAACATCTCGATTTAAATTATTGCAAGAATATTTTAATAAAAACTTTAATGTTACAAAAAAAATGATACGAATTGGCAATTATAAATATATCGGAGAAGCCACAGGAAATATTCCAAATGGTGATGGATGTATGTATTATGATGATGATAGAATGATGATTCGTGGAGTATTTACTGAGGGTGAACCGCAGTGCCAATGTACATTATTTTCATATGATCAATCTATTCAAGTATATTGTGATGATATTGTGTATCGTCAAGGTAAAATGATACCAGCGCAACAAGGAACAGTAATACTCAAGCGTCTTCAAACGAATTATGAAATTAATTTTGTTGACTTTCGCAAATCAAATAAAATAGAATTATCATTGAATAATGTTACGGAATATGCTACTGAATGTGCAAAATTTGTATTAAATGAATTAAATAAAGATTCGTGTGCTATCTTATTTATGAATATGGATGATTCGCATCAACGCGCAACATTATATTCAATGTTAATAAAGCAAGAAAAAATAATGGAAACAAAACAAGAAAAAACAGTCACAATAGCACCAATAGTGACATCATTTGAAAAACAACAAATATCATTGTATCAAAAAGTAAAAAATGTGATATATGAATATATGATACTATTTGTACAAATAAATATGATAATATTGACAATGAAGATATTTGTTATGTAATTTTTTTATAGTAATATAATATAATGTCCCACAAAAATAGAGATAAATATATTGATTTAAGGATAAATGGTCGATTGTTTCCATCGTGGATCGCCGCAAATTTTAAAGAATATAAATTGAGTGAAATTGTATTGGATAAAGATGATCCATGCAACAAAACAATAAATTTGGATTTGAAACAATATCAAGCATTTATCGGTAAATTTCTCGATTTCAATAGTCCATACAAAAATATATTGTTGTATTTTGGTCTTGGCGCAGGTAAGACTGCAACTGCTATTAATTTGTATAACGTACTTTATAATTATACGCCAGGATGGAATGTATTTATTTTATTAAAAGCAACATTAAAGGACAACTGGATTCGTGAATTGGAAAGATTTTTAAATGAAGAAGATAAACAACAACGCAAAGCAAATATTATATTTATATCATATGATTCGCCAATCGCCGATAAAACATTTTTGGATGAAGTAAAAAAAACGGATTCATCAAAAAAAAATTTATACATAATTGAAGAAGCACATAATTTTATCAGTAATGTGGTGAGCAATATTACATCAACATCAGGAAAACGTGCACAAATTATATATGATTATATAATTCAGGATCAATTGGAAAACCAAGATACTCGCGTTGTTGCATTATCAGGTACACCTGCTATTAATAATCCATTTGAATTGGCATTGTTATTTAATTTGTTACGTCCAAATATATTTCCAAAATCAGAATCAAAATTTAATCAGGAATTTGTTTCTGATACGGGTTATAGAAGCTTAAATCCTGAAAAGAAAAACTTGTTTCAGCGTAGTATTATGGGGTTAGTTTCATATTACATTGGATCAACACCGGATTATTTTGCAACGAAATCAACGGAATATGTTTATGTTAAAATGAGTAGTTATCAAGAAGATATTTATGGTTATTTTGAAGATATTGAAGAAAAACAAGCAAGAAAAAAAAAAGCGAAACAATCAAGTTCCGAAACGTATAAATCCTATACGAGACAATCATGTAATTTTGTCTTTCCTTATTTAGGACAAGGTATGGCAGGAGAAAATCGTCCAAGACCCAAAGATTTTTCAATAACCGAAAAAATTGGACAACAGTTGCAAAAAGGGAAAATTACAAAAGATGATAAAGCAACAAAAGATAAATATTATGATTCAAAAGATTATGTTGGAGCAATTGAAAAATTTATGAATACATTTGAACATTATATTGATGAATTTATGATTCAAGATGAAAAAGATGGTCACACTATCGCGAGAGATATTGAAACTTGCGAAAAGAAATATGAATTTGATTTTGCAAAATTTAATGAGAAAGAAGAAAAATTTTCTCGCGTATACACAGAATTACATAAATGTTCAGCAAAAATGTTAAATATTATTTTTAATATTATAAAAGTCAAAGGACCAGCACTTGTATACTCTAATTATGTATTGATGGAAGGAATTCAAATATTTAAAATTTATTTGAAATATTTTGGATTTACAAGTTTTGATACACATTTAGAAAAACAACAAGGCAAACCATTTTTCAGGTATACTGAATATCATGGTATGGTTGATAAAGAGACACGTGGCAAAATTCTCGAAAAATTTAATACAAAAGAAAATAAATATGGCGAACAATGTAAAATTATAATGATTTCTCCTGCTGGTGCTGAAGGTTTGAACTTGCTTTCGGTTCGCTCTGTTCATATTATGGAACCATATTGGCATGAAGTGCGCATAGCACAAATGGCTGGTCGTGCATTGCGTCTATGTAGTCATAAATATTTGTCGATGGATGAACGCAATGTTATTATTTATCGTTACAAATCCGTTAGGAGTGGTTATCCAAATGCAAAATGGACTACTGATCAATACATAGAAGATATGGCAAGAGGAAAAGAAGGATTAATACAATCATTCTTGGATGCTATAAAGGAAGTAGCAGTTGATTGTGTATTATATAAAAATCACAATATGTTGACGCAAGATTATAAATGTTTTCAATTTGATGAGGATTCGTTATTTGAAGAACAAATAGGACCAGCATATAAAGAAGATCTAAGTGACAATATGAAAATAAACAATGGTAGTAATAGTGTTAATTCAAAGCAGGTTCTTGTCATGGTTATGGAAATAAAGGCTGTAAAACAATTGTCAAATACACAACCAATAAAATATTCCGAAAGGGATGATTATTTGTATTATCCTGAATTGGGAACTGTATACGATAAGGATTTACATTTTGCGATAGGAAAAATAGCAAAAGATGAAAATGACATACCAAAAAAATTGGATGAAGATACTTATATCATTGATAAATTGATTCCAATTCCAATCATCAAACAAAAAAAAGAAGAGTAAAAATACTTTTTGATTTATTGTGTTGATTTGTTATTTGATGTTATGTTGATGTCTGGATTTTTAAGAATATCTTGTATTGATGTGTGAATAGTTTTAAGTTTTGTTAATTCTCGAAAACATAATTCTTTATCAACGATTATGCTTTCCCGGTTATTTAATTCAGTTTCCTTTGTTTTTAATGTATTTAATGTTTCTTGTTGAAATGCATTTTTATTTTTCAATTCAAGAAAATACAAAACTGATATTACAACTCCGTATACAAACAACAAAAACGACAAAATTATGCTTAGTTCCATATAATTATATTATATATAATAAGTTGTCAATTGTTGAAATAGTAAAATACGAAAAATTGAAATAAATAGTAAAAATATCCCTAAAAACAATAAAATAAACACACAAAAATGCAAACAATATTTAATGAGCAAGTTTCTATTACAATAGGTAACAAAACACTTATTAGTGATAGTAAAATAATCATAGACAAAAACACGAAATATTGTATTTTAGGAGCAAATGGAGTTGGTAAAACGACCTTGATGAATCATATTTATGACACGATCAAAAATAATGCAAACGTTTTATATATTACACAGACATTATCGACAAATGAAGATGAATGTGATATGTATACTTTTATGCTAAAAGCAAATAATTCGATGTATACAAAGTATACAAGATTGGTTGAATTAGAAAAAAAAATAAATGAATCAATGGATACAAAAGAAGAAAATGATGAATATTTAAAATTATCATCCGAAATGCATAATTTTGAATTTGAAAAATATAATGCTAATGTATATAAAATATTGCATGGATTGGGATTATTTGACATAAAAAAATCGGTAAAATTATTATCAGGAGGGCAACTTTCCAAATTATCACTTGGTCGAGCATTGTTGTTGGAGCCAGAATTATTGTTATTGGATGAACCAACGAATCATTTGGATTTACAAAATATATTATGGTTATCATCTTATTTACAAAGCTATAAAAAAGGATTAATAGTTATAACACATAATATATCATTTTTTGATTCTTTTGTTGATAAATGTTTTTATTTTTGTACAATTGATCCCTTTAATCCAAATGTGTATGAATCAAATGGTGGATATGATAATTTTTTGATTTCTTGCAAACAAAGGAAAGATGAATACATTAATAAATACGATAAATATTGCAAACAAATATTAGAATTAAAAAAAAAAAATACATCGGATTCAAAAAAGAAAATGGAGGAATTAATGAAAACACCGATAAATCGTCCTTTGCGTGAATTAAATGTAAATATTGATTTCAATGATGCGAAATTTTTGACATCAAATGCATATGCAAATATCATAAGTTTTGATGATGTATACTTTGAATATAATGAAACTCATAAAATATTAGAAAAAATAAATATGGGAATAAGCATGATGGATAGATATGTTCTTGTTGGAAATAATGGTTCAGGTAAAAGTACTTTCTTCAAATTATGCAAAGGTGAATTAAAACCAACAATAGGAAATATAACAAAAGATCCTAAAATACGCATTGGATATTTTGATCAACATTCCATAACCAATATTCCAAATGATATATCACCAATACAATATTTAAAAACAATTGATTCGTCATTGCAAGAACAAGAGTATCGAATTATATTGGCAAAAATCGGATTTAAAAAGCAATATGAAAATGATAATTTTGATATTGCCAAATTGTTGATTAGTGATTTGTCTGGTGGACAAAAAGTAAAACTTGTGATGGCAGGAATATTTATGATAAAGCCACATATTATACTGTTTGACGAACCATCCAATCATTTGGATATATATTTTGTTGATGAATGGTTAAATGCAATTAACAAATTCAGTGGAGGTGTTATTGTTATAACGCATGATAGTTATATTATTAATAAAATAAACAATTATAAATTGTTATTGTTGGAAGAAAAACAAATGATGAGATTCAATGGTTCATTTGATGAATATTGCGAGGAATTTGATAATGAATAAAAATATTAAACATATTCTAGTTTTAATGTTATTTTATGTGACTGACATCCTAAATTAATTAATTCTTTATCAATTTCATCATCATTATCACTGTCTCTTTCGTTTGATGCCCTGAATTGAATAATAAAATTTAAATCAATAAATTCATTGAATTTTGTTATTAATTGTTCTATTTTACCATTTGGATTAATTTTAGCGAATGGGTTTTTTTCATCAATGTTAAGTAAATATATATATATAGGTTTTGTGTTAAATGCGTGTCTTATTTCTCCGATATATTTTGATGAATTAGAATAAGATTTATTTACGAATCCAAACAAATATCCAATGGAATTTTTTGAATAATCAATCATAAATTGACTTTTATTTTGACTCATTATTGTTATAAATCCATTTTTTTCCTTCATTAAAATATTGAGATTTTCGTTCTTGCAATATTCATTAAAATAATTTACAAGTTCATTAATTGTATTCTTTTCATTTGGAAACATTACCTCGTGAATTTTATATTCTTCATTGTCATTGTCAATATTATCACTATTATCACTATTATCACTATTATCAATATTGTCACTATCATGATCACTGTCCTTATCTTGTTTTATTTTAAGCACAAGGGAATTTTTTGTTTGATCAATATTTGCACAAAAATCCATATCTATTTTTTCAAGCGTTATGTTCTTTATAGATTTAATAGACTTTAAATTAAATTGTTCTTTCAATTCGACTAAATAATCATTAAAATGACATGGATTTTTTTCTATTTCATCACATTTAATAACAAATGATTTGATTGATGTTTTTTCTTTTGGTGTCGTTATTTCTTTGGTTTTTTTGACAGGAGCAATTTTAATTTGTTTTTTGGGTGGTTTGACTGAATCTGATGATTCAGAATTACTTTCACTTTCGGAAGCGCTTGTATTTGCTGATACTGATTCAGTATCTGATTTTTGTTCGGATTCAGTTTCTGATGAATCAGAATTCGAGTCTGACGAATATTTAACTTTTTTTTTTTTAATAGCTTGCTTAATTAATGATTGTTGCTTTTTGATATTTTCATTTTTCAATTCTATAATTTTTTGAATTTCCTTTTTATTTACTTTTCCATTTTTTAAAGTTTTATTTTTTTTGTGCTTTGAAATTAATTTTCCTATTTCATTGGAAGATAAATTCAATATTGACTGCGGATCAATCCCTAAATTATTTGCCAATGTTGTTTTATATTCGTTTTCCACTTGTGATAATGCATGTAATTCATTATTAGAATTATTATTGTTATTCATCATCATCATCATCATTTGTTGAAACATTTCTTTCAATTGATTTATTTCGTCATTTCCGTTATTTTGACCATATTGTTGGTTATGTTGATTGCCATGCTGATTACCATGTTGTTGGTTATTATAATTTGGAAATTGATTAGAATGTGTCATCTGATTAAATTGCATGGGTATTTGATATTGTGCATCAAAATTTGTTTCATATCCATCAGTTCCATCATATACTCCTCCATATTGATTAAATTGTTGTTCATCTTGATCATCTTTGCGACGATTTCCACGCAACGAATTTCCTCCATCTAAACTAAAATTCATTTCTGGTGGTTTATTTTGAAATGGTCCATTGTTATAATCATATCCCATATTATCGGCACCTCTATTCATCCCCCCTTCATTATATTCTCCACCTGCTCCCATATTATACCCTCTTTCTTGTTGTAATTTTGCAAATCTTGATTCTATATCATCGCCGATTTCACTCTTTTTCCTATCACCATCGACCATTTCGCGTTGATTTACACCAATTTGAAAATGAGCTCCCATTCTTCCATCAGCAGTGATAAATTCTCCTTGTGCATTTGGATTAAATGATGCAAATCCTCCAAAATTTGATCCAAAATCTGATTCCATAATTTTATTACCTGGTTCTCTTTTTGATGGAACAGATTGGCGTTGTAATCTTATTTTTCTATCACCAAAAATTTCTCTTTCTCTATCGGCACCCATTTGACTAACGGATTTTGATTGTTGTTGCTGTTGTTGATATTGTCGATGATTAACTTTTGCACGTTTGACTATATTTTCAATGCTTTTTTTATTCAATTCCGACAAAGCGACTTTTATTGGTTGTGATTTCAGTTCGCTTATATTGTTTTTCCAAACATCTGGCATTATTTTATCCAGGGCATTTCTTACTCCTTTTTTACCTTCATGATTGTCGGGTGTAACATCCAGATATTGACATATTTTATATGATAATTTTGCAATATTTTCTTTTGATGTGAAAGATTGTTTCAAATCCATTAATATTAATATTTATATCCAGAAATAATTCATCCATTCAAACACAATTCATAAAATAATAAATTTGTTTCCGTGTGTCCAAATACACAAAATAAAATATAGTGTTCTATTATAACAAATGCAAAATTTTGTACAAAGTACCCCAAATACAACTGCTCAATTAAAGAGTAATTATAATACAAGTGCATCTTTTAATAAAAGTTTTGAACCAAATAAATCATTGATTGATCATAATGATAATTTGAATAAGGGTGAATTATTACATAATAATGTTCATGATAAAGTATTACTGGAACGTGTTGTTGATTACAGATTGAATATTCATTCGAAAGATAGGGATACAACAAGATTTCCAAATATTTTTAATATGAAAATATCGCTGGGAAATTCCAATTACACAGGAAACATTCAAAAATCATTTAAAAATATTAAATATATTACTTTAAATTATGTGACAACGCCTCGTTCAATGGCTATTGATACATCAAATATAAATTTAGTAACACCGGTGTATAATATATATCCAACAAGTTCGATATATAAAAATCCTGCAGCGTCAGATCCATCAACGATCATGTATACATTAAACAATCACCCTTATCTAATTTTAAAAATATCAGAATTAGTCACGGATAATTGTTTGGGAACCAATTCATTAATTGATAGAGATTCATTTATTATTTATCCTGATCAAAAATTAAATGATATGTATGGATGGAAACCAAAACGATCAACAATTGTATTTCCAAATTCGGCATTGGGAAATTTAAGCACATTGACATTACAATTATTTGATGAACAAGGAAATATGTTGGGAATTTATGATCAAAATGGGAATGATATTATTGCAAATAATATAACTGGAACAACAAAAAAATACAATGATTATGTATCAACATATAACTCAACAACATCTGTCAATTATACGAACAACATGACACAAGTATTGTACGATTTCACATTTGGATTAATAGAAAACGAAATAAATACGCGCACAAATTTTTAGTTCTGCAAAATGTAAACAACATAATTAATATTTAATAGTTTTATTTCTTTGTGATTTTTGTATAATTCTTTTGTACTATCATTGGTTAAATAATTATTTATATCATTTTTATACCAATTCGTTTCCGCTATTATATTATTAGAATCATATACATAATATTTTTTATTACATACAATTCCAACTATGGCATGGTTGATATTCAATGAAAGTCCAGCAGAACACAATTTATATAATTTACCATTGAGCATCAATGATGTTTTTGCTGTCTTTTTATGTCCTTTCACAACGATCAATTTAGGATTTCCAGATATTTGAATATATTTTTCAATGTCATAATCATTTGAATCCTTCAAATTAATATCTCTCAATTGTGTCCTTTTATTAAAAATATCAATTGCAGTTTTATAATCAATTTTTAATTTACTAATTTGAGCATCATAATCATCAATTATCTTTTTTAAATGTGATATTTTTAATTTTAATTCATTGAGTTGCTCCTTGAGTTCTAATAATTTTGTGGGATTTTTTAAATTTTTATTATACTCTTTGACAATTAATTTTGATTCATTATTTGTTGTATTAAGTGCGCGTTTTGAATCATTACGCTTATTGTTTTTTACGTTTATTTTATCAAACAATATATTCGCATTATCAAGGCATTTCGTTACAGCTTTATTTTCATTATCAACAATATCAATGAATGAATATATATTTTGATTCAAAATATGTTTTAGAATAATCTTAACACCATAACCGGAATCCCATGAATCACCATATTTAATGTCAAAACATTTTTGTGTATTTGTATCTGATGATTCACATTTTATTCTTGCTGCAAGCACACCAACAAAATTTCCATCTGATTTTTTTGCTTTTGTTTTGTTAATTAATAAGTTATATACTAATGAATTCAACAATGTTGATAATTTACATGTTTGACAATTAAAATTTTGCAAGGGTAATTCTGATGCTTCTCTTGTTTCTTTTGATAATAACATGTATTGATCTATTAGTATAGATGCTATTTCTTTAGGTAATATTAAAGAATTAATCGCAGTATTTAGCCAACATGTTCCTGTCGATTGTGTTAATCGAACATTGGCACATGGGGGAACATTAAAATACCATAAATACCACCATTGTTCAATTAAATTGATAGATTTTGATTTTGTTGACATTAATCTCATATCAATTATTTTTTTCGAACCATCATTGAATTTTAAAGTATACATTGTGTCACTATATTTCATATTAGAATTAACAAAATTCTCAATAGATTGATTTATCGATAAATTTTTAAAAAAATCTTTTGTTGGGGTTTTTAATTCTTCCCCAATGGGAAACACATTTATTATTTTTTTAAATATGCGCTTTCCGGTTTTATCGAGAACTTGGTACAATACTTTTGTGCTGTCATTTGTTAAATTTATTATTGTTATATTTTGCAATGAATCATCCGATCCATTTAATTTATCAAGTGCATCATTTAAATTTTTAATTATGTGTTTGTCTGGAAAATCAATAAAATCAATAACAACCAATATATTAATATTTTTACATTCTTTGCGCAATATATCTATTTTATTACTTATTTTATCGGTTGTATGTCTCACATATGTAATATTTTTATTTGATTTTGTATTTGTTAAAATTTTATTCGTAAAATGAAATATCATAACTTGTTGTTCTTTATTGAATTCACAAACATTTTTTTCTGTATATTTGATTAATTTTTGAACATGTGTCATTGCAATATAATAAAAGGATGTAAAATTTATATAGAAAAAATTGAAATATGCAAATTCATTGAAAATCCCATTATTTTTTATTTTAAGTAACTAACGCTATAAAAGGCACAGTTTCTGTACTTTATTGATCAGCTTTCTAGCTCAAGCCTTTGACCTCGGTCAAAGCAAACCAAGCAAACTCACCAAGCAAACAACAAATCAATCTTTGTAAAAAGAATGACTTGCAAGTGTGTGCTTTACACAGGCTGCTGTCGTCCAGTGAGATTAGGCGACAATGTGTGCAGTGATTCCTGTGAAACGCTTCTCAAGCGTGTAAAAAATGGAATTATGATCGTGGAATATCCAGGACAATGTTGCATGTGTGGTGCTGCCACAGCTGGAACAACTTTGTGCCACGCAAAGCAGTGCGACGACAATTTCAACTGGATCTGCGCGCGCTATCCACGTGTTGGCGGATTTATTCCATTACCTGGAGTTGCAATCACTGGATCAACTGTTGCCACCACACACGGACCAGCAATTCCTGTGCGTGGACCAGCGCCAGTCAGTGCGACACCAGTCTTTGCAACAACTCGCGGACCAGCAATTCCTGTGCGTGGACCAGCGCCAGTCAGAGCGACACCAGTCTTTGCAACAACTCGCGCGCACACACCAGTGGCTACTACACATCGTCCTGCAGCATTTGTTCCAGCTCCTGCAGCCTTTGTCCCAGCAACACCAATAGCTATTTCTGGTGGTTTTGGTGGGGCAGTACTGGTGGATCGTGGTAGAGCAGGATTTGTGGCAACGGATCCATTTCTGCCGCGTCGCACTGATGTTGCCATGGATCAGTTCGGCAATCTTGCTCTGGTAGATGACATTCCAACAACAGTTGGAATTCCTGGTCTCGGTGTGATGGGTGTAGGACGTGCTCCCTTTGTTTTCCATCCTGGTTACCCTTTTTAGTTTTTAGTTTTTTACTCCTCTCTATGTCTTTTCTTTCATTGTTATGTATTTTTTTTTCGACATGTTATGCACAAAAAAAAAATCAGCGAATATTTTTATATTTTATAGTTATTTCACGCTCTTTTACATTTTTTTTTTCTCCAATAGACAATGAAACTTTGTTGCCGAATTTTTTCATGTTTTCAAATATATAATCAAAACATTTTTTTATTTTATAATCACATTCTTCTTGTGTTTTTCCTTCTGCAAAAATTCTATATGTAGGTGCGACGATATATTTTATTTCAAAATCCGGATCATTAATTTCCAAAATTTCTTTTATTGCACCACTTCCATTTTTACACATAGCACGCAAATCAAAATCCTGTTTAACATACATAGAGGTTTTTGTTATGCGAGGTTCCAAATCAATCAAATAATTTATAACTTCATCAGGATGATCATCCTTAATATCCTTTAAAATAACATCTGGACTGTCCATGAGAGTTAAAAATAATTTTTTTGATTCATCAATGTTGTCTTTTTGTAAAAATTTCCATAATGTTTGTGGAAATATCAATTCAGAATTTAAGCTTGATAAAATTATAAATTCATGCATCAAGTTGTACAATTTCAAAAAATAATTAAAATTTTCCATGTGATATTCCCTTTCTTTTTCCTTTATGCGCGAATGATTTAAATCAATATGTCCATTTTCTTCATCAACGCCCAAGACCAACATTGGATATATTTTGTTTTCTGAAAAGAATTTTTTCGGATTATAATATACTTTTCGATCTAATTCTTTTCTTTGCAAAAGTCCCTTTTTTTTACCATATTCAACCAAATCACAATAAATAGATTCATCTGAAATTTCTGTTATCACAACAAAAACTATTTCATTTTGCTTTGGATAATCATTTCCATAATAAGTAGTCATGTTTGTTTGTAATTTATATTAACAAAATAATTTATATGAATACACTCAAAAAATCAATTTTTTATCAATGCATGTAACTTAAAATCGGAACATCACATCCAAAAAAAAATACAAATGCGAACAATTATTACTGACATAATAAATTACTATGATTCATTGCCATAAAATAAAACTTTTTAACGTTACTGTTCCATGTTTATTTCTGATATACACAAAGGACACGATAATTTTTTATACATATGAATTAGTAAACAAGCGCCCTTTGTGAATTTCACTATTACAAACATAAATAAATATTTAAGCATGTCGTCAATTTTTATTTTCCTATCTCTTGACTTTTTATTTTTATTATAAATTTCAAAAAATTATTTGCTTTTTTTATAATAAGTTCCATAAACATATTATAAAAATATAAATATAAATAAAAAAAGTTTAATATGCAAATATATATTTTTATTTTAATTAATATATATACTTTTCCTTAAGTTATGTGCATTAATTTTTTATTATTAAAAATCAATAAATCACACAATAAATAAATCACACAGTATTATCAATCATTCTAATGACGACCCAACATAATGTGTGCCTGTCATCTGGTTTTGCACAATGACTGATCGAAAATTTTTTTACATCTATAAATTTCTGAGCATAATTAATAATATTGTTTAAAAATAATACTAATTCTTTATCATAAAATTTTTTTTGTATGGAATTATATAGAACCCTTTCATTTGATCGAAGTTTGAAACGATGATTATCAATATCAACCAAAATCCAATCCTTATCCTCAAGATTAAATCCTCCTATTTTATAATGAAATTTATTTAATATTTTAACCACAAACTCAACAAAATCATTGAAATTTTCAATTTGTATACTTGGTGTATAATTTAATAAATCATACAATAGCAAATCTTGCATAATTTTTTCTTTTGTCAATATTTGTGAATGTAATGTTTTTCCCGTGTTTTCATCATTATCATCATCATTGAGATAATCATGGATTATATTCACTAATTCTTTTTTATTATTTTCCATTATAGTTTTTATTTATATATAAATGTACCTACTCAACGCACAACGCACATCGCATATCCATAATTTTACTCATTGTTTTCTTTACTGTTTTCTTTCTTTATTTTTTTCTTTTTTTGATCCGTGTATTTTATCGCAATAATTTTGCTTGTGGTGCTGTCATATTCAACCATGTCATTTTTTAGTTTACCGCTTTTTAATAATTCCACATATTTATTGACGTTTTCTTCTTTTTCTTTTTCGTCAAGTTCAGAAAAATAGAGTAATATTAATTCCTCTTTATGTTCCATTAAAATTTTATTCCATGGTTTTTTATATTTGGATTCATTAATTTTATTGCAAATATCAAGCATTTTTTCTTTTGCTTTTTCTGATATTTCTAAATTTTTTGCTTGGTATGATTTCAATATTTTTCGTATTATCTCCTTGCGGTCATCATTAATTGCCGAATCTAATTCAGCAGCATAACGAAATATTTTATTTTCTTTTATTAATTCATCAATAGTGTTACTAAAGGTGGATAGTGATGCGTTCATTATTTTTTTATAGTTTCATTTGTTTAAGTATTTATGGGAATACTATTATATTTCAATTTTTACAAAAATTGAAATATAATAGTATTCCCATAAATACTTAAACAAATGAAACTATAAAAAAATAATGCTACAAAATTATATAAATCAATATGATGTGGTTACATTGTACCCAAATATAATTCAATTTGTCAATGGATATGAACAAAAAAAGTATACAGAAAATGATATCAATAAAATAAAGGATAAAATATCATCACATTTTAAAATAAATGGAGTACAATTATTGTGTACAGAATCGTATTTTAGAAATATGGCAGTTATCAATGCTTTTGGTAATATAACAAAAGTAAAAAAAATAGAAAGTTATGAAATTATAGAAAATAATTTATTGTTGTTGACAAAATTAGAAAAATTAGATGATGGACAAATTCCATCGATAAATCCTGACTTTGAACGAAAAATAAGTATTACTTCTTTTTTGTTGGAAGGTATTGATGTTTTCATTGAACAGGAAAATAACGTATACTCAATAGCAATATCGATAAAAAATAATTATAGCGAAAATATATTAAAAACAGTATTGACACTAGTAAATATTTTATAAAATTAATTCAAAAACATTTTTGGTAAAGTAGCTATTGATGACAATAAAACTGCATAGATTAACTGTCCCAAAATGGGAACTTGATCATCAACAGGTATTATTTGTGGTATGTATGATGATATTGTTCGTTTTACAAATCCTTGAGATAAAATCATATAAACAATAATAATAATTACTGCATCTTTCACAAATGAAATCATTTTTGTATATATTTTATCCCAAGTGCTATTTGATTCTTGTTCAATATCATTATTTTTTTCATCTTCAACAGAAGATTCTGTTTGTTCTGTTAATTCATCAATTTTTGTATCGACTTTTTTAAGTGATGAATGAATATCATTAACAAGATTTTTTATTTTTTTATTTTGATTTTTGTATTTTTGATGTTCATTTGTTTTTTGTTTTTTTGGTTGCTGGCATTTTTGTTGTGTATATTGTTGTGGATATTGTTGGGATGAATATTGTGGTTCTGGATTTTGTTGTGGGTAATTATCATATTGTTGTGGATATTTTTGTTTTTTATTATTATTTAAATTTGTCAAAGGTGTACCTCCATGTGGTCCAGTAGTAAGTGTCTTTTTAAATAAATCATCGACTGTCGGAGGTTGTGTTTGAGCGTTTTGAGGAAAGTTATTCATTTATATACTATTGTTACAAAAAAAAATAATGATTTAACTCACATATAAAATATGCTTATTCCATTGATATATCATTCTTATTCATAATTGTGACCCTCCCATAATACAAATGTCAAATAAGATATTGTGTTATATGTTTAATGTTATAACAAATAGAAATAATCAAATTTTGTATTTTTCAATTTTTTCATATATCATGTAATTCGCGATACAAATTAAAAAAATTTTTATTTTTTGGTTTCAGTTTTTTGTTTTCTGTAATAACAGAGTACAATTTTTTAAATTGTTCTGCTGTAATATGCAATAATGATTCTGCATCATTATTCATATTACTTTGTAAAAATAAAAGAGCATCATCATAAATATCTTCTTTCAATAGTTTCGACATAAAATCATTTTTTGTTTCACCAAATGATTTATAATAACAATTGATGATACAAAAACCCAAATCATGCTGGCAAAATAAATATTCTGGTGAATAATAGTTTATTTTCTCTCTCAATATAATTTCAAGTTCATTTGGATCTTTTCCTTGGTTCGCATTAATAATATTCGTAATGTTTATAAATATAAGTTCCTTATTTATGCTTTTTACTAAAATTTTACCCATGTCATGTTCATTTTTCAAAATCATAATTTCTTCATCTTCAACATTTCCATTATTTTTTATGTGCAAGGCTTTTATTATTGCTTTTTTGATAAATAAATCAATTATATCATTTTTGTCAACATCATAAAATTTGTATACATCAGTATTTTGCGAATTTGGATCATACCCTATAAAAGTATATGTGTCATTATCTTGAATTTCTCTTTTGTATACAACAAGATTATTATCAACACTTTCATCATCATCTGATAATGCAATTTGTATCAAGCATTTATGATCAAAATGAAAATTGTGAATTTCAATACCTGTATTTGGAATATATTTTTTAATCAAATGCATAAATTCAAGTGTATTTTCGAATGTTTCAAATTTGACATCATTCTTTATTTCTTCCCATATTTTTTCATTCGTACAATCACTAAATGAATCTTTTTTTTTAAGATTTAATTTTGTTAATATGGCACATTGTGGCATAATTTCGCTATATTATATTATTTATAAAAAATACAAAAATCAAGCGCACATATATAAATGTGGCTCAAATACATAACACTTATTGTTTTTTTTATGTATTGTTTGTTTCACAATACTTGAATTGGGTCCATGAATTTCAACATTGTGTATTTTAAAAATAATATATCCGACGATTATTCCAAATATTATTGTTATTGTGTTTATAAAATAATCCATGATATTATATTTATAATCCATTAAAAATTAATTTCTCTATTGTATACATTATGAAATCAATAAATCCACTTGCTGAATTAACATACATGAAAGGTGGTTATGATAATATGACACAAACAATAAATATTGTTATACTTGTATTGATATTGGCAATTATATATTTTGTTTTAAAATTCTATCAAGAATATAAAAATACTTCTATTCAAAACAATCAAACTGTACAAATAATGGATGAACAACCTGTCGTTCCAGAACAAAATATAAAAATAAATATTCACGATAATCACCAGGAAAGACGACATAATCCATACAGAGAATATGATTATCGTGCACTATATGATCCATTGGTAGCACCGAAACGTCGCGATGATAGTAATTTGCCAGTTTTACCATTGCCAACACGCGGATATCCAACTGGATTTAAAAAAATGGGAATGTTAATTAATAAATCATTGTCCAATGATGATAAATATAAAATATTGTTGTTGATGGGGCGACAAACATATCCAAATTCAAATACTTATGAATATTATGCGATTGAAGACAAATTGGACACTGGCGCAAAATTTGTGCTTGATAAAACTCGCGAAATACAAACTGATGATGTTGTCAATGTAAAAGATCTTGGTATAGATTATACTGTTGTTATTGACAAAATGCTTGGTTATAGTTATGATGCTTATTTATATTGAAAAATTTACGCTTTTTATTTTTCATTAAACAAAAAAAAATAAAAAACTTTGTAATTTTCATTCTCTATTTCATTTTCTTTAACAACTTTAAAAACAAAATTATTCTCATTTGTTTTTTCATTGATATCATTACTGATAGATATATCGTTAATATCAGGACGAGTATATATAATTTTGTATATAAATGGTGTTTTTGATAATTCGCTTGCCAATGCCAAATGAATATCAATTTGTATTGGATCAGTGATTAAAAAGCGCGAATTTGTTAATTCCATTTTCAAACTAATATTATTTACATTATCGAGTTTTAAACCATACGATAATAAATTTTTTGATTTTGTTGATAATTTTTTGTTGTAATATGGATCTGCCCATGACCAAAGCCAAATACTTTCTTTATTGTAGTATACACCAGCCACTTCATAGTTCGCCTCCAATAATATTTTTTCATTAATATCATAAAATATTATTGAATTATAATCAATTTCGCTATCATTTTCCACTAATTTATAATGATGCGCATCTTTTAATTTGTCGCGATATTTTTCAATATTATTATCATATTTTTCCAATGCATCAACTATGAGTAATTTCGAACTATCTCTATTCATGATTTTTTGTTATATTAAACCGATACATTTTGTTTTTTTTAACATGCGTAAAAAAACAAAATGTATTGGTTTAATATAGCAAAATATAATGGAATCTATGCAACAAATATTAAAAAATAAACCAACAGGATGTTTTCCGCCTATTTTTCCATGCAAAAGAAAAAATAATGATAAGGATAAAAATATTGATTTACAGACGAGAGGATTCACACAAAATGAATCAAACAGTATTGTTTCATTGAGAGAATTAATGAATGAAAAACAACAGGATGTCAAACCATTTATAGATTTATAATTTATTCAAAAACAATTCTCATATCACTTTCACTCAATTGTTTTTTCATTTTATTTTTTGCTTGTTTTACAGGCTTTATATTTTCTTCTTTTATGACTTTAGGAAGATTATTATATTTATATTTAATCATATGGTTAATATTACAACATTTACCATCATTTTCATCACAAGTAAATTTTAAATAATGATCATCAGATAATGATTCCACATAATTTTCATATAATAATCTATGCAATGCGTGTTTTTTATTGCGATAAAAAAAGTTAATATAAGGCGATCGTTTTGTATTTGTTTCATTTGTTACATATCCTTGCCATATGCAACAATCATTATCATCAAATATTGATGAATTTATATATTTAGAAATACGGATCATATCTTTTAAATGCAATTTTCTATCAAGAGGAACATTTTTTATTTGTTTTGCGTTTAATTCACTTATTATTTTTTTTGATAAATTTAGTTTGTCCATTTGAACTATATAATAAGAACAGATAATATTGTGAGTATCATTATTCATCATTAAAAAATGAAATATCAATTATTCTGTTATCCATATTACAACGATATAGTAACTATGTAATAAACTACTTGGTTAGTTATTTACTTTAATACCAATGTATCCAGCTTTGAACACAGCAAATTATCGCGCATCAAAGAATTGGATATACAAATTAATTTTTTTTATTATCAGGTTCATCATAAAATCTCCATATAAAACCATTATATAATGTATTGCTTATGATGGCTTTGCGTATTGTTTCCATTTTATAACCTAATCGAACTTTTATTTCAGAATAATTTTCAAAAATATAAGATTGTTTTGTAGCGCAATCAATACGTTCAATACGTCGTTCTTCTTCTGTTCGCATAGCTCTAAGAGACATTCCTGAATAATCCTTTAATAACTCTTTTGGACAATTTTTATGAAAAACATAATAGAAACCATTATGTTTTATATTTTCATCAATAATTTTGTTGAGTCTTTTTTTTGTGATTCCAAGTTCAGTGAAACATTTTTGCTTCGTTGCATATGAATTTAAAATTCTTGTTTTTGTTTCATCAATCTTCAAAATCACATCAACATTATATTCTTTTTTTTCAACTGTTGGTTTCGCTTTTGAAATATATGGATCATCACCTTTTTCAACAAAATTCCACCGATATTGCATATATATTGTGTTATCCTTTATGGCATCGATAATATTATATTGACGATGTTTTTCCATGCCCGGACTTCATGAATTGTTTTATTTATAATATTTTCAAGCTTGACATAATAATCATGTATTTCATCAGATTTTGATGTATTTGCTTTTAGACAAAATTTTTTTTTTTTGAATGCATTGATTGATAACATTATGCGCTCTTTATTATGTCCGCCGTGATTTTTGTTTTTTGCGATATTTTGCTGCTCCGATTGGAGCAGCAAGTTTTCATGATTTTCTTTTTCTGCAAAATCTTGCTCCGCCGTTTGGAGCAGCAAGTTTTCGCTAGGACATTTTATTTACAAAAAATTATACAAAAATAATAATATCCATAGGCTGATCATCCTGATTCAATTGCGCCAGAAAATAGAAAATAAATCATATTTTAAATTTATTATTTGCTTACATAACTCCAAATGTAGCCTTTGCATACAGTGTTCGTCAAAATTGCTTTTTTTATTGTTGCTGATTTAATACCACATCGAACTGATATATCTTCAAAGCTATTAAAGATATGTTCCGCACCTGTTACACAGTTTATTTGTTTTATAGGATGCAATTTAATTTGTGGTCCTCTCGTTGCTGAATATGTATAATTTTTCAATATTTCTGGAGGACAATTTTGATAATACATGTAATAACAATCATTATATTTTATTTTTTCGTCAATAATTTTGTTTAATTTTGATTTTGCAATATTCAACTCTTTTACTACATCAATTTTTGATGTGTATGAACCTAAAATTTTTGTTTGTGTTTCATCCAATTTCAAAATTACACCAACATTATATGTTCTGGTTGTGTTTGTTGGTGAGGCTTTCGATATATTTGGATCATCGCCATCTTCTATAAACGCCCATCGGAAACCATTGTAAATCGCATTATCAGTTATTGCTTTGAGCAATGTATGTCGTTTAAAACCATTATTTTCGGGCGCGCGCAACAAGTACATCATGCTTTCATACACGGTCAATACTTTGCTTGGATCTGCAGGATCCAATTTTTGTAATTTTCTTCCTTGTGGTCTCTGATTATTTTTGTTTGCGCTTTCTATAATTTTTAATGTTGAATCTGGTATTCTTGTGGTGATATCGCCCTTTGGTTTGACGGGTTCCTTTAAAATTTCAGTTGTTAATTCCGTTGAGCACATATTTTTAACTTTTTCCAAAATAATACCAGAATATAAAGGATTTGATGCAAGTGCTAACAAAAAATCATGTTCCATTTTGATTTTATTGTTTGCCAATTCTTGTTCTTTCAAATCTAATTCTTGTTTTCGCAACATGTGTTCTGGTGTCATATACATATTGTTGTCATTTCTTACATGTTTTTTAACAATATTTATTAAATCATCATACGTAAAATTTAAGGATAATTTTACAACTTCTTTTGATGCTCTACCATCTTTTTTTATTGCACCTTTGTATAAATTTTCCAAGATTGTTTTATCGTGTAAAATATTGTTTTCTGTATTACGGAAATTTGAACATTCAAATATTTCCAGAAATATTATATTGCCATAATCTTTCTTCAACCCAACCAATCTATCATCAACATCGTTGCTCGAACCAATCTTTATATATTCATTTTCCTTTATTTCTGCAATATAAACACATTTTTTTGATTTCAATATATCAATCAATGTTTCGTGGCGTTGTAATTTAAGATTTTTATGATGTTGTGAATCTTGTTGTGCAATTACATTGCGAAGTTCCAACGCTTCTTCATGAATTGTTTTGTTTATGATATTTTCAAGTTTAACATAATAATTGTGTATTTCATCGGATTTTGATGTATTCGCTTTTAGACAAAATTTTTTGAATGTATTAATTGATAGCATAATGCGTTCTTTGTTGTGCCCACCGCGATTTTCTTTTTCCGTGAATTTTTGCTCCGCCAAACGGCGGAGCAAAAATTCTTGATTTTCTTTTTCTGTGAAATCATGTTTCTTCGATTGAAAAAGCAAAATTTTGTAATCCTCGTTTTCCACAAAATATTTTTCCAACAATTTTTTTGAATTATCCTTTCTTGCAAAACCGACCCATTTCCAAACATCATCAAAATCAATGACAAAATCATTCTCACAATCATAATTGGTATAGCAAAAAAAATTCGCTATAAATAATTTTTGCTCTGTGCTGTTAAACTGTTCTTTTATTCTTTCGATCAATTTGTTGTTTGTAATTTTTGTGAGTTTTGTGACTTGATTTTTTTCTATTATATCAACAATGTCAATCGTTTTATAATCTTCTTCTTTTTTTTTGTTAACTTTTGTTTTTTTCTTTGTTTCTTCTTTTGTTTCTTCTTTTGTTTCTTCTTTCATTTTGTTATAAATGTACTATATTCTTTATATATAGTAAAATAAACGCATTATTTTTCAATTTATTTTACAAAAATAAATCAATATATTCCAAAAGGAATATATTGAGTAAAGTTTTTAATCTTTGAAATAAATAACTTCTATTTTTTCAATATTTATACGATGCTCATTCATGATAAATCTCAAATTAATAAATTCAGTCTTATTAATATATTTCTTTGCAATATTTGTATCTTTCTTGTTGTTTACATCATATATAATACCATTATCAAATATATACAACACTGTGTGATATTCGTCATATACAACAATTGGAATATCATTTATTAAATTCAACACGAATAATTCGACAATACAATTTGTATTATTATATAGATCTTTTACTAACTTTAATGTTAATGTTTGAATAGAATCATCAATATTTTTACTCTTAGGCATGAATTTTATAACATCTTCAGTCAATCGTTTTACATTTGTTTGTTTTGTTAACCAATCAATAACTATGCTCATAAAATGAATAGCAATATCAGTTTGGATCGGATTGTAATATCCCAAATTACGCACTCCCATATCGGCATATTTGTTCTTAACCCAATAATAACCATTTGAATATGCTCTGAACAATGTCATATTGTTTTGTATAATCTTTTGCAAATAAAATGTTTTTATATCAACAGGTTGGTTATCTTGATTTAATTGCACATAACTTGTCTCAATTATCTTCATGCGCTTTTTACCAATCTTGTAAAATATTTTTTCTTTACCAAATAATTCACTCAATACTTTATTAATATTTGAGCTTGTACTTTTCACAATTTTTTGCCCCGGGCGCTCGGTGAATTTATTATAATCGCCAATATCACTTACATAATAATTCCCAATTCTCATTATTTCAAAACATTTTATATCATTTAATGCTAATTCATCACTTATCTTATTTATCATTTTAATTATATTATCAACTGTTGATATGAACCAACATGATGAATATGCCCATTTACAATGAGGATGTATCGAACATTCTTCTTTATTCATATTTGCGGAACACACTTTTTTATCATTGCTTATTTTGTAAGTGTCAATGTTCGGTATATTTTTTGATAAAAATACAAATTTATCACCGCCTCCATTTTGTGCAATATCGCCAGATATTGATTTGTATTTTTGGTACAAATCGTTATCGATAATCTTGTAAATAAATAATTTTATTTTTTCTGTTTTTTCTATTTTTGATAATGATTTATTTGTAATAATTGTTTCCAATTTTGTTTTTAAATGTTGATTTTCATTATTATTGATAAAGTGACTGAATTCAAGTCTAAACAATTCATAACTTTCTGTTTCATATTTCCATAAATTAACATTTTTAATTCTATCATCAATTTCATTGTTCTTTTCTTTGTCAGAATTTTCAATTGCATTATCAATTTCATCTATTTGAGGATTTTGCTCAATCAACAAATTTTTATCATATATTTGCTTTTTGGACATAGTAAATTCAGTAACAGGTATCAAATAATATGCACCAGTCATAATTCCATTGATATACATTTCGTTATCAGTATGTTTCTTTTGCGAATTCAAATATACGCCAATTAATTCAACGGGAATTTTTTTATCTGATGCCACATATAATTTTTCCATATCTTTCAACGTATCATTGTAACTTTTTACATATTTTGTCATGTTTTTTATTATTGTAACATCATATAATGATCCTGATGGATACACAGGTACCAACATATCATTTTTTGTTATCAAATATTTGCATTTATTTTTAGAATCAATATATTGATATTTTAATGTATATTCATCTTTTCCAATATCATCTAAATATTTTTTTGTCATCTTTGCAGTTAATCCCGTTTGTCGCTTTTCTATAAAATATTCTATACAACTTTTTTGGTAAAAATCATTCAAATGAACAACAATATTATTTTTATCCTTTTCGTCAGTGTAATTAAATTTTTTTGTGATTTCAATTGTTTTGCTTGTTTCATCATTTTTTTTAACCATAATTACAGGATAATAATTATTACCTTCCCTTACAATAATAATACAATCCTTATTTTTATCGGCCAATCCATATACATTTTCCATAGTTTGACATTGCATAAAAAAATCTTCTCTTGTTTTTTCTTTGTCAAACGAATCATTAATGGTTGTTACTTTTTTGTTAAATATAACAATATTCATACCATATTTTGTTATTACATTTGGCAATGATATCATATCACCAATCAAATCAGGGTTCAAGTGGTCGCTGTTTTCAATAAAAAAAATGTAATCTTCTGGTGTTTTGAATTGTGATTTAATATCGCCATTTCCAATCGCTATAAAATATTGTTGCGATTTATCCTTTTCCTTCAAAAATGTTATTATTTTTGTTTTTATTTCATTCACGGACATATCGTATACTGCACCAATACAATTTAGAAATTGTTGCGTATCTTGATTTGAACCATATTTGAGAAAATAACCAGTTTGCGTTTCGACTAAATAATGGTGTTTTATTTTTTTTTGTTTATTCATCAAAAAGTTAAAATATATATCCAAATAACGAGGTAAGAATCCCAAGCGACCATCATGCAATTTATTTGTATCTTGTAAAATATATAATTTATCTCCTGAATCGCCTTCACCGAGCTTTTTTGATACTTCTATTTTTGGATTCATACAATTTTCAATAAATTCTCTTTTTTTCTTTGATGTTGTTCCCATTTGGTCTTTTTTAAATCCACAAGGCATGCATTGTCCAAACGGATTTTTACTTTTTGTCAAAAAACCAATATAAAAGTGTTCCCCATTTTCCTCCGGATCACATGTATAAAAGATTTCATTGCCAGTCAATTCGCCATTCTCATCATATTCCGCGAATTTAATCGCTTGCAATGTTACTTCTTTTTTCTTTCCTTTTTCTTTTATCATTACCTTGCGTTCATAAGTTCCTTTTTTCTTATTCAAATAATATCCTCGTTTCAACAATTCGCCAATTTTCGTTGAATTAAATTGTTGAGGACGTCGTTTTTTATTGTCACCACTATTTTGACATGATCTTGTCCATTGATTTTGTCCTTTTTCGGGTTTAAAACCTATACGCATTTTATCAATTTTAGTCATTTGTTTTACTTGTGCAATATCTTTTGAGTATCTAACATAATCATCCACTTTATTACGCCTTGTCGCAATATTTTTTAACAATTCCAATTTTTTCTTCAAAATCTGTTTTTCTGGTTTTTTCAACAAATATGTCTCGACATAAAGATGCATAAGAATATTCATAAATGATGTAATACGATCGAGTTGAACCTTGTCGCGAGCTCCAGAAATACGTATTTTGTATTTGCTTGGCTCTTTGCCCTGAATATCTACACCAATTCCAGGGTGTTTAAATTTGGGCGTTTCAGAGAGGTTCTTAAGCACTTTACGAGCCTTTTTGAGATTCGGATATTTATTTTTAACTCGTTCATATTCTTCCAATGCTTTAAGCTCAGTTATATTAAATTGATTGCTTAATACTGTGATCAAATTTTTTTCAGTGAATTCATAATTTCTCAAAAAGTGCATAATACGCAATTCATTTTTTGTTTGATTTTCGTACTTTGATACTTTTTTATATCGCAAATATGTACCAAACTTACTCTTCTCTTCATTTTTCTGGATTTTTGATTGTCTAGCTTGTGGATCAATAACGAGTACTACTTTTGAAAAGAAAAAACGAGAAAAATTACTGAGATCATTATGGTTTATTACATAACCTTTTGGTAGTTCGAATTTTTGAATTGAATTAATAAATGCATGCTTAAATTCTTTTTCTTTTGGTACGATAAAGTTTATCCCATTCTTTTCATTATTTAATTTATTGATGAGTTCATAAATGTATACATATGTTTTGTTTATATCCTCAACAGTAGCCATGTCTTCTTCTTTCCATTGAGTTTTATATTCTATTCTACCATTTTCATTCAAATTAATTGATAAAAATTTATCGCCAGATTTATCTTTTGCTTTTGTTTTAATACTAATACCATATGGTGCATTTTCAAACCATTTCGTTAATAAATCCTGATGATCATTTTTACTAAAGTATTCAATCATACTTTTTTCTTCCAATTTGTATTGTATATTACCATCAGTAGTTTGGTATTGTATGAATGGATATGTACCGTTCAGTATAAATTCATTAAATATTTTGTATAAATCAAGTTTTTGACCACCTGAATAATGCAAACTAACATGTATAACGGATTGTGTAATGTAACTATCTTTAAATAAATATTTATATTCTTCATGTCTTCTCACTGTTTCTATTGTGGACTCAATTTCATTTTCTAATATCAAATCATTATTTATTGTCTCAAAAATAATTTGATTTTTTTGAATTTCAGCATGTCCATGTTTATTTAAACAATCAATAATCCCTCTAATATCTTCAGACCGAATTTTTCTAAAATATAATTTGAAGTATACATCCTGTAAATTTTTTAATGTTTCTGTGTCTGGAGAAAAATCGACTCCCAACTCATTGTATACATCAATCATATAAATTTCATTATTTACAAGGTAATTATCATAATCAAACAATATATTATTGTCTTCATCTTCTGCTCTAATTTTGTTATTATAACGTTTCATATTATCTCTTAATGATTTCAATTGTCCTCTCAATTCTTCATACACTTTCATGTTGTTATTTGGTTCAACATCGATACTTAACAATTCATTACGTCTCATCCATTTTTGTCCTATAGCAATTTTATTTATTTTATCATCAAAATCATATTCAATCCAAAAATATTGCCTAAATGGTGTTAAATATAAGTCGTCGCCAAATATTGTATTCATTTTCATACTACAACATATTTTTTGCCTCATACTTTTTATTGAATCATCCTTGAAAATATATTGAGTTGTGACATAATATTTTTTGTATACGTCTTTTAAATTATTATCGTATACACTGTCATCATTTGATTTATCAAATTCAACCATATCAGCAATATTTTTTTTTAATATATTATCATTGTTCAGTGCTTTTTTAATTAAATTTTCCGTTTCAGAAATTTTTCTATCCTCATACACAACATCCTCATTATACATTTCATCTATTTCATCAATTTCTTCAGTACCCATATTGTCAATCGCATTATCATTGTTTATGTCATCATCATTATCATTTCCATAATTCTCATCATTATAATTATAACTCTCATCATTATAACTATCATTATCCTCATCATTTTTCATATCATCATCATCATTATATTGTTCATTCATATCATCATCTTCACCCCCTCCATGTGCAATAAAATTTAAATTGTTTGTAAATTGATTAATATTGCTGATTTTAAATTCTTCATTTTTTTCAACGTTGCCACCAATTTGATAATTATTATTGTTATCGCTATTATTGCTTGTTGAAAAATTTGAAAATGATGAATTTGAGAATGATGAATTCGGTGATTCTGAATTATTTTTATTTATTTTTTCTGACATGATGTTTCGCGTTGTTCTGAAATCCGTTTCAATATCGTTATCTTCAAATAAAAATCCACGCTCTTTGGTTTTTCTATGTTCATTTTCATATTTTATGAGTGCTTCATAACTATAAATAATTTCCTTTTTAATTAATTTTCTTGATAAAATATGACTTTCATACCACGCATCACCATATTTACTAATAATATCTTTTTTTTGAATTTGCGAATCTTTTATGATGTCAACAGAACTATCAATATGGTATCTATTAAAGAAAAACTCATACCATTTTTTACCATAAAAATTTTCCATTTTTTTGTAATCATTTTTTTGAATTGTTGATATTGTATCATAAAAATTTAATTCAGTTATATCGTTCAATATTTTCATAATATCTTTTGGTACCATACCACCAACAAAAATATATGTTAAATATTGCACTCTACGATTTTTATTTTTGTATTTCCATACTATTTTGATAGGATCATCCATTATATATTTAGCAATATATTTTTTTGTTTTTTTCATTTAACGAATGTTAAATGAAAAAAACAAAATAAAAATAAAAATTGAAAAATAAATCTTTTAAACAAAACAATTAAATTGTAATTTAAATTATAAATATATAGATTTACCATTGCACAATAAAAATATGATGGAAACTGTATATGTTTGCACAGAATCCCCTATTAAAGTATCAGCTACAAAAAAATTTATTGATATTTTACAAAAAGTCAATGCTCAAAATGGTAAATCAATAAATTATAATGTTAACTTTTTAAATGATAGTTGGGGAACCACAGTTCAACCATTCAACAACGATACTATTGATTGTTGTTTGACAAGAATGGCAAAAGCAAAAGAACAGTACGTAAAATCCGATGCTTTTACTATTTTATCAATTGAAAGTGGTATTTTTGAACTTGACAAACCATATGATATTTGTGTATTGGTTGTTAACCGTAATGGAAACATAAGCAGATGGTTTTCATTTGGTATTGAAATTGATGAACAATTGTATTCAATATATAAAAAATATATTTTGGATACAACAAAATTGATTACTTATGGTGAATTTCTTCATATTCATTTTGGTGTCCACTATAACAATTTTATGAAAGATGTAAAATTTGGAAATATTGATAGAGAAGAGCAAATTTTTGATTGTTTTAAAAAATATATATTGTCATATTTTACAGACATTATTCCAAATTATCCAAAGCCGAATATTCTTTTTAAACATATTACATCCATCATAGTAAATCCTATTTTATGCAATATTTTATATGGTTTATATGAACGATATATTCGCGACAACTATGATATCGATTCTATTGATTATTTTGCAGGATTAGATGCTAGAGGATTTTATTTTGCTCCTGTTCTTGCCAACATGTTCAAAAAATCATTTTTGCCAATTCACAAAGCAAATAAAACGCCACATACAGAGGAATATCATATAATTCGCGAATCGTATACCACAGAATATTCAAAAGATGAGTTTGGTATTGAACAGCGAAAAATATTTGAAGGAAAAACTATTTTGATCCTTGATGATTTATTGGCTACAGGAGGAACCATTATTGACGCTACTGAAGTGGCGCAAAAAGCAGGGTTTAAAGTTTATGGCGCAGTCACATTTTATGATGTTGCTTCTTTAAGAAATGTTGCAAAAGAAAAATTTAAAGCGAACAATATAAATTGCAATGTAATTTTGAATGAATATGATGTTCCCAATGATTTTAAAAAAATTTCATATAAATTACCAGATATCACACTAAAACGTCTCGAACATGAGTTACAAACTAAAGATACAAATATGCTCAGAAAATATACATTGCACACAAGCGATTATTTGAAAGGGGAAAATACTCTTGATTTGACAAACGTAAAAATTATGTGTGCGGGACGCGATTTGAATTTTGTCGATCAAATTGAAAAAATATTAATAAGTTACACGGACAAAACATCAACAAAATTTAATAATACTCTTGTTAAAGTAATTGCTGAAAAATTTAATAATGGCGAAACCAGAGTCGAATTTGAAAACAGCGTCAGAAATTCACATGTCATTATTATTAGCAGAACGCGCACAGGTCATATTAATGACGATTTGATTGAATTATCCTTGATGATTGATGCATGCAATCGTTCTCATGCTGATAAAATTACCGTCGTTTTACCATATTATCCTTATGCACGATCCGATAAAAAAGATAGTCCTCATTGTCCAATTGGGGCATCAATGGTGGCAAATATATTGAAATCTTTGGGCGTATACAATGTCGTATCAATAGATTTGCATGCCGGACAAATTCAAGGATATATTGATAGAGGATTTCACAATCTGTATCTAAAAAAATACATTTGTGATACAATTTATAACTTTTATCTTAAAATGTATCCAGATTCGGAATGGAATGATCATTTTGTTCTTGTTGCACCTGATGGAGGATCTGCCAAAATGATCCAAGGATATTCAAAAGTTCTCGGAATCAACAATGTAATTATGCACAAAGAGCGTAACTATGCTATTCCGGGAACTATTGCAAAAAGTATTATAATCGGTGAAAAAGAATCATATCAAGGTAAAACTGCAATTATAATTGATGACATCGCTGATACAATGGGAACATTATGTAGTGCATCAAAAGTACTATATGATAATGGTGTCGTTGATGTAATTGTTATTGCTACACATGGTGTATTGTCTGATAAAGCAATTGAAAATATCAATAAAACTGAGTATATCAAGGAAATAGTTGTATCTGATAGTTTACCACAAGATGATAATTTAAATAAAATTCCAAAATTGCGAGTTTTGCATAGTTCAGAATTAATAGCGCGAACAATTGATGGCATTATCAGTGGCAAGAGTATTTCAAGACTGTTTTAGAAAAAATTGATAATTTTTTTATTTAATACCCCCTATTTTTTTTAAGTATACTTTGTCACAAAACACATATTATCTTTAATATGGGACGTAATAAAAAAAAACATCAAAATAAACAAGCAAAGCTACCATTATGGTTCGAGCATTTTTTTGGTTTTACTGAGAGTTCATGGAATTACAAAATGGAAACAATGCCACAATTTGTACAAAATAACACAGGAACATTTAACACATATTCAATTACACAATTAAAGGAATCATGCAAAATATGCGATTTAAAACAAACACACGAACATCGTAAATTAAAAATATTCTTTAGAAAAGTTCGCTCACCAGAAAATGAACAATTATTTGACACATCGGCGTTGCAGTATACAAGTCAAAAAAGTTTATTTCAAGTAGCATCAAATTTTAATTGCCATGAATTGCCATCTGAACATTATTCAGTTCGATCTGGAAAATATTTAACAGAATTAATGACAGACGCGACACAAGGTCCATCCGCAGCAGCAGGCACCATGTTTGGTACCATTTTACGAGTTGCAAATTTTCCAAATATTAACTTACTCGAGGATACACCATTGACAGTAAAAAAAGGAAAAATGTATGATCATAATTGTAAGGATTTGGAATGCAAATTTGACACTGATAAAATAAAAATCGGTTTACATGAAAATGTTGCCGCATCGTATAAACGAATGAACAGACAAATAGAATTCAATGATAATCCAGCTGTTATTGATCAAGTATACACATCAACATGCATTTTTACAAAAAAAAGTTCTATCCCTCTTACAAAAATTTTATTGGAAAAGGCATATGAAGGAACATATTTATCTGGAATAAAATGTAAGTCAAAGCGAATTGTTTTGACTTTAATTGGTGGAGGTGTGTTCAGTAATCCCATTGAATTGATCATTGATGAAATAATTAATAATCATTTGCGTTATTCGCAATTTTTAGATGAAGATTGTGAAGTTCATTTGCCAATCTATGAACCAAATAGAGATGACATAAGGGAATTATTTGAATTTTACAAACAAACACTGAATTTTATTGATTTGATTGACATATGAAAATATTGATTTTTTTATACTTTAGCGCACATATTGATTCAATTGCATAAAATTAAAATATGTATTATAATGTTAAAAATAACGCGTAAAAAGTGTGTCAATTACAGTTATTTTTCAGAAAAAAAAAATATATTGAAAAATACGATACATACTTATCAACGTGGTTTAATTGTTGGTACTGGGGCATTCACCGCACTCAGTATCATGACATATTTATTTAGACATCCAATTAAAAAAGGTGGTTATAACACAGCTACAGATATTTTGCAAAATAATAATGTGAAGGTGCAAGCATCATTATTTAGTACAGACATTGTTGATTACATTCTAAAAAATCCATTAGTATACGAATGGTTGATAAATTTAGCATTGAAATTATTAGATGATCCTACAATCCAACAAAAATTCACAGATATCATGGCATCATGCGCAATTGATGCATTAAAGAAAGAAGAATTTCAAAAAGAAGTTACAAGCACATTGAAAGCTTCATTGAAACGAATGATATGGTGATTTTATTGAATTGTTTATATTTTTGTGCAATTTTTTATGAAAAATTGATAATTAATCCACAATCATAAACAAATTAATCAAAAATTAGATGTGTTCATAATGATATTCATATTATCGAGCTTGTTATATCCATGCCACAATACTTTTCCGGCGTTTTGTCAAAATCTATTTTTTTATATAAATTCAACTCTATACCTCTCTCACATAAAAATTTAAATATTTTCTGAAACAAAGGTCCATGGTTGTCGTACACAGGACAAGCAACGTGCGATAATTCATGCAAAACAACATACATTATCAAATTTAAATCGTGCAATTTATTACCAGTTATTTTTGTCCTCAAGCAAAATACAATTTTTTCCCCCTTATTAACACTATAGCTCGTATATGCACTATTTTGTGTGCTTTCCAATAAAATAATACTTCTTGCTTTTTTATGAAACAAATTGATATATTCAGCATAATCGGGATAATTAGCAACATTTTCATACAATGTATCTGACAACTTTAAAATATTTATCATTATGAGAGCCAACATATTAGCTGCTTCGTTTTTATCCTCTGTATTTCTGACGAGGTACATATTGTTATCGATATCCGATTTGACGTATGTCATATCGGGATATTGATAACTAAAATACAAATATATCAATATAAATGTTATTATTATTATTATAAAAAACAATGCAATCCTCATTATATATTTAATGATATATTTTGTTTTGCATTATAATTTATATAAATTCGTATGGTAAACCAATTTGATCCAAACGTTTTTTTTCTCCAGAATGTCTTTTGTTTATCATTAATTTTTCCACATCGTTTTTCCATGTAATATCTCCATGAATTTGAACTTCAATATATGCATATCTATCTTCTTTGAATTCTTCACCGTTTAATATTTTAAACAAATTTTCCATTGTACTTTTGCGCAAATACAATAAAATATGATTGAAATTATCAAAATCCGCAATATGAATTTGTCCATTACATGAATCCTCATTCACACAACATGCTCTCTTTTTAATATCATCTTTCAATACAATATAGGAATCTCCGTAGCCTGTCGCTGACTGTACTCCATATCTCGCATTATACAAATTATAGCATCCATATTTAACCCTTTCCGAAGCGGGACTTTTATCATAAATTTTATTGAATAAATTTGTTTCCCATGAACTTCGCGCCGTCAAATCTTTTGATCCACCGCTTGTTTTTGTTTCAAATTGATTTCTGTAATTTGTATCTGATGTAAAATATGGATTTAATATATCAAATTTAAAATGTATAACGATTTTGCATTTTGAAAAATATTCCTTTAATTTGGCTATCATGTCAATATCCCATTTTTCTTCGACAAAGCGCAATGGAAGATTTCCTTCCGTGTTTTTTGAATAAATTTTTGATTTTTTTTTTGTAAAATCAAGTGCCGTTTGTTGCGTTTCTGTTAAATTACTTATTTTCGCATCTTGTTTGATCTTGCATTTTTGCAAGTGTTTTTCGTATTTATTGCTATCAATACTTTTTTTACAAATAATACATTCAATAATATTTTCCATGGTGAGTTTCTTTGTTGGATTACCTTTGATTTTCTATAAATAAATAAAAAGTCAATTTTTATTGCAATAACAAAAGATATAATAAAATAATTTTTTTCGCAATTTATATATATTTATATTATAGATGGGAAACAATAATTCTGTTCAAAATGGAGGACACAATGACCACGATGTTCAATTAATGATTGACAAAATAATGAGAAATGCAATGCAAAAAGATAGTACTCTTCATACAAATAGTGAAGGATCTTTAAATATGACAAATAACACATCAATATCTTCAATTGGTATGTCAATGAAAGGAGGTGGTAACAAAAATTTTTCTGCTCGACCATTGCGCAATAGATATTCACAATTTGCAACAAATAAACAAATAATACAATCTGCATCAATGTCAGCATCATCACAAAATGGATACGGAAATGAATATTCTTCTGAATATAGTCAAAATGGTGGATTTAATGAATATTCAGCAACATCCGCTACTTCCATGACATCAGTAATTTCTAAACTACAAGGCGGATTCAATGAATATTCTGCAACATCCGCCACATCGATCACTAATCAAAATGGTGGCTATAATGAATATTCAGCCACTTCTCCTTTTACTAATGATGGATGTGGATGTTCTGGTGCAGATAATAATCGTGCTTGTGGCAATCCAAAATCATTGGTTGGTGGTAGAACCATTCTTAGTGATGGTTGTGGATGTTCTGGTTCTGGCTCGGATAATAATCGTGCTTGTGGCAATCCAAAATCATTGGTTGGTGGTAAAACCATTCTCAGTGATGGTTGTGGATGTTCTGGTTCTGGCTCGGATAATAATTTTTCACCAACTAGCGAATATAATAAAATGAGAGGCGGAACAATTTTATCAACAACATCATCGCATTTTATTCAACAAAAAAAAACTGGAGGTGCTTTAGATTCAAGCACTATTGAAACGTCCAATGCAACATCCGATGCTCCTTTAAATATAAAAAATAGTAAATCTGAGAGCGAAGATGAGGATGAAGATGAAACCGATGATGAAACAGAAGACGATGACGATGATGACGATGATGATGACGATGACGATGACGATGATGATGACGATGACGATGACGATGACGATGACGATGATGACGATGATGACGATGATGACGATAAAACTGAAACTGAAACTGAAAGCGAATCAGAAAAAAAAGATCAAAAGGGAGGATTAAGTACATCAAGTGAAATAATCAAATCACCAACAGAAATAATAATAGACAAGCGATATTTATATTCGGACAATAATAATTTATATAATGACTCAAGTGCAGAAAAATACAAGAGATTTAGAAATCGTCATTGATTTTTTCATCATAATAATCCCAAACATACCCACCCAACAACGTTTTGTTTTTAATGGCATTTTTAATTGTTTCATTTGTATAACCATACCTCAATGATATTTCACTGAGTGAGTTAAATATGACACGATTTTTTGTATCCTGATTTGTTTGAATAACTCGCTTTGCATATGATCTTGTGGGTATTATGAATTTTTCATATGTTGTTAATAATTTGTCAGGACATTTACTATATTCAATGTAATATTTATCATTATGTTTTAAGCATTCTTTTATAATTTTCATCATTTTATATTCATCATTTTATATTCATCATTTTATATTCACCAATTTCCAAATATCTCATCAGAGCATCTTTCGAATTAATTACATTTAAAATTTTTGTTTCTGTGCTGTCATAAACTGTTGCAACAATATCAAGATTATTCGGATCTATTTTTTGAATTTGTCTACCTCTTGATTTACGTTTTTTAACAACGGACAACGAAATTTGTTCACGTTTTTCTTCATTATTTTCTGGTTCTGTTTTCTTTTTATTTATTTCTTTATAATTGAATTCGTAGTTCATCCGTTTGTTCATTTATTGTTTCATTTAATATTTTTTCTAATTTTATATAATAATTATGTATTTCATCCGATTTTTTTGTATTTGCCTTTAAACAAAATTTTTTAAATGTATCAACCGTCAGCATTATTTGTTCTTTATTATGACCACCATGTTCTTTTTTGTTTTCTAAATCTTGCTCCGCCATTTGGCGGAGCAAGATTTTGTAATCCTTTTTTTCAATAAAATATTTTTCCAACAATTTTTTTGCGCTGTCTTTCCTCGTAAAACCTATCCACTTCCATACATCATTCAAATCAATAATAAAATCTTTTTCGCAATCATAATTCAAATAACAAAAAAAACTTGATACAAACAATTGTTGTTCAATATTTGTAAATGCGGTTTTAATCTTATTGATTAATTTATCTTCATAGTTTTTTGTAAGGTGTGTAATAGGGTTTTTTTCTATTAGTTTCACTATATCCAAATTTATTTGCTTAGTGATTGGGTTCCACAAAATAATTTTTATAATTCTTCAAATAAATCATTACTATTTGTAATCATATTTTTATTTGATCCAAATGTTTTAATTTTTTTTTTAATTGTTTTCTTTTTTGTTTTTTTAATAGATAATGTTTTATCGACATTATCATTGATAAATTTTTCAACATCATTTTCAATATTTCCATTTGCATAATACATAATTGGCAAAATATTATTTTTTCTGTTTTCTTCTCTAATAATATATTCTTTGAATAATCCGTGAGCATTCGTTGTTATTAAATCCAAAAATTTCAATGCTGGTTTCATTATTTGATTTGTTATGTAAAACAAGAAATCCAGCTCCAAATTATTCTCTAAAATATACTCCGGCGATTCAACCCTGTCACCCTGTAATTCTGGTTCAAACGGAACCATTATATATGCATATGGTATGCGATCATTCGATAAAGGACGATCACCGGGAGATCTATCCGCCATTCTATCAGCAAGCACAGCATGAACAATCCTTGATCTGTCAACATATGCGCGTTGCTCTTTTGGTTTTTTTTGTTCCAAAATGCGCTCTTCTTTGGTTAGTGAATTTCCTTTTAGTGTTTTTGTAATGATAAATTTATCAATCTTGAATTGTTTGAATATGATTTTATTTAAAATATCTTTCGTGAATTCAAAAGCTCCTTCAGGGCTTAATTTATTTAAAATTTGATCAATAATACCAGCCGAAACAGTTTTTACAATTGGTGCATTGTCTCGACGTTTTAATTCAATACCCATGGATTTTTGTTTAAAATGCTCCGGATCTTTCTCATACAAATTTCCAACATAACGTTTTTTACCTTGAATTATAAATGGCCACAATACTTTTTCATATTCTTGTGCCATTGGTGCTGGTAATAATGTTGAAATACATATACTCGCCCATATTCCCAAACGTATCCCCATACACAATGATGTTTTATTTTTCAATAATTCCCCAGTCTCATTGTTCATAATATGTGGACAAAAGAATACTGAGTCCGTGTCTCCGTAGATAATTTTTGCATCGATACTATATCCCTTCAATAAATCGTTCGCAAAATAATAAAATTTATCAAAAAATTCTTGTTTGTTTGCGTAACCAGAATTATCTAATAATATTACAAGATTTATCTTGAGCATATCTTCAATATCATCAGGAATATCAATATCATCGAAAACATTCTTTATTCCTAATTTTTTTGTTATATTGTTTAATTTTGTTATATTGTTTTTTATCATATGGCGCTGTTCTATCGTCATACTTTCTGTCCATTTAACGATTTTTGTCCATTCATTGATATAATTCAATTTTGTCAAAACATTTTCCCACGTCACATTCTTTTTTTCGACCTTTAATTCTTCTATTATCTTTTTATCGACATTTTTTGGAATTTCATATGATACCTCATATCCAATATTACCTCTCATGAATTTTTTATCATTAATTTTATCATATTCATCAGTATTCACATGAATTACAATATCGTTTCCTTCATTATCTTTTACATTAAAATTTGTTGGATAATATAAAAATATTTCATTCATTAATTTATAATAAGATTCACGATCAGATAACGCTAAATTTATAGCTTTGGAATATATATTTTCAACAAAATATTTACTGAATTGCAACATCTCGCGACCTGTCGCCGTTGTTGATGCAGCTATTTCCTTTAGTGCTATTGGACTTGTACTACCACCTGTTTGACCGTACAATGAGTTGCATGTCACCTTATAAGCTTGCTGTAAACCATCATAAATTGAATATATAAACGCATCCATCGCATCATTCATCATCTTTTTATATTTTTTTCTTGCTGCTAATAAATCCAATAAAATTTGGGGTATAATTCCTTTGGTTCCGTCACGTTTTTCAGCAAATTTGCAAATTACGACATCTCCATTGTTTTTTTTGTATTGAATTACATGATATCTGTATCCAGGAAGATTATCATACGCCGGGTCATTTACAAACATTTCGTGCGATAAATTGCGTAAAATCATAGCGCTTGGATACAAACTGGCAAAATCAAGTACTGGTATTGGTTCTAAATACACACCAGCAATAGGATCAAACACAATAGCGCCTTCATATCCTTCTTCTTCATTTTCTTCATCATTTTGCATTTCTTCATTTTTCTTATTTTTTTTATTTATCATGTCGTATACAAGTTTTTCCATTTGTTTATCATTTAATTCATCTCCTTGTATTTTTTTGTGTTCATTTTGTTTATTTTTATCATCAAATGTTTTCTTTTTTTGTATAACTGGAACAATGAAATTTTTTTCTCTGCATTTTTTTGCCACAAGACTAAAGATTTTTACACCTTGTCCTCTCAAAAATAAATATGATAATGGTACATTACATACATTTGCCATACCAACATTGTTTGTTACAATTTGCAATTTTGCCATTAATTTATTACACAATTCACAATCAATTACGCAATATTTTGCAATTTTCGCACGATCTTGAGGTGTTTGTTTAAATAATTTAAATATATCTCGCGCTTTAATATCATCTTTTACTTGTGACCAAAATATTTTATAACCTTTTCCCATGAATTCTGTTGTATCAATATTGCCCTTTATGCAAAAGCTCTTGGGTTGTAAATTGTATATTTCAAACTTTTCACCTTCATTATATTTTTCATCAATTGCTCCTGTTCCGTCTGAATATATAATAGTAATAAAGTTGTTATTTTGTAATCCATATGTATTTTTTGTCTCTATTTTATATTCATATTTATTATCCTTATCTTTGATATTGTTACAAATTAAATTAATTATAGCTTCTTTAATAAAATTTGCAGCGACGTAATCCAATTTGTAAGATGATAATTTATAATCCCTTTGTGCTACTTTCATTAAATCTATAATGACTCGACCTGTCATTTTATAAAATTTTAATATATTATCACCCAATGCTGATGATGATAATTTGGCTTCTTTCCATTCGCAAATTTCATTAGATATTCTTGACATTTTTTCAAACTGACGAAGAAATTTATTCCCATCAGTTTGTGACATTTTTGTTGCCAAATAATGTGCTCTTTTGTATAAATACGGAAAATCAAATCCACAAATATTATAACCAGTTATGATATCCGGATTTGTGTCTCTTAATAATTTTGTAAATGATAACAATAAATCTTCTTCCTTTTCATACCATTGCACTATTGCACCTTCCACAACATCCGTATCTTCCAATGCTAATAAATATCGTTTATTACATTCATTTTCATTGAAACGAGAAAATGTGCATCCGATTTGTATAACCTTATCACCATCACGTTCCGCTTGTGGAAATGAACCATCTGTACTTGTACATTCAATATCAAATGATAATATATCAAATTTAGAAATAGTAACATCATCAACTTTTGTTACAGCATCCCATTTGACACGATAATTTATTTCACAGCATGATTTATTGTATGTTTTCTGTGTTATTTTATCCATCGGAATTGACATCCAACCAACCGCATCTAAATTTCTAATATGCATAAAACGTATCATTGGTAATATATTTGATTCAAATACTTCGAGCTTTATAATATATTTTACCATTGGAAGCTTATATATTTTTTTGCATGCATAATTGCATTTTTGCATTATTTCAAAATCCTCAAAATTCAATTGGAGAAATTTAAACTTTTTTCCCGCAGTAAATCCCATAAATTTTTCCGCCTCAACAATTTTTGTTGATATTAATCCATCTCCAACATTAATCCATTTCGGATTTCCCTCTTCATCTTCTTCATCAGATTTCTTTTTCATATTCTTTTTTATTTCTTCGACCAATGTTTGTATAACAATACTTGTCCACATTGGATTGATGCGAATGTAGAAGAATGGTTTGAAATCTGTAAATTCCATGTATACAGATTTTAGATCTTTTGTTTTACCAAACATTTGAATGACATATTTACGTCTATCATCATCAATTTCCTGATGAGTAAAGTCCCAATCCAATGCTTGAAATATAAAATTATTTTGTTCACATGTGGACATTAAATATTTATCACGATTTTTTTTTTATATTTTGGTTTTTATATAAAAAATATCAATTTTTATTTTGTTATAAAATAAAAAATGGATCATATCGAATCGCTTCTGCGAACGCATTATTTGTATAGTAATGTTATGCTTTATATATTTTTATATTCAAACACACATTATTATATAATATTGTTTTTTAAAACAATATATTTTTGCTGTATGGGCAATGTTGCCCATATGAAATAATATACTACCTTCAAATGTCCATACAAAGAAAAATATATATTTTACAATAAAAATATAAATAAAAACTCAGCATTAAATATATATGAAAAATAGACCCAGTTTTACTTTGCAATCAAAACTTTCTGATTTGTTTTCGCCACCTCCGCCATCGCATGATGATCAACAACGACGAATTTTATCATCAAATTTGAATACATCACCACAAAGTATAAATTCTATTCCTTCATCAAAAAAATCTCTCTTGCCATTGATTATGACACCAATTGAAAAAGATGAAATGATTAATAATTACAACGGACGATGTGTATTTCCCAAAACAAAAGTATTATCGAATGATGATAATACTTTAATGCAAAATGCTGAAAAATTTAGATTTAAAAAAAAAACAGATATAAAAAATGGATATATTTTTTTTAATGATGAATATACAATCGTATGCACTGATGAACAAATAGGAAAAGGATCCTTTGGTATTGTTTATTTGGGTGAAATGACAAATAATAAAACACAAGAAAAAAAAACCATTGTTATTAAAAAATTGTTCAACAGTGATACGGATGTTGCAGAAAATAATCAGCTTTCATTTTGCAATGAAACCAATATTATGGCTCAAATTGAACACAAAAATATTGCAAAATATTATGGATTTTATAATGATTACAACATTGAATTTGTATTGTTTTATGAATTTATTTCGAATATAAATCTAAAAAAAATGATAGACAATAAAACATTATCATTTAATCAAAAAATAAAAATTATGATTCAATTAATGGATGGATTATTATATTTACACAACAACAATGTTTATCATGGAGATATCAAGCCCGATAACATTATGATTTATTTTTTTAATGATGAAATTATACCTGTATATATTGATTTTGGTCTAAGTTGCAAAGGAGGTTCTTTATGTAATAAAGAACCCACTTACACAACAAGCTATGCAAGTATACAATTAAAAAATTACAGATCAGATACAGAACGAAATCTTGAAAACAAACAATTTTTAAAATTAATGAAAATGAACGATATTTGGACATTGGGAATATCATTATTAAAATTATTTACAAATTACGAGTTAAAAATTAGTGAGTTTACTGAAGAAACCGTGATTTTAACCTATCATAAAAAAAAATTGCAAGAATTGCGCAATTTAAATTATCCCCGCGATATCACAGGATGTATAAGTCTTATGATAGGCAGTATGTTACAATATGATTTAAAAGATAGTTTTGCACAATATCGCACGCTACTATTGAATAATTATACAAGAGATATGTTGGAAAACAATGAATTAATCTCGCTGATTGATGAGGTTGAAAAAGTAAAATAAAAATGATTATTTGGATAAATTGTAAAAATTGATTTTCGCTTTGTTTGTTTTTATTAATCAAACACTTAAATAACACAACAATAACACAACAATGACACAACACAAAAAATACATATCATCACAATCACCATTATTATTGTATAATGGTCAAATAAAACAATCAATTGAACTAAAAAAAGGTGATGTTCTTATTGGTATTAATGGTAATCCTATTACAGTGACGAATGTGCTGTGCAAACAAGGAGATTTGTTTTCAATAACTCCTGTGAATGGTGTACCCATTTTAGTGAGCAATGACCATAAATTAATGTTACATTCAATAGAAACAAATAAAAAAATACAAATAACAGTTAATAATTATTTGAAATTGCGACCATTTGAACAAAAAAAACTGTATACTTATAAAACAATTTTGAATAATCCGTTACCTCCTTCTAATGTAACAAAAACCATGAAATTTTTTGTTCAAAAATTTCCTACAATGCCAGAACTAATTGATATATTTATTGCTACCAATGATATACCAATTGAATTGCAATTCACCCCACTTCAATTTAGATGCGATATGATTTGTGAATTTATAAAAAAAATAGCGACACAAATAGATAATGTTTACAAATTGAATTTCACAAATTGGATATTCGCGAATAAATTTGTTTTCATAGCTCGATCGATTGGATTTAGAGTATTTCTTGAAGCAATCATTAATAATGATTCTATTGTTGTAAAAGAGAATATTAACGGTAAATTTATTGTATCTATTGTTGATGAAGGATTCGTTGATATTCCTGAAATTTGCAATGAAAATGTAGAAAATCACCAACCATTATTATCAGAATTTACAGTAAAAAAATATGGCACCGGAAAATACATTGAAATTGATATCAACGATGAAAATTTTGTTTTTGTTGATTGTACTGTTTTGTAATTTTTTTAGAGTTTTTATGCAAAATAATATCTGTTGCAATTTATAATGCCAAGATATCAATTGGTAAAGCCATATATAACTGATGCCATATTTGAATCATCTAATTATATGAGGGCTGCAAGCAAATTTCACCATCTCTTAAAAAAAACAAATAATCAAAGTGATTTTACAATCAAGGATGTCATTAGTAATCAAACGTATACTTTCAGTTCAAAGCCTAAATCCCAACTCGGAGGCAATTTACAAAATGCTACTATTCAAAATCCTCCACAAACTAATGTTGCACCACTAATACAAACTAATGTTGTTCCACAAACTAATGTTGTTCCACAAACTAATGTTGTTCCACAAACTAATGTTGTTCCACAAACTAATGTTGTTCCACAAACTAATGTTGTTCCACAAACTAATGTTGTTCCACAAACTAATGTTGTTCCA